GGGAGGGTAATAACAACTATGCAGACCTATTTGACTTCTTGATAGCACATAAGAATCAGATAGAATATGGTCTTATATCTGATATCGTACTTAGTCAGGACACTAAGCAAGCTGAAATAGTAGCTAAACTAAGAGGTATCAGAAGTGAAGCTAGACTTAGAGAAGACGGAGTAGATTTAACTGGGGGAGATATAAGTTATACTGCTTCTGACGGTAATATGTCCGTTACAGATTTCTTAGAGAAAGGAAGGTCTGGTGACGGTGAAGGCGCATTAATTCAGCCCTTTAATGTTACTAATTGGAGAGGCAGAACTGTTACTGAATTAATGGATAAGGAGAAGATTAGTAGAGAAGAAGCACATGCTAGAGTAGACCAAACGTTAGAGATGTGGGATAGAATAGCTGAAACTGGTATTGATATACATTCTATGATTGGAGACTACTTTGCAGGGCATTATGACTTAGAAGCCCTGACTAAGAAATATGGAATGCAATACAACGAAGCTGTTATTAAATCATTGTATGATAATTTAGAAACACTTAAAAGTGAGCTATATAGAGCTCATGGTAAAGGTGCTAAAATAATGTCTCAATTTCTGGTTGATGCCAATACAAATGACGGACTTAAACTAGTAGGTTCTATCGACTTAATAGTTGTAGATGAAGAAGGACAACCTCATTTGTATTTATTTAAAAGTTCTACCAAAATTTCTAACGACTGGGATGCAGCTAAAGCATCTAAATATGATTATCAATTAGGATTTTACAGGCAGATGTTAGCTTCTAAGGGAATCCCAGTAAGAAATATGGAACTTAATATAATTCCAATGAAAATAGAAGGCCTAGATGAAGGTCCTTTAACAGATGTTCAGTTTGAGGCAGTACAAGACAGGAAGAAAGACACATCTTCAGCTGTTAATAGACTAGCTTGGGGAGTAGGAGAATATTACTCAAATATTAGTAACATAATACCTGTAAGGATTACTGATGAGACTGTAGGACATCCTATTAAGGACGGAGTGCTTAACACTTTATCAAAGTTTATTCCCAATCCTAAATTACAGAGCAGAATGGATAGAATAGACGTAGATTCGTTTATTCAAACTCAAGTACATGATTCACCACATCCTTCAGAAGGAAGGTGGTACTTTAGTGATTATTACAATCATAGTAAACCTATCTATATTAAAGATACAGCTGATAAAGCTGTTAATGAAGAACTTAGACAAAAGGTTGAAGAATACTTGAAGAAGAGGGATAGAATCTTTGCAGAGAAGAGACAGGCATTTATATACGATTTGGACAAGGCTTTAAAGGGTTATAAACCTCTAGACCAAATCGTACCACCTTCAGGGTTTAAGACTACAGCTTTTGTAGTAAGTACATTTCAGAAATATGTAAACGACCCTGGTTGGGAAGTGGTTGATATGGAGAATCTTAAACAGATGGGAATTATAGCTATTCATAATGTTATTACTAAGCAAGTGGACTTTGTGGCACTTAGTAAACATGATTTAAATACTATTATACCACTGTCTTTAGGAACTACTATGTTGGGAGACTATGAGAAAGACGCATATGCTATGAATAATCCATGGTTATTAAGGTCTACTAGCGGTAATATAGAGTTGATGAAGATTATGGCAGCTATTAATGAGATGCCAGAAGTCTTCGGAGATGTATTTAGGATTGGGACATTTAAGGTCTTAAACGCAGATACATCTACAGCTACTATAGCCAATATGAGGAGTATAAGAGAAACTTTCAACTTATTAGCAAAGGAAGCTGGAGTAACTAATAGACTTAATCAGGTTACATTTATGGATGAACTTGAGGTTTTAAAAGGAGAGTTCTTAGCACTTATGAGTAGACCGGATGCTACTCCTAGAACCCAGCAAGAATTAAACACTAAAGTACGTAAGGTATTATTTGACATAAATGCAAACGATAAAGCTGCTACAGCCGACAGGTTAGAAGATATAGCCAAAACGTTGTATACTTCATTCCCAACTATCCTTGAGAAAGCATCAGTGGAGGATATAATGAAAGAGAACTCTAATACTGGTATAGAAAGATTCTATAAAGCAGTTCTAGGAGCGATGCTTTATTATAGAGATATTCCATTTACACAGCCGGAGAAGATGGGAAGATATACTCGTAAAGGAGCTCCATTATCAGGAGGTATGGATACTAACCCTGAACTAATTCCAGAGAATAATATTAGACAGGCTGTTAAATTAGTAAGAAAGGCATTTGATGGAGTTACTAGGAAGACTGAAGAATATTACTATCCATTCTTTAATGACTACGTTAAAGCCTTGTGGAAGGATAAGGGATACTCAAACGCAAGAAACTTAGTAATAGGAGACCAGACTAAAATATACGACAATATGTTTAGAAGAAATCCAGACGGGTCTCTAAATGAGCAAATGCTGTTTGCTAATCCTTACGATAATAGTACTCCACTGTCATCTGAAGAAAGAAGATTCCTGAAGAAGATATTATGGGACATCAACAAGTACAGATTTAATTTGGAAGGTAAGTCAGAATCTGACTCAGAAGTGGCGCAATTAAAGAAACAAGACAAATGGTTCTGGGTACCATTGCAACAGACTAATAATAAGATATTGCAAATGGGAATTGCTAAATGGGCTAGCCAAGAGACTAAAGATGTTACTATGAAGTTTAAAGACTTTTGGAATAGGGAAGAGAATGATGCATATTCGGAGGAAGAATATACAGCTAAATCTGACATGATTACTAGATATGAAATGTATAATAGGTTTAACATTTCTGAATCTAGTGAAGATGCCAGACAGGCATTACTAGCACAATACAATTCTGATTTCTGGGAACGTAATTTGGAATCATTAGTAACTAGCTATGTGTTCGCCGCAGAACGTAAAGATGCCTTTGATGATGTGCTCCCGGCAATTAAAGCAATTAAATTATTAGCTCTTAACTATGCTAAAGAGACTGGTGTTGATTTAACAGTGTTTAATGAGACAATGGATAATTACCTTAAAATTGCAGTATTTAACCAATCCATTATTAGTGAGGAAGGTAAACAGTTATACCAAGCTGTGGGCCCCATTAAGAGATTAGCATCTTTCGGATTGTTAGCATTTAATGTTACTGGTGGAGTCAGAGATGTATTTGACGGAATGTGGAAGAACTCTGCAATGGCCTTTAGTAAAATGTATTACACTGGAGAGAAATTTACTTATAAAGAATTACTACAGGCCGGAGCTATTATCATGAAAGACGGGCCAGACTTTTTATCAAGAGTCACTAAGATAGAGGCTCTTAATGCTAGAATGAGACTCGCTGATTTTGATATGAATAAATTGTCACAGAGGTTAGTAAGTAACAAGTCAGGATTGTCTAATCTATCCAGGTATACTTATTGGTTTACTACAGCACCGGATTACTATAATAGAATGACCATGTTTATAGCTCAAAGTCTACATGATGGGACTTGGGATGCTATAGAAATGACTAAGGATGGATTAAAGTATGATTGGAAGAAAGACAAGCGGTTAGCTGCTTATGCTTCTGGCAATAAGAGTAATCCAGACTACAATAAGCAAAGAGGTCTGTATCTATCTATGATGAAATCTTTCAATGAAACTGAAGGTCTAAATCTAAAAGAAGGTGATGCATTACCATTTGCTTATACACAGGACGAAGTACTTGCTATTAAAACTTTATCAGATTTAGTTTATGGTTATTATGACCATGACGGAAGAATGCAGGCCGAGAAGACCTTTATGGGAGCGTTGCTTGGTCAATTTAAAACATTCTTGTCCGCAACCAGGAATGCTTATTTACTAGAACCAAAGAACTATGGACTGGCAGGTAGAGTTCAGGCTAAAAATGATAATGGAGACCTCCTATGGTACAAGGATATAGTAGACGATAATGGAGAAACTAAAACTATAGTAACTACAGAGAATACAGGAGTGCCGGTAGAAACTTGGGCTGACAGATACCTAGAGGGAATCTTTTACACCCTTAAAGATGCCTGGAGGGAATTTAAATCCGGAGGGCTTAAAGGAGTCAGAGACAACATATGGAACGAAGATACTGGTGTCAAGAAATCTAATTTAAAGAGATTAGGACATGACTTAATGCTGTGGTTGTTATTAGGAGCTCTAGGTCAGTATCTAATAAGGTTGTGGGCTGAAGCCAGAGAGGAAGATAGAGACCCATTAAATCCTACTATGTCTAGGGCTATGGAAGATACAGTGTTTAGTCTATTCCAGAGAGGATTTACCAATTCATTTGGCGATGTAACTCCTATCAACACTATGTTGAGTTTAGTTAATAATTCAGAACCTGTATCTATTGGGTATCTTAGCACGGTGTTCAATAATACCTATGAATTTGCATTTGGAGATAAGACTCTATCTCAATACTTTATGGGAACTACAGGATTCGGTAGAACTTTCAAGGGAGCTACTACTGAACTAAAGAATATAGCTAAATTAGCAGCTGACACAGTTAAAGAAGATACAGAGTAATAATCAAAAAAAATGGCCTGTACAGTAGAGCATTACACTCCACCATACAGGCCATTATTGTTTATTGAAGCACCCCTAGGGTCTCCATCATAGTTGCTACTTTGACAATTAACTCACCGAGAGTTCCGTTATTATCAATAACATAATCGTAGTCATTATAATCATCCAAAGCATGTTCTGAAATATGATTATCTAGTAATCCGGTATCTCTGTTTACCTTAATGACAATTCCTTTTCTATCTTTGATAGCCTGGACTTCATTTGGAAACCTAGTATCTGGCATAATCCAACAAGGCTCTACTGTATTCATATGTACGAATACAGTGTTACCGTATTCATCAGTACCATAAGTAGGATAACTCTTAAATTTCCTTTCATAGTCAAACATCATAGATTTAACCCATAGGTTAGGGTCAATAGTTCTTCCCACTTCAGTACCTAGTACTTGTAGGAACTCTCTATGAGTCATAGGCTCCCCTTCACTATTACTAATTGGAATATATGTAAATGATTCTTTGATACTCTCTGTCTCAAAGCTTGACTTATCACAACCCAATATAATGGACGCACACTGTTTCAGCTTCTCTGCCCATGGATGTTTCTCCCATACACTAAGTATAGGAGCAATATCCTCACTTTCACGGACAGCTTCAAAGTGTTTAGCATTCAGAGTTACTTCTCCCCATAGTTTAGAAGATTTAAGCCAACTTATATACCGAATGATAGTACAAACTGTATCCTTACCGCTTTGCTTCTTACCAACTATACCTATAATCATTCTTCTAGAAGGGTTATTTCATCGTCGCTATACTCACAATCTCTTACTTCTAAATCTCCTAGGTCTACTGTGTCGTAAGCCTTTTCCCAAGCTTCGTCTTCACTATCGGCTTCAACTTCTATATCAAAGCATAGACGACATCTAAGCTGTCTATCGATACTTACATTATACTTCGGCATCAGTGGTAGCTATTACTAACTCACCAGAGTCAATTGCTTTACGAATGTATCTCATTAATGTGATAGGTTTCGGATACTCTGCTAGAAACGTAGTAGTTCCTACATCATCTCTGTCATTCATGTCTATTGGAAAGACAATAGCTTTATCACCAGCTATTATTTGGTAATAAAGCACACCAGCTATAGCATGTGATATCTTAGCTGGATAAGGTAAGGTTACAATTTCTTTTAATGTCATATTATACTACACAAGATTTTACTAAATCAGCAATCTGTTTACCATCTGCGGCAGGGAACATAGCTTTAAGCTCTTTGATAATGATTCCCATTTTGCTCTTAGGAATCTTAGGCCCGTCTTCACATCCTTGTAATGCACAGACTTCTACTAACCCTAAAGCAAGTACTTTATCATCAGGGACCTCGGGCAGAAACTCATTCAAGATAAGAGATTCTGCCATTTCATTATCATATAAATCCTGACGACCTGCCATACGATACTGTTCGGCATTATCAATACGTTGGTCACGTAACTTCTTAATAATGGCTACTTCAGCAGCATTGTCAAGAGGTTTAGCATTCTTAGCAGTTGCATAGTTGCTAAATTCCGTCTTAATTGCACGGAGGACTGTAGTCCGAACAGCGTCGTGATTCTTCATAGACTCCATAATTAAGGAGTTTAATTTATCATTCCACATATCATTTCTATTTAAAATGTTAATTACATGTCTTGCGTCTTCATCAGTAATACCCGTAACTGTGTTAGTCTTAATGAAGTACTTCCTCTGTTCTGCAAGCATACTTCTGTCATCATCCAATATAGCATAAACATAAGGTTCGGTTTCGGATGCTAACCAATCCCTTATTTCACAACCTCTATGGACTCCAAACGGAGTAATACTATGTATCTTGAACTTTAAACCAGCTTTGTCAAAGATTGATTGCAAATTAATTTCAGCTCTCCAAGAGGAGCTGACTACTACCTTGCAGCCAGTCTCTTTGACTATTCTGTTTACAATTTCAACACACTTAGGGTCAAAGTCACCTTGAGGATACACATGGTCCTTATTCCATTCTGCTCTGTACCATGAGACACTATTGAGAACCCCGTCTACGTCTAGAAATAAATATTTGTTAATCCTTTTCATAAAATGTTACTTGTCTGGAGAATCCGTTCTCTAGTATATCTTCGTCTGGTGATACTTCATTCTCAACATCTGCTGAATACTCTTCTATGTACACTTCAGTATCAACATTCTGTATGGTACATCCAGCAACCCAAACACAACCACCCTTATCCATAATAACTTCATAGGGCAGTGCTGACCTGTAATCAGTACGATAAATTTTACCAGTTTGTCCAACTTCTGTATAAGCGGAGTCTAGGACTACTTTGACCTTAGTGTCTTTAGCTAAAGCATATCCCTTTCCTTCTAATGCACAGACACTGGTGTCCAATTTGTGTAGTTTGTAATTACTTAACTGTATTGCATACAATGAATGCTCTGATAAAGTCATAGAATATACACAAAGCAAATCACCATATTTGAGGTCTTTTGTATCCTCTCCTATATACTTGATACAATCGTCAAGGTATATTCGAGCAATAGGTTCAGGAGTCCAAATTTGGAAGTTTCCAGAAGGGTCCAATAAGTCATTATAAACTGGAATGATGAGAGCATCTTCTAGTTCATTTCTGTATCTATAATCTGCTCTAATTGCTAACATACTATCCCAACGCACTTCCGACTCTCTTATACCAGGACTGACTACAGTACCGTAAGCTCCTTCGACTATATGAGTATCTTTTGAAGAAACCATTCTAACTCTTGTTCCCTCAACAATTTTAAACTTTCCCTTTTTCAGATTCATGTTTCATAAATTCATCTGTTAATTCAACTCCTAATTGACATATCTCTTTAAATGACCTCTCATGTAAGAGGTCATTGTTATTGATTAATGCTAATGTAAATTCAAATCTCAATCTTTCATACTTTTCATGTTGCTCATTAGCTTCCTTTTGAGCTTCAGTTGCCTGTTGTGCAGCCTTAATGCCCTCCAGGAACTCACCCCAATCTTTACTGTTGTCCATAAAAACTAGGGTTTAGATATTTCATAGTGTGCCTACGTAATATATTCTCTGCTGTACCAGAATCCCATTTAGATTTGCTTCTTATAAAGGCAATATCCTCACTTGAAACATTGGTCATAGCAGAATCACGGTCTCTATCTGTCTCAAATCCACCTACATAATGTACAATAGGACAATCATCTATGGTATATGGGTCATCATCCTCGCATAAGTCTGCATTGAGCTCATCTACCATGTCAACATGATAAAAACCGTCTTGTCCAGCTACGCCTACTCTAAACCTAGGTTCAGAGAACATATGATAAATGTACAAAATACATGGAGGACACTCTGTATCATCTGTATTCTCCTTAATGTAATTTGCTATGAAATTAGCTGCCATTTCATCACAACCCCTACAATCTCCGACTACAAATTCACAGTCATCGTAATTATCGTTGCATGTATCTATTACATCAACAATTGCTGGAACGTAGAACTTCTCAAATTCTTCAGGAGTTATGTCTCTGTGTCCACTAATAAAGTATGTCATTCAGCAAATAAATCGTCTAAACCTTCTACTTCTTCATAATCTACATAAGTATAAAAGATGCCTTCAATGAGATGTCTATGATTAAACGCCCACTGGTAATTATCAAGGTCAGATATTTTAACCCACATGATAGCCTTTACCTCATTCTCCTCTCCGCCTAGCTGTCCTTTGATAGCATTAGTAGAAATTCCAATATGGCTCTCGTCTACTACAGCCATGAACCTCATAGTAACATTCTGTCTGTTAGAGTCTTTCGGGTCATCGTTAACGCTACACATATAAAGAGCACTAGGTTCAATCTTAACTCCAGTTTCCTCGTAGATTTCCCTAGAGCAAGCTTCTGCTAATGTCTCATCAAAGTCCAAATAGCCGCAAGGACAGTTCCAATATCCTTGAAAGTCTGGTGCTCCTTCACCTCTTTGATTAGCAAGAACACACCATTCATTGTTAATCCTACAGAATATAAATCCTGCAACGGCTATACTACGGTGAACCCAGACTGTCTCCCCAGCATGTTCACCTGTTTCAATTGTAATAGGATAATTCTTCATTAGTAAAATTCTTCAGTTAATCCAGCTTTTATACATATAATCTATATTGGTCAATGAATGCTTCTACAGTATCTCTTACAAATGGCTGGATGTATATTCCAAGCTTTACTCTATTGCGAATGCAAGTAGAGCATATTGTTATTTGCGGAACGTATACAACATGTACATTCTCCGGAAGGTCTTGTGGGGTCTCCTCTCCACTTACCACCATGAGGAATTTATAGTCACACAATATTACAGACCCTTTATGCCATTCAGGAATATCCTTATAGGTTTCTGGAGTAGTAATGATTACTAATTCATCCTCTGGCATTCTAGACCTCAATTCCTCCAGTACAACGTATGTAGGTATACCTCTGGGATAAGCAGGACCTGCTAAGTCTTTCTCTACATCACTTACATGTACAAAAGGCAAAGTGTCGAATTGCATACAACTCATAGCATACCTATATGAAAATTTAGAGCTATTCTCCTTCCATAAGTTTTGATAAGCAGGAATCACTAACACTCTATCCACCTGATTGGAGTTAATGGCTCCCATTACTACGTTTACATGCCCGATATGGGGAGGGTCAAATGAGCCAAAGAATAATCCTACTCGCATTGCATTGCCTCCTTAACTGCTGCTTTAACTATACTATCAAGTTCATGCTTACACTTCTTACAGTCTCCTGCATGTGCAAACCAATGATTTTTCCAGTAATATGTATGACCATTCAAAGTAAGAGCTCTGATATGACCATTACGACAAGTTCCAACCTTGTCATGGTTGTCAGTCACATTACTACTGGGAGTACAACTAGAAAGGAGCCAAAGCAAGGCTAAGGCTCCATAATACAATTTCATTTTCATCTAAATCCAATTTTAGGTCTATCACTTTCAATTTGTTCACCACCATTGTCTGTGCCTAAGTTATAGACATCACACAATGCCATGTCTTCAGTTACAGGTTCAGTCTTACCAAGTTTAACAGCTAAGGCAGTAGCTTTATCTTTGGTAAGTTTACCAAATTCATATTTAACTTTCAATCTTCCTTTACGTAATAATGCTTTATCAATACTACTAATATCAGCATTAAAGGTACATATGAACTTAAGGTTTAAAGAGTCTCCAAGTATACCGTCTGACAGGTTTAGTAAAGAGGATATTCTGTGATTTCCTTTAGTGTCCCTACTTACTAATAAGTCCTCGCAGTCTTCTACTACAAACACTGAATCTCTCTTATTAGTAAGAAGTTCAATAAATGAAGCATCCCCAATGTATTGAAACGTAGAAGCGTCTAAGAACACAAACTTTTTATTGGGATTGTCAGCTATTAGCTTTCTAATATAACTAGTCTTACCGCAACCAGGAACTCCGTGTAGTATGGCAATTCCACTTTCCTTGGAATTTATCATATCGGTTATTTGTTGATGTGGTAAGTCATCATTATAATTAGATTGTATGTCACAATCTTGCTCTTTTACCTTCATGAGTGTAGTTCTGAATCCTTGATTACTGTAGGTTACGTATTCCATAGTAGCTTTAGCCTCTTTATATACCAAGCAATCTACTATTTCTTTTGGAATATCATCAGTATTCAACATTAGAATTTCTAGGTCCTGAAGGTCTATAATATACTCATCAGTAAATAAGAAGTAATCATCTCCCCACCTTATATGAACTGCATCTGGAAACAACTTTAAAAGGTTGTGTTGAGTTGCCCAATAGTCTATAGATTTACTTCCGGAAATAGATTTAATCTTTCCTTTAGATTCTGCATCTGACCATTCTCGTCCTTCTGGTAAGTCTACTGCATAATAATCTGTTCTAAAAGTCGCCCTATGTGGAGCTCTTCCATGTATCTTCATAAATACAGCGGATAATGCAGAACCTAACCCGTAAGTTGGGGCTATGACTACATCATAACACTCTTTAATAGCTGTGTGAACTCTTCTCTCTAAATCATTCATATAATTCCCTAGATATATAAATTGGAGCTTTCTTACGTTTAAATTCGGAAGCTAAATGTCGGCTCCAAACCTTATTGACTACATCTTCTCCATGCCTAACACATAATTGTGACCAGCAATCAGATTCTGCCATTTCATCATGTGGATGAAGTGGTTCTCCATGCTTCTGTCGATACTCCTTAAATGGAATATATCTAGAGAGTATATCATCAACCTCATCGTAACTCTTAGCTCCAATTTGCTCTAAGTCACTGTTACTAATGCCAAGACCGTCCGTAGGAATTAACTTGCAAGAACTATACACGGCATATGACATTGCTCTATATTTATCACAAGTTTCTTTATAATCATTGTGAAGAGCTTCTAAAGCTTTACTTTTGTAACGGTCACGCAGATAATTCGCTAGTCCGTAAACTTCTGTCTTCCATAGGTCTTGAATTGGGTCAAAATCACCAACATCACCATGAATAGTCCAGAATCCAAGCTGATACTCCGTCTGATTGTCTGTGCTCATTACTAATCCTTTATGGCGACTAGCTATATCATATAGATACATCATTCTGCACCTAGCTTGAAGATTACCATTAGCAATAGGAGTTCTACTAGGCATTTCTTCTAGTTCATCGAGATAGTAAGAATTAGCCATATTGACATCACCTGCATCAGCACAGGCATCAAACAAAGCTGCACGATAGGAACGTTCAAGTCTGTAAACACTAAATTCATTACAGAAGGCTTCTCCTACATGTACAGAAGTAGCGAACTCATCACTTTTATTCTTAATAGGAAGACTTCTTCCTATAAGAGGAATACCAGTCTTCTTACTAACCTCATGGCATATGGCAGCAACAACAGTGGAGTCAATTCCTCCACTGATGCCCAATACCATTGCTTTAAGGTTATTCTCAGTAACGTATTCAGCTGTTTTGTCAACTAATACGTCAAATACATGTTCATAATTTAGTTCACTCATAATCCTAATTCAACTAAACAAGCATTAACTTCTTTATTTTCTCCAGTATGTTTACCGGCATCATCAGACAGCTTCACGCATCCATAAACAGGTTGATTAGCATTCATTTGACAGCTAATAAGCTTCATCACTATATTAGCCGGCTTAAACCCAGTATCATTAGTGAGATTAGTGCCTATTCCAAACGAACACCTGATTCTACTTCCACAATACTCCATAATGTCCTGGCATTTGTCAAAGTCCAAAGCATTACTGAATACTATAGTCTTAGTAGTAGGGTCTACTCCAAGTTCTTTATAACGAGCAATCATACTGTTTATGAACTTAAACTCATCGCCAGAGTCACATCTTACTCCGTCAAACAATTTAGCTTGCTTGCGAGACAGGTTCTTCATGAACACTTCAGAAGTATATGTGTCAGACAATGCTATTCCCAAATCACCGTCATACACATTTACCCAATTCTCAAGAGCCATGTAATTAGCCTGTTTATAGCCATACATAGCACCGTGGAACATGAACCACTCATGCGGATGAGTTCCCATCATAGGCATTTCATATTTCATAGCCAGATAGCAGTTAGAAGTGCCAGTACAATAGATAGAACCTTCCTTAATTGCAGATACTACCTCATCCTGTACATTATAACTGAACCGTCTTCTGGTACCAAATTCAGAGAATTTTATTCCTGCAACATTCGACAACCTTAACTTAGGTTCAAGCTTCTTAATGACTTCTGACATGTCACAGTTGTTACCTAATACACGATTACGTAGTTCAGATATAATGGCTAGAATAGGAACTTCATATAGTGTTACTTTGTACAGATAATCAGTAACAGTAATATGAAGATGTTTCTTGTCATCAAGCCATACTTGCACTTTGCCAGAGTTAAACCTGAAAGAATATAACCATTCCCAGTAGACTTGTGGAACAAATCTACAGTTAGAAGTCATATAATCAAGTTCACTATTGGTAAGACGTAACATTCCAAGATTACTTAACTCCAAGTACACCTTCTGAACAAAGTCTTCTGGATACTCTGTCAAGTCACGGTCAAAGAACTCAAATGTTCCTCTAGCTTGAGGAAATAGTTTCATGTAAGCATACGAAGTTGTAAATTTGTACAAATCCGTATCAAGAATGGATTTTACTATCATTTCTCTTTAAATTTATCAATTAATCTCTCCATTGCTAAGTCAATGAGCTGCAATGATTCTATCATTCTGTCTGTCCTCTCTTGCTTAGTAAGATTCCTGTATTCATTGAATTTAACAACAGCATCACCGAGAGTTGCAATTATAATTACCGTATTTACATAAGGCAACAACCCTAGAATTGTGAGTAAAGTAACCACTCTACTTGTCATATAGGGTCTAATGTCCTTCTTTAGATACATTCTAAATATCATGAATGTGAAGAACAAAACCGATACTGAATAAATTAATCCCATTTTAAACCACAGTTTTTAATTAAATTAGCAAGTTTATCTCCACCATCTATGGATGCAATATACTTAGTGTCTACTACAATGTTATCTTTATAGCCCATAGCTATCAAGTCACATATAGTTTCATGCACACAATAATCACCAGCTATACCAACTACTCTAATCTCATTGTCTGGGTCAGACTCAAAATCAAGTAATATGTCTGATATAACAGAAAGACTTTCTAGATTATCAAAGATACTATACTCTTCTTTGTCAGGACTATCTCCTTTAATAAAGATGTCTGTATCTTTACGATAGGCGTAGTTGCATATTACACTCCATAGTGGGGCATATATACAACTACCAGTAGTACCTTTAACACAATGTGGAGGCCATTGGCCTCCGTTCTCTTTAAAGGAGCAGTGGTTAGATGGGTGAAAGTCCTTAGTAACCATTACATAGTCACAGTCAATTTCACCGTTCTGTAATGCACTAGCAAGAGCATCCATCTTCTCCTTAGCTCCTTCCACAGCTAAAGACCCACTGATGAAATCCACCTGTGGGTCTACAATTAATAAAATCTTATCCATACTTTATTTAGAACACGCTGCTATTGCGGCAACTATTAGCAGTATTAGAAGTAACACTAATACAATACCTATAGCGAAGACTACTGGCAGCCATAATGGAGCAAGTACCCACCACCATGACCATGTTGCAACAGCAGTTGTTCCTGTTAATTTAAGAATTACAAATACTATGGCTATAGCAGTTAATAGGCTAGAGCCGCCAGATGTATAAACTACCTTTTCAGTTGGCATCCTTTTAAACATTCAAATATAGAGGTTTGTAAGAAACTACATAATCTTCATTTACTAACGATACGTTAGAGAACTTCATGCCATTAAATTCCTGTATTCCATGACATCCACTGTGAATGTGTCCGCAGAAACAATGTTTAGGTTGTTTACGCATGATTTCATCGGCTAACCATGTATTACCCGCATCTTCTCCTGCCCACGCTCCTTCATGTATCTTACCTAGCCCAAGTAGTCTAGGAGCATCGTGAGATATAAGAATATCACAATCACTAGGCATATGAGCATACTTAGCTTCCAGGCGTTCAGGCTCTCTCATGAACGCCCAATTACCAAATTGCTTACAGTAGGGAGTTCCGAAGATTTTAAACTTCTTGAATACTCCTGGCTCGATTTCATGCTCGTATTCCCAAGACTTATTATGTAAATACACCAATTTGCCGTCAGTAGGCTTATGAAACATGTTGTACATATCTGGTTCCAAACCTCCATTTCTTTCAAACCAGAAGTCATGATTACCAGCTATGAATACTACATGTTTACATGGTAACCCATTAGCCCATGGAATAAACGTATTTTGAAGCCATAGCCTAGATTTAGGCATGTTTAGTTGTATATTTAACGGCATGATATCTCCACAGATGAGAAATATATCACATTCTTCAACTGCGGGAAGTACTCCGTGTAAATCAGATGTAACTCCTATTCGCATTTCTCGGCTGTATATTTAATCCGTATTTCAGTCATCTCACCATTAGCAATATCTGGAAGTGATTCAACAAAACCTACACCATAGGTAGCTCTTAAATCGAACTCTCCTATCCAAGTAGAGTCATCTGTCTCTTCATCAGAAGTATTCCATTCATCATCATATTTAACTGGAGCCACTGACCCTTCGTAAAGCCACTTATTGCCGTTGTTGTCTATACAATACCAATAACGCATAGTTACTTAATTCCAAATTCAAACTGAAGATTCATCTCAATCCGTTCACCTTTATTTAACTCAGGGAACTTAACGGTTCCTAGAAGTTTATCGAAGTCAAAATTGAAGTCTTCTTCCGACCAAAACAGACCTTCTTTTCTTGGGTCTACCCACTCACCATCATCGTCCATAATTGGTGGTTCTTCTCCAACAAACAGAAATACTTCCTCGTTAGCAGCTCCTTCTAAGTCTCTACAACACCAAAATCGTTTCATTCTTTATACCAAGTTGTGTTTAACTGTTCATCAATCTCAAATTGTAGTGGGCCTTTATCAAACGTAGTAGCTGGAATAACACAGTCTTTAAATACATCATCTGTGGCAGAAGTCCACTCATAGTCGTTATTCATTCCTTGCCAACCGCTGCCAGCTTTCTCCGGCATGTCACCATCGGTTACATGAAGGTCTCCACATCTATTGGCGACTACCCACCACTTACCCACTGGGTTAGTTATTTCCTTTCTCATTTCTAGTAAATTCAGATACGTCCTCTAAATAATCTAATAACTCGTCTTCAGTTTCAGCCAGTTCTAAAATACCAGGCCACTCTAAGGTTATACTAGGTTTGTATATACGATACCAATCCCCGTCTATCCCTATCCAAGTGGTCAGGTCAGATGTGCACATGTAAGGCTCACCTTTAGCGTCCAGCTGTCTTCTTATCCCAGGATTTGGACAAGAAGGCCCCATATCTAATTCTAGAGTATGCCCGTGAACTGTAACTACTTTAGACATATTTCAAATTTTATAGGTTCGTCTTCATACGTCATATCTTCCGGAATTGGAAAGCTAAATAGATTTGCAGGATGTAAATCATTAACAGCTCCCATACATTCTAAGCAGTCATACGTAGGGTCCACATTCCAGCTTTCACCGTCAAAGATAGGCGGGTTGTCGTAATACCAACCCTGCCCATCTTTATCTATTGCATAGTAATAAGTCTTAATCATTACTAAGAGTCACAGTTCCCTCAAACTTGTACAATTTGTCGGAATCAGTGTAACTTACTAGGGTTGGAACATCTACAGGCTTTCCTGGATGCTTAAGAAGCCAAATATAACCATTGTGCATTAGGATGCCAATATTTCCAAGCTCGTCTATTACTAGGTCTCCTGCTTTTGGCATTTCGTCATTTCTATTCACTTCAACTTTCATTCCTTCAAGTCTCCCATTACGTTACGGTTAAGCCTGTCATCAATTCTCTCCTTACAAGCGTCAAGGTAAGCTTCTAGAGCAGCAACTTGTTTAGCATTTTGCTCACAAGGGAACTTCTCATTCAACTTCTTTACTCTGTCAAGCAGGATAAGGGCAAGTTGTTCTGATTGCCACCCTGGAGTTACTGTACCGTCTTCGTGCTTGTGAACAAACTGAATTGTGTCAGTAGCATCCACATACTTGGTTTTGCCATTAACAAAGCCAGCACACATTTGAGCACGGTAACGATGTGCCCCGTTACAATCATCAGGAATTACTTCAATAGTTTCCTTGTTACTAGGATACACTTTTAAGTCCTTAACCGGGACATACTTCTTTCTGCTACTAATAATTTTAGCCATAATGCTTATTCTTTATAAATGTCCAACAATTCACTAAATTCGTTAATAGTCTCACACAAATGCTCTATGCAATTTATGAGAGCTCCTTTCTCCAGTCCCTCTAGCCATTTAAGTCTAGTCTCTGGAGTGCAATCTTCGAGACAAGTAGGAGTAGGCTTCTCCTCTCCTTCTAACTTATCGAAGATGAATATCCCACTAAGATTCCTGCGCTTCATTCACTTGCTTATTAATTATACATTTAACTTGAGCATAAGATACAGGAGTGTAATTATTATTATCAACTCCTACATCATACTGGGTTGGAAGTAAATAAGGCAGTCTAGCTGCATCAGCTCCAGCACTATTTGGGCCTGAATGTACATGTCCAAATAGCTGCCATACAGCATCCTCTGGTTTACGATATATTCCACCATAACACAGAAATGGATAGTGATTTAAGTATATACTACGAGTCTCTATCGAAATCTGCATTTGGGGGACCACTATCTCAAACTTACCCATGTAACCTTGTCTTATATTCTTCCTGTCATGGTTTCCCAGTATGAGGTAAATCTTGCCTTTCAGACGAGACAAAACATTACTCCATACTGCACTACCACCTAGAGCAAAATCTCCCAAATGGAAGACTGTATCATCGTCAGAGACCACACTATTCCAGTTCTCAACTAACATATCATTCATATGGTTTACATCCTTAAATGGACGATTGCACAGATTGATAATGTTAGCATGACCAAAATGTGTATCTGACGTAAAGAACGTATGCTCTGGGTCAAATTTAAACTTATCTGTCATATTAAAATCCTCTTAATTTACATTCATTGTCAATCCTAGTCCAAGGCAGACCTCTACTGAAACTAGCAGCTGCCGCAGGAGAATATCTATCATACAATACTTGATGAATACCTAATCGTTTAATTCTCTTCCCTAATTTTGTACCCAATTTGTTCTCTTCGGCAACCATACCTAAATATATTATAGTAAAGACTATAGCAAATTTGTTTGAATATTCGCCATAGTCTTTCGACAGAGTTTCTATATGGTCTAGAACTGACCGGTCTAATGATTTGGAAGTTTTGTCGTAAATACTAATAAAATCAGCATATACTTTGTCAACTCCATATCTTTTGCCGAAACCTCGCACTACGGTAAAATATGCAACATCTTTAGGAGCATGTCTGTTACATGTTCCAGTGATATAAATGCACCAATCATCAAATCGACCTCTATCTATCTCTATTACTGTTCCGTCGCTAAAGTTTTTAACGACCACAACAATGTTTATATTTCTTGCCACTGCCGCATGGACAAGGAGCGTTGCGACCTATTTTAGGGTAAGGTCTAACATACGGTTCTCTTCTTAGAAAGTTAGCAAGATGTTTCCTTAGCAATGCTTCTTCCTCCTTTGACAATTCCTTGTCCATGTCTAGTGCGTCTTTAGCGTCCTGCATTCTGAATGTGATTAGATACTTTAAGAATAATATAAATCTGATAACTAAGTGCATCTTGTAGTCTAGGAGTTTTGCCTCTTCCTTATGAAGTTCTCGCTTATATCTCCTAGTATCTGTTCGATACTTGTAGATTCCCTTCTGCATCAATATCTATATAGTCATCCAACAGTAATCTATCTCGTAATTCAATTGCAAGTTCTCTTGCCTGCGGATGAGCATCATTTGCACATCTCAATTTCAAGAACTCTATCCATTGTTCAACAGTGCCAGTCATTATTAATTCTGTCTTTAATGCTAAAGGTAGTACATTTCTAGCTTGTTGAGCAGGCTCGCCCTCTGTCAACAATCCGAAATATGTACTTTCTGCCTCACACATAGCTTGTATCCATGCAGCTTCAGTTCGAGACAATCCTTCAGATATAGTTAAATCATAAGTATGACATAGTTCTATATTATATGAATTACCCTCGAACATATTCTTATACCAGCACGGTATTATACAATTTAATTCCTTACCAAACTTAGCCTTAGAGTAATTGCAATACCTAGTACTTTCTTGAGCGAAGCTAAATAGTCTGTGTCTACAGAACTCTCTAGCAACTCCCATATCACATATAAACCTTACAGTGACACGTTTAACGTGATATTCTGTAGGTTCACACAAGTATTGCAAGTCCTCAAGCCAACCATTTTGGAGTAACACTCTATAGTTGGTCGTGATACAATAATGCACTCCATCAGGATGTAAGGTCCATTCGGAATACTTGTTGTTGACATACTTATTTGCAACATCAAGCAGCCTTCCAGAGCAATCAATCATGAGATATACAGTACCATGCTCTAGCATAGCAGTATGTCCTCTAGCTATAATGACATTATTAATAAACTTCTTAGCACTGTCTTCTGTTATCTTGTCTTCAGACTTATAACAAGTCCTTGCACACAGTTCCATGTGTTTGAATAGACCTTCAACACCTGGTTCCTGGTTAATAAGTTCTACTTTCGGTTTGATTAGGCGCATTAAGCTTTAATTCTACTTCTTTAGATTTGCAATGAACATAATCTCTTAGTAGATGATAAGTTTTGGTACTTATCTCCATCTTCCAATCGTTAACAAACCTTACAAATTCATCATTGAAGTAAGCAACTGCGTCTAAATTAATTGCAAACCCGTCATCAGCTTCAACGAAATAAGCCATTAATAGAATTTTACTTCTTTAGAACTATATTCATCTTGTTCGGAGACAAAGTCATTATCATTGACTATCTCCTCCTCTTGACAGGCATCTTTCTCTCTATCCCATATACATACCAAATCAAGTGCACTTTCAAGATGTTTTAAACTGTAAGGTGCTCTGTGATTTTGGTCAAAGTTACTGTACACTCTCTTAAATACCTTCATTATGTCCCATTCCCGATAAAGTTCATTATCAGTATTCATGAGCATATTAAAAGTATATGATGTACCTTGCATATAGCCACCCCGGCTCAAGAATACAATGTCTTTATTCTCAGAAGCATTAGGCGGTAAGCAATCAGTGATTACTAGATACAGTTGTTGATTTCTCATCTGAACAACCATTGTATTCTCTAAATCATTCAGAGTCATCGTCCCAGTTCATATAAGGGTTAGACGCGAGGTTATAGTTATAATACTTAGTATCTTCTGTAACCTCTTCTCCTACAAAATCAGGCAGAGGAGGGTTGAGAGTTGCCTGTGATAACTCACACTCGGCAATTACTAACCCTTCATTCTCTCCTAAGAACTCATCAATTTCCCATTTGTTACCCATGTGATATACTATGTAGCGTACCTTACGGATAATATTAGGACAGAACTTTAGAAGCTCCTGTGCTTCATACAATGGGATTTCTTGTTGCCATTCAAAACGACTAAGGGTTCCCTTAGCTTTAATAAATAGCCAACCATGATTGTCCCTAATAGCTATCCTAGTTTCAGAGAGAGGATTGTCTCCAAGATAACCCTGGACTATCAATCCTGCTCTTTGAGCCTGCATCTTATAGCTATTGTTTTTCACTAAATACTTTCTTTCAACTTCAATCATATTAATGTACCCAATGGTCTTCAATTGATATATCAGCACCTAAATGAGCACGTACACAAAATGGTTCGCCTCCACTTTCCATACATTTAACTAGTACATTACCTACTTCTTCAGCAATATCATCCGGTGCTTCAACATTATGTTCATCATGTACGGGAACACAATATTTAACTATAAATAGCAGATTGTTCTTCCTTAGCCAATTGAAGAACTTAATTGCAGACAACTTGAAACACATAGAACCAGCATGTTGTATCGGATAGTTAATAGATTGCTTCATGGAATCAGATAACCTTCTTCTCAAATGCTGTGAGCTTGTTTTATAATAATTGTCCCCACTACGCCCTAGCATATACTTAGCTTCAGGAGACCCAAGTTCACCGTCGATTTTACACAGATTGTCCCAGTCATATATAAATGCCTTATGCTTAGTAATAGGATTAAGAAGGATATATCCCTTATCAAGGACATCTTCTCTCCTAAACTCCTGATATCTCTTTAGTCCAGAGAAACCAGACATATAGTTATTATATACTTCTTGAGCTCTTGCCTTAGTAAGACCATAATTCTTCATTAAAGTGTTCCAATCTCCACCATAATTAAAACAAAATTCATACCCTTTAGCAGCATCTCTAAGAGGTTTATATTTAGCTTTAACTTCAGATAGTGGAGTGTCATCGGGGATGTCTGTAAATACTATTCTGGCAGTTAGACTGTGTAAGTCACCACTACCATAGATAAGCTCTTCCAACATCGCCTTATCATTGGCAATAGATGCCATTAAGAAAGACTCCTGTCCTTTATAATCACAACTAATCCATTTATACCCAGTATCAGAAATGAAACACGACCTAGTAAATGGGTCATGCGGCAAATTCATTAAAGACGGGTTAGTAGCGGATAACCGCCCAGTATCAGCTCCTAATTGAAAATAGTCTGGATGAATCCTACCACTTACTGGATTAATTTTATCTATGAACTTCTGTCCAAAGGTATCAACTAGAATTTTAGCCTTCTTATATTCTACATAAAGAGGAACTATACTACACTTATGTGCTTGTGGCTTTATCAACTTAATATCAGCAGATTTCTTCTTCTGCTTAGTTTTAGCATCAATGGTAGTACAATTAAGTCCCAACATTTCAAATAGTGGAACTACTTGTTGACTACTAGACCAGTTAATGTTACACTTAGCTGAAGCATCAAATCCACTGAACAAATCGCCTTGTAGATTCTTGGTAACATATGGGAAAGGTTTGTCATATTCATAATGAATTAGCCCAGTTTGTGGATTACAAACCCTCTTTATTTGTCCCATATGAGGGCCTACTTTGTCAAATAGTTGATTCTCATGCATAATGTCCACTTCCTCTGTGCAGGCTTTAATATAGCCTTCAGAAGATTTATGTTCATTATAATAATTTTCAACCCACTCGTTAAGCTTAGCTTCTGCTTTATTAACTTCCTCCTTATCTCGAATCATTTTCTGCTTCCATTTTACTGGGTCAAGTTTAGCTCCACAATATTCCATATAGGCAATTACTGGGGTAAACTTCATTTCAAATTCGGCAGCTTTAGTTAATTCCTTCTTCTCTAATTCTGCATCTTGCTTCTCCTTAATCTTAGTAAGATACATAACATCACCAGCGGCATATTGTACCACTGGTATAGTTAATCCTTGAGTGATAATCTGCCCTCGAACAGTCTTATCAATATCTATACCAAGATAGTTATCAGCTGCCGCTTTTAAAGAAAGACTATGAAACTGGGGAGGATAGCCAAGATAGAGTAACTTCTCAGCAATCATTCCATCCCATACATTATAAGGAACTATTTTATGGTGATATAGAAACCTTAAATCAAATGCAATATTCCAACCTAAGAAAGTCTTAGTAGGGTCTTCAAGGACACATTTAAGCTTCTCAATTGGAATAGTTACATTGTCAACAACTATTTGGTCTTCCCCTAAACCATACTGAGTACACAGTAATGGTTTTGTATAGGGGTCTAAACCAGCAGTTTCTGAATCATATTCTACCCAACTATGTGGCATAATCATGTCTATAGCATCAGATAGAGATAATTCCTTATAAGCGTCAGTTTCAAATAGTGACCTTTGATTACTGACTAGATATATCATGAAACCTCAATATCAACAGTACTAATATCAACATCTCCTAAGCTACTAAGTGCGGCTTGTATTCTGCTCTTAATAGCTTCTATGGCTTCATCTATATCCAAATGTCCGTAATATTCATACCATGCTAATCCCTTAGCATTTATGTCAACTTTGAAGACTTTCTCTTCTACATTATAAGGAGCAAATGGGTCACGTTCTGCTCCAGCTGGTAAATTACTCATTAATTAATAGCTGTTAGAATTAATAATAAGTAATCTGTCCACAGACCTCGTCACCGAGTCTTAATCAGCTGTATCGAAATACAGCAACGTTGGGTTATCTTTCTGTATATCTATAGAATCCAGATTCCTAATAGCTAACTGTTGAGCGAACTGATTAGTATCGAACCCTATCGTTATAAGATGATAACCATGTGCAGTTGGAATTACATGTTTAACTTTGATGTCTTGTGCACCTCTACAACTATTAACAATTTCTATGATTGTGTTAAGATAGTTCTCGTCCTTACTATCAACATCCACAACCCATAGTGGCTTGTAGCCTCTAGCTCTAGTATGCCCACAAGATGAATCCCAAATGCGGTATCCTTGATAGCAGTTGCCTTCTTGGATTAGTTTGGCATACTTTTGTATAGCAGTACATGCCACTTCTTCAGCATTACGTCTATTCAAGGTAATGTATGCTCTTGCATGATTACTCTGGCACAATTCAGTAATTTTAGCTCTTTTGCGCTCTAGCTGTTCCCTACTGAATATATAGTAAGTTTTAACGGTCCTATATCCGTTATTACCAGTATCAGTAACACAGCCGTCTTTCTTGCGTTGTATAATTTGCAAGAAATAGAACTCATCTGAATTATTAAATTCCAGAATGTCTAGTATTTGGTCAAAATTATCTATTACCATTCTTCTCGTCTTTAATTTCGTAATACCTGTCTATGGTAATGAAGAACAGAGCTAAACAGAAACATTCTGCCATTAAAACAGGACATGCAAACAGAGCTACAAGCCCAACTATCATTCCTATTAACATCCAAGGTGCTGCCATAGCAAGCAAATTGCGTACAGTAGAATCATCGAAATTACTTCTTAGCCATTTGTTCATATCGCTTATCCCTTTCTTCAATTACTGATAATGGTGATACTCCAGGTTCTAAGGTTTCAATAAGTACAAATCCATTCTCTGGTGTAATCATTGATTCCTTCTCACTTACACTGCCCTTATACTTCTCACCATAATCTCCCTCTACCTTCTTAGTAGCGGGATTGATATCTCCCCAATCTGAATGTCCTCCAATTGGTTCAACATAGTATTTCCTACCAGTCACTAATGATTGATATATAAATCTACCAGTGTCATCAGTGTTCTTTAGAAATCGTTTCTCTAAATCAGTCATTTGGAACTACATCTAAATCTGTCAAATAAAATGCATTGTCGTTTAAATCTCTTTGTACGAAGTATCCGTTAACTTCGACAGTTTCTCCTTTAAGAGTATGTATAGTTACTTCTCTGTCTTGGTCATACTTTTGGAGAATTTCAATCAGTTGTCCTACAAGTATTGCCATTAGAACTTACCCTCATTCGGTTGTAGACAAATCAAGCCTTCATTTCTCCACATCTCCACACACTTACAATTGTCTTCAAGTACGAAAGGTATATAGAACTTGCCTTTGATATTGTCCTCATACAGTTTCTTCTTACATATAGGACCAGCAGTAAAGCTCTTAGCAGGACGCATGAGAAGTATGTCAGGATGCAACCAATTGTTCTCTAACCACTGTTCCGTAGCTTTACGAACTTCAGGAGTATCCTCTCTACCAGTTAGAATTATTAACTTAGCAGGATAATTATCACAGAAGTTTCTAATAAGCTCAATGACAGGAGTAATAGGCTCATCAGTAAGCATACCTTCAGCTGCACCTTCTCCGTAGAAGGGACGGCCACTAGTATTCAAACATACAGTTGCATCCATATCTACAATGATTGCTGCTGGTAGGTTAGTATCTTGAACTAATGACTTAGCTTTGGCTGCCATAATTTCTTCATGGATTATGAAGTCCTTATAACGTCTCCAAGTTTGCCTAATAACCTTCTCTCCAATAGGATTAGGTCTCATAGCATCGCGGTGAATACATTCTTCAACAGGAGTCCAAAAGTCCTTATACTCTATATCAACATGTATTCCCTTGTCCTTCTCTATATTAGCACATAGAGTTCTAATCCATTCATCCTCTTTGGGATTCAGATTCATATTATCAACTACTACATCGTAACCTTTAATCAAAGCAAACGTTATCATATTAGCTTTAGCTTCAGTAACTAACTTCTCCCTATTAGGAACCCAGTAATCACCTAGCATGTTACGAATATCATCATTGTTAAATCTTACTCTGTGCTCTGGGTCTTCGTGACACCATTGCTTAGCCCAAGTAGACTTACCTGAACCTTGAATACCTCTGCAAATTATTAATACTCGCTTGTCCATAAAGATTCTTCAGAATTGAGTTTATATTCAGCAGTATCTTCCCAATCCATTATATCTTCTGTGCTTTCGTAATCAATCAGCTCATACTCCCGACTCAAAATTTCTCCATCTTCTTCATAATAGTCGTTGTCCTCTATTCTAGTAATGGCATCCTCGACACCTTCTGCCTGAATCTTTACATGCTCTTTAAGTGCCACTCTTGCTATTGATGTTACTACAAACTCAAATGTTTCCATTAATCAATATTACATAAGACATCACTGAATCCACTATAATCTAAATCAGTTAAAACGTCCCGTATGAACGATATATAATCTCTTGTGCTTTGTAAATCTCGTATATACTCTTTAGTGGATATTATCTCCTCTATAGATTCGGGATTACCATAACAGAATTTCTCGTATTCTGTACGTCTTGTTTCTGCTTTAGTAATGTCAGCATCAATGTCTTGAATTACTGATTCAACATCACTAATAGTGAGTTTAGTATACTTCTCCTCATTACCAGCATATGCTATATTGAGATTGTCAGAGAATCTCTGATATACCTCGTTAGACCTACTAAATGATTGAAGTAGTAACTTCTCCTCCGGATGTGCCCTAGGCACTAAGTAAAATGATAAATAACTACTCATTTCTCGTTAGTTGGCTTAAGCCATAAATTAGTCCTGCTAAAGATATAATCTCTAAGTCTTGGAATGTAATCAAGATACGTTAAGGTTCTAATGGTATCACATCTAAAACACTTAATCAGTTCCTCTCTAATTCTCTCCTCTGACACTACTGGCATTTTAGAATCATAATCATATAACACCATAGCTTGCCAAGTTGTTTGCTCTATTGTGAATCTCTTAGTAACCGCAAACCTAATGGCTCTAAGTATCCTAAGAGGGTCATCATCGAATGTTGTTACAGGGTCGAGGGGAGTTCTTATCAAAGCATTCGTTATATCATGCTTACCATAAAAGTAGTCAATGATTTCTCCAGTATCAGGGTCTTTAGCCATAGCATTAACAGTGAAATCTCTACGTGATAAATCATCATACAAGTTACCTGGTTCTACTATGGGAGTTCTAGTGCCTGGGACATATCCTACTTCCTTTCTAGCCATTACGAAGTCTGCCACACCTTGATACTTGTATCCTTCTGGGAACTTAGCACGTATAGTATAGCAATCTGGAGTTACTAAGAAGATTTCAAAGCCTTCTTCCCTCAAATGGCTTTCTAACATAGTGAAGACTGCATTAGTAGTATTTGGATAGATTCCGTCCACCAAACATTGTGCTTCCTCTATATTACGCAGTAACTCCTCACTGGGCACAGCAACATAATCAACATCCTTATTGGTAAGACCTAGGAGTTCATCTCTAATCTTACCGCCTACTTCATAAAATTTAAAATCTTCCATTAATAAAAATAATCTGATTCAACTTTCTGAATAATCTTCTCTCTGCTTCCTTTTAGACTATAGCCACTACGTTCGTTGCTACGTTCGTAACAACTAAAGTATTCTAAAACTTCATGTACTAAAAGATTAAAACTATGATTCTCGAAGTGATGCCCATCCACATCAATAGACCAACCACATCCATCTAACCACCTATACACATTTAGATGCTTACCATTAACATGGTTTGGAAGGTTTGCTAATAGTGACAGATTATCCATTCTCTAATATTATAACAATTTACCAGTCATACACACAACCGATTACTTGCTTCTCTTTAACGAACTCATATAGTTCATTAATAGCTTCATCCCACGTTAGGTCAGGAAATTGGGCATACTGTGATACATTACCATCTTCATCCTTGAAATCGGCTATGTCTAAGTAGTTCATATACTTGATTGTTGAATATCTGTCAAAGTAATCATAGCTTTCCAGGAAAGCAGGAAGTTCTATCCAAGGAGCTACTGGTAATAAATCATAGACAGTCAGCAGGTCAAGAGCTACCTCCTTAGAGATAGCTCCTTCATCTGCCTTCTTAAATATTTCTTTAGCGAACTCAGCCTTGAACTGGTTCAATTTCTCCTTCATCGACTCTAGAGTCCGAATTTCTTTGTCTAAGTCTTCCATCATATATTAATATGAGTTTATCAAATTCTTCATCTGTTCCTTCATAAGGAGTAATTTTATAGTTGTAGTAATCTTCCCACTCGATACTATCAACTACCTGTCTTATAGCTTCTTCAGTCATGTTATGATATTCATAACCTTCTGTAGTAACTATAAACGAATCTGGAACTATACCAACTGCGATTTCGAAAGCATATGCATCAGCTGCATTGTTCATGTCTTCATCAAACAAGCTCTCTGCGTATGCAGCATATCCACTATATGTTTCGAAATCATTAATGCAAGTTATAATATACCTGTTCATTGGTCAGATTCTATATCAACTTCACCTTTATCTAATGCTTTAGATTCTGCAAATAAGAATCTATTACATTTTAACTTATATGCCCCAGACAGACCGTCTTCTATACGAATTACTATACCTTCATGTGGCACATCATTGTGACACTCCGGAGATAGTTCTTCCATGAAGAAATTCTTGTCCTCGGCTAATCTTTGTATGAAATTCTCATTCCAGTGTTCAGATACAGATATATCCGGATATAAATCCTTCGCATATCCATAATACAGTTCTGTTACCGGAGTGAGGCCCTTATCTTTACACCATTGTTGCACTTGTCTAGCACTAAATTCATACACTATTCCGTCAGGATTAGTATAAGTAATACGGTACACTCTGATACCAAAATGCACATTATACTTATATGGAGTAGTTTGAGTAGTAGGGTCCCATATCGGCATATCGTAACCATAATCATAAGCTTTACCTCCCATTGACTGAATTGCTCCTCCAGTAGGAAGCCAGCCTATAATTTCATAATAAAGAGTTAATCCTTTAGTTAAAAATGGCTGTAATACTTTATGAGCTTCTCCCCACACATCACAGCCATAGTAACCCTCACTAACTTCCTTATTATAATATTGGTTCTTTACAACCTTTCTAGAGGACCACAGATAGTCGTATGCAGTGTCAGGTACATAGGTAAGCCAGCCAGCCACCTTGTCTTTCCACTTCAATTGCCTTTTGCATAACACATCTGCTGATATTCCAGACGTGCCATGAACTTTACTAGTAATACTAATAATGTCGTTTGGCTTAATTATCCATGGACACTTCTTAATAAGAATAGTATCGTAGTGGAATCTAAACTGATTGTCAACTAACTTGCTCAACCCTTTAGGCTGTTTACCAGTTCTAGTTTTATTGCTGGAGCCAGAAGTTCTATTCTTTAATACGTACTTCTTACAAATAAACAGGTTTCCTACCCTATCAAATTCAGTGCCGGCATCTATTCCAGTTACAGCTTCGGTATGTCCAAGAGAGCTTATCCATTTAGTAATGGACTCTATAGACATAATAAATCCTTCTGAAACATGGCCCTGCAACTTAATAATCTTCACTCTTCCGTTATCTTCGAAATACCCAGGTGCTGCTTCCTTGTCAGCATTCAGCTCAATATGTCTGAACTGGTTATTAGCTGACAAGAAAGAATAGTCAATAGCACATCCTATAGGGAAATACACATACATTCCAGGTTCTGTATCTTTACTAACCGAAATAGTATATCCGTCTATATGAGCACATTTAAGACGCTCGCACTTAGGATTTGGGTGTGGTGTAAAATCGTGGATTTCCACAATCTTAGCGCAATAGTTAATATTGATTTTAGGTGATTGATTTAATTGCATTCAAAACTAGTCAATAATTGCTTACAGCTAATCTTCAGCTAGACTCCAATCTTGACTTAAAACGGCATCAGGAAACCACTTAGTAACAACGTAGTACTGGTTAGAACCAGATATAGGAAGACAGATGATATTGCCTTCCTTCATTCTGTAACGTCTCTTACTTAAGTTGATAACTGTCATACCTGCTCTCATCATAGATAGAGCTTCTCCAAAGTCAAATGTCTCGTTCATAATCTTATAAATTAAAATTAAACAATCTTGTAGGATGATTCAACATATTCGTAAAGCTCATCCAATGTGCTTATAATTTCTTTACCCTCTTCGTCATAGGCTTTTATATCCGGGTCTCCGGCTTTCTCGTAAACCCACCACATAATCCAGTCTATGCCTTCGTCAGTATAGTTCTCTTTAAATATAGCCATGGCTATACATTCAGCATTACTGACTATATCACTGTCAGCAATATCAATTCCCATTTCAGACAATTTGAAACATCTGGAGTTGATAGCTTCCAATGAATTTACTACTTCTATAAAGTTCCCTTTTACCATATTACACCTTTTAGTTGTTCTTGAATTTCATTAATAGTCTCACTGTCATAACCTCTAAGAAGGTCTCTATAGAAATCAAATACAGTTTCATATAGCTGACTTTTATCCTCCTCTGATAGAGTGTTCCCTACCAGAGAAGTCAATAAGTCTGCCACCTTAGCGCTTATAGATATTGAAGTTTTGTTAATCACAGATACATCAATGCGTTAGATAGTATTTTAATTAACTCTGCATCAGAGAAATCATCTACATTTAATAGTGTTTCTCTAATAACAAAGACATCATCATCTGGTTGATAATGCTTCCGCATAATATCAATCACATCATCTTCATTCCTAATTAATGTACTTCTTTTATATGCAACGTCTGATTCGTCGCGATATTTAAAGAACTCCATTTTAGGTTCGCCTTGCTGCCTATATACTACAATGTAATTCATACTTATTCATAGTCTCGGATGCACTTAAGTACTGGTTGTAATGGTCTGCCATCGTCAGAGTAGTAGAAATACTTGACAGTAGCCATTTTACCGATAAGTTCCTCCATTCTGTCTAGATATTCATACTTAAGTTCTCTAGGTCCCATAGGCTTGGCTTCAAATTCCTTACCAGCCTGAGTCTTACATATGAACACCATATCTTCAGGACGTAATCCGTCACTATAGCCAACAATCTCAAACTCGTCGTCTTGATACATTTTGACTTTAATCATGGCATTAGTACGTCCTCCATAGTTATATGGTTTGTCCGGGTCTCTAATAACTATACCTTCAAACCCTTCGCTGACATATTTATCATGAAGCTTCTGAATGTTAGTCCACCCTACTACTTCCTCTTCTGGAACTATTCTAACCTTCAGGTCATCTTCATTCCAATTAGCATTAGGGTCAAAATCCACAATTCCAAGTATAGGAGCTATTTCGTCAGATATATAATTCCACCTTTCCTGTGCTGTCATATTAGCATCCATGGTATCATAGATGTAATATTCCAATTCATTGCAGCGGGATTCTCCAGATTCTAATCTTGCTGTACCACTTATATACTGCAAGCTTCGACCGTGAATGTAAAGTTCACCATCGAGAACCAAATCTGGCATCTTATTAAATAACTCTATCATCTTGGGATGTGTTCTTAGGTGTACTGTAGAAGCGTCATAATCGCCACCTCCCCGACTAGCAGATACTATCTCTCCGTCCTTTAGATAGAAAGAACATCTGACACCGTCTATCTTACGAGAACCTAGCCAGTACTTGATTTTATCAAATACCTTAGTAGCTACCTCCTCGTACTTCTTGGCTTTCATATGCTTCTTAAATCCATTTGAATCAGTAACACCCTCACCTAGGTGTTCTTCAACAAATGCTGCAACTGCCTTCGCATCCTCTATGTTAACAGAGGATGGAAGTAGCTTATAACCCTTATCTGTATACTTCTTTAGATGAGAATTGTACTCTAACTTAGCCTGTTCTGCAACAGTTCTTTTGGCTTTGCCTTGGAATATCCATATCTCTGGCTGCACAGTTACTTTGCCACCATACTGATAAGTCTTTCTTCTTATAACAAAGCCATGTTGGGCATCATCCCATTCGCAACTAATCTCGACTACTCTAGTTTTACCCTTGTTGTCTTTAGTTACTAATTTATCCATTTAAGATTTCAAAAGCCCTCATTGCACCTTCGATGTAATCTGCGGCAATTGCTTCCACTGCATCGTCATGTTCATCTGCATCACACACGCAAGATTTAGCATACTGTTCAGCGTCTTTCTCAATGGTTTCTACAAATTCTTCGTAATTCATAATTTGTTGTTTTATACGTCAGTGTCTAAATCATCTACAGTTAAAGGCTTATTACACTCTTGAATAAGGTTTCTAGCCAATTCGTCCTGTTTAGCTTTCAATTCCTTAATCTTCTCCATAGTCTCACTCATCGCCTTCGCATGATTAGCATAGGCATTATTAAGTGTCTGGATTTCCAATCCTATGTCGGATATGGCTTTACTCTTCTCGATTACTTCTACTGTACTTATCATTTCTCACCAGTATGCCCAAATCCACCTTTACGCTCTGTTTCATCTAATCTAGCAACTTCTTCCCATTCAGCCTTAGCTACAGTTGTGAATACCAATTGAGCTATACGTTCTTTATCCTCAATCCATACTGCTTCATGTCCTTGATTAATAAGAATAACGTGTATTTCATTCCTATAATCTGCATCTACAGTGCCAGGTGTATTTAATACAGTAATTCCCTTCTTTAAAGCTAAGCCACTCCTAGGTCTTACTTGGCACTCATAAATAAACTCGCAATCTGAATCAGTAGTGGGGAGAGCAATCTTTAATCCAGTCGGGATAAGTGCTCTAGCTCCTGGGTCAAGACGCAGCATAGTTACTTTATTGCCGTCCATTTTAGGTGATGCAAACACAACTTCGCAATCACCATAAGCTTTAATAGGATTGTCAACTGTTACTCTACTGAAGTCTGCACGTATATCCATGCCTGCTGACATAGGAGTTTCATACTGGGGAAGTTTGTTATTCGATAGATTAATTACTTGAACTTTCATTGAACGTAAATGAATAAATTGAGTTTATAGTTGTGAATCTTTTATTCTCCCAGTCAATCTCAATTACATTAGATGTCTTGAACCATCTATCATTCGAATTAAGTTCTAAAGGAGCACCTTCTATAAATGCTTTAGTATATCCAGACTCCTTATGACCTTCTTCAATTCTAACGTTATTGGTTCCCAACACTTTGGTGATAGTCATAAAGCCCTTCTTACCATTGGTAGCAAAGTAGTCTTGCAGCCAAGTATGTACATGATTTGCATTACATTCACCAGCTTCTGTATAGAAAGCTTTGATTAATGTATCGTTATCATCATATACAGCCAAGAAAGGATTCTCTCTAGCACTACAGCTCCCTTTAATCTTGAAAGCCTTCTTGCGTTCCTTATAATGATTCACGTCATAAGTTTCAAAATTAAATACGTAACCGTTCATTGTTGATAGTGCGTCCTTAAATGCATCAGGACGTTGGCTATCATAAACATACTTAAATGTTAGCATTCAACAATATAGTATTTAGGAAATAATATTCCATCTAGTTCCAGCTCTACTTCTTGAACAACATCAAATACATCAAATATGTCATTATAGTAAGCTGCTGCCATTTCCTCATCAGTGATTCTAGTAATGGCATTATCTATCGACTGGTCAGCTAATTTGCTAGCTAACATTCTACGATAGTTATCAACGATTCTACATGCCTCGTGTTCAGTTAATATGTAGAATATCTTACCATTTATATGATATTCATATATTCCTGGCCATATACTTTCTTCCTCTGTACAAAGAGTGTATACTTCTGGCATGTCTAGTTTATAAGCTACCATGTATAATCGTTCTGGATGTTCAAATCCTCTACATAGAGCTTCGTTTACAAAATCTGAGTAATTCATAGGTATTAAGTCAATACATAAGCATCTGTTTTAGTTCTTGATAAAGATACATATTGAAGCTGTCGTAGTTCTAATAAGTCTCTATCCAACTTAAGATTACCGGTATCTACAAACACATTATTGTAAGAGCTGCCTTGACTCCTATGTGCTGTTATAGCGTATCCATAATCAAAAGTTTGTGGCTTAATTACTCTATTATCAAATAACAGTGGTACTGGGGTTGCAAAGGACTTAGTCATGTCAAAATACTTACCCCATAAATATCCAGATTTAGTTCTATTACCCCACCTTTTCGCCTGTATAGCATCTAGCCTTATAGACTCAATCTGTTGTGCCAAAGTTTGCAGGTAGTCTGGATTTATGTCTGTTGGGTCTATTATGAATACGTCTAATAGCCGTCTATCAACGCTATCATATAACCCCAATTCGAACCCTGGAAGTCTAGTAAAATGAGGTACATTCCTAGTGGTTCTTCTAATGCTTGTAATTATATAGTCTGAAGAGTTAAAGAACATTTCTCCATTATATTCAAAGTTCTCACAGCCAGTTAGAAACTCGAATTTATGATAAGGTTCATTGTCATTGTATAGTATTCTGCGTATACAATCATTGAATCCTTTAACTCGCTTATTAGTATAAGCTATCAGCTTAGTATAATTTACATCATTATGCTTTATTCCATGATTAATCTTATTAGCTGCATCAACCATAAACTGCTTAGTGTCATTATAACAAATGAGAGAACCCTTCTCTCCCATTCGAGTTTCGAATTTAGATATAGGATTCTCTCTTAATGTTAATAATATTGGTGCTAATGCTGTATTCTCGTCTTGCCTAAATATCTTGGTTAGACGGACAACATTTTCATGACTAAACACTTTACTAAGACCTCCGTTCTTAACTGGGGCAATCTGTGCAACATCCCCTATAAATAAGATTTTGCACTGATGTGTTTCACAATAGTCTACAAGTAAATCATAAAGTTCATCACTAACCATAGATGCCTCATCAATGATTATTAGTCCTTTGTTTGGAATGTCTCCCATACCATCGGAATAGAACTTCAAGTCTTTATAGTCTAAATTAAATATATCCAGTTTAGGGGAAAGTGCTAGCAGTTTATGTAATGTAGTAGCTCTATAGCCAGTAGCCATTTCAAGTACTGCTTTGGCTTTATGAGTAGGAGCACACAACTTAAAGAATCTACAACCTCTAGTACTATCTAGATATTGTACAAATTCATTCATAACAGCTGTCTTACCTACTCCTGCATAGCCAGTAAGAACTAATATCCTATCTGGACTATCTAAAAACCTAATCATTCTATCTATAGCATATAGCTGTTCGTCTGACCAAGCTATTGTACTCATAGTTCTCTATTCCAAAATCTAAAGGTAATATCCTTTAATTTAGGACCGTCATCAGTCATTATCGTTTTATATAATCTCTGATTGGTATTTGGATTATCAAGTGGTCCACATTCCTCTATGTAAGGTCCTAACTTGATGTAATCGAAATTGTACAAATCAATTTCATCTGCCAATGTAGCTCTACCACTATACCACCCAATCTTTATATCAAGTGGTACTGTTTGCTGCCATTCCATTTCTGTTTCGGCAGGAATGGTTACTTTGGGAAACCTAATTTCCTTATGAATAGTAAACTTATCAGCCGTTTTAGTGGTAGTTAACGTCCTTACTAATCCAGCATAGTGATTAATGAGCTTAGGGTCGTTATCGCCACCCATAAAGCAAATGGCAGTAATTCCCTTATTCTCATTAATAAGCTTCTCTATTCTAGTAATAGTCAGGACTTCCCCAACGTCTCCTGCCAAGTAAGAGCTATGACAGCCGTTGCAGTGACATGGACAATTGGATATGTTTATGGCTAGTGTAGTCTCGTCAGGAATTTCCCTGAAGACTATATCGAAACCTACATATTTAAGCATGAGTGTAAAATCTTCTACTAGCTTCCTCCTGTCTTGCCTGACTGAAGTTACTAATACGTTTCAAATAACCAATAACTCTAGTAGCATAATCAACGTTCTTACTCCCACATTTTGGACATTCCTTGAGATACCTTTTATCAATATGTCCACAATCATTACAAATAGTATTTGGAATATTAAATGTGAAATAATTAGTACCATTGACTGCTGCCACTCTCAACAAGTTACGATACTGTTCCTTACTAAGATGTTCATCGAGATTCATATGCAATGCACTACCTCCGTCTAAGTATTGTACATATTCCTTGCCATGTAATTTGAACTTGTCAAGTACGGTAAGAGATGTGTCTTCAACAGCATAGAAATAGCTATTATAGCAATCTCTAGGAACTACATAACCTGCTTTCCTGTCCCAATTAGCATGTTTAACCCCAAGGTTCTCTGCTGGAACAAATTCTGTGTTAAACATTAACTCCTTAGTTCTCGCTTTACGATTTTCATCACTGATAGTTTTAAGGATAGATTGCATAAACTCTCTATAAGTTGGATTATCATTAACTGGGATTCCTAAGAACTCCGCAGCCTCAATAACTCCATTAACACCTATAGTCAAATACTGCTTCTTCATATCAATGAATCCAGCTGTATATACAGTAAGCAACCCGTCTTTTAAATAGTCTTTAAGCAATTCATTATATGCTGTTTGGAACTTATGAACTTTCTTCACATTCTCACGCAAATACTCAATCATATCATACCCATTATTAACTGCATCCTGAACTAACCTATTGATATTTAAGGTCATTACTGACTTACTACCAGTAGCAATACCACCAGCTCCAAGAGAATAACTGAATTGATTATCAGTAACCTCATTACGAAGTCTGCAACAGGAAGATAAGGAATCAGGACTATCGGACATATAAGTAAAGAACGAGTGTCCTTTGCTATACATCTCTGCTGTAAAGTCTGCATACTCTTCATCAACAACATCCTCTCCGTTAGTTAGAAGCGCCATGGTCTCAACAGGGAATGTAAGAATACACTTAGTACGTTCCTCATTAAACCATTTAGCAAATTTCTTCTGCAACCAACTAAGAGATTCCCATTGAGGTTGTGTACCGTCTGGGAAATAGAACTCTCCAAAGATACCTTCAAAGTAGTTCTTATCAAAATAACTGATATTCCAGAATACTGATTGGAAGTTACGAGCAGCTGCTGGCTGATTGATTGAATATACAATCTGCTGGAACTTCTGCTCTAACGTCTTGTCAATATTTCTGTGTTTGTCAACCATTTCCTCTGGACGTTTCCAGTAATCATCACCCCACTCTTTACGAGCAAAGTAATCAAAGTACATTAGAAACTCTCCAGTTGCTACTGCACCTGCAAATTGAGAACTAATCGCAAATACCAGATTAACGAACATGCCACAGAAAGAATCCAGGTTCTTGGGTCTGGCAGACAAACCTCCAATTGGCTGTAACCCCTCCAATAGAAAGGGATACATAGTGATAGCCACGCAGTAGGGCATAATCGATGTTTCATCATGCTTATAAAGTAAATGTTGTTCCAGCATACGGATATATTCCTTAGCTAGCTCCTCTCCATATAACTCTCTGATTTTATCAGTAAGAATTGCACGATTTACCTTAATAACATCACCTTTGAACAATTCTCCATTTAAGGTTACAATGTTCTTCTCGGTAACATTAGCATTAGCATCGTATTTACTACCAGTTGCGGCATTCTTGGCTTTAGCATAGTCTTTAATGAATTGTTTCTTTTCATTTAAAGCCCTGCTCTCTGCCCTTTTACGCCTGTACAAGATGAATGCCTTAGCAACATCATAATAATCACATGCCATAAGAGCTTTCTCTAACTGGTCTTGAAGCTCCTCAACTGAAACTATGTTGTTAATATACAACTCATCTTTAATATCCTGAAGAATATCAGAATCAATTGGTTCGTTAACAGCGTTAAATGCCTTAGTAATTGCGGCATCAATCTTATTAACGTCGAAAGGTTCTACTTTTTTGTCTCTCTTAATTACTAACATTAATTAGAAGTTTAATATGTTTCTTAGTAATAGAGTCTTCTCTGCTCTATTCATCAAATCTTTACCCTTGTCATTACTAATTAGCTGCGTAAATGCATTGTACACAGTAAACATATCCACCTCATTACCCACTCCAATATAATATGAAGAATCTGGGTCCTCAAACATAGAACTATACGCCTTAGTAACAAGGTCTGTTCCTATCTTGACATCTCCATAACCTACATTATAAACCATATGCATAGCATTTCTTTGCCATTTGCCTAAGTTTAAACTTACTAAATCGTCTTCAGCTTTCCATGTAGTATTATGAAGATTCTCCAACATCAGCTTTATATCAGAAGTCTGACTTAATAAATACTCTACAGCTTTATAATTCAAGGCTTCTTCTGGATTAACTGGCTGCATTTGAAGAAATTCTGGGTCAAATACACAGAGATTTGTACATGCTCTGTTAAGTGCCCCTCTATAAATCTTGGCTACTGGCTTACGAACATCTAGTCCGTAGACCATGCCAATAACTTCATCATGATTGTCAAAGCTGCAACTCTCTGGCATTACAGCTTGAATCAATACACGATTATATGTAATATCATCTGCATTAACATCTCCATCGACTGTCCTAGTGACCTGTTTAGGCAATTCTACTTCAACTATAAAGTCTTTAGTAAACTTGGACATTCTTTCAATAAAAGGCTCTACATAGGCAGCAGTTGGTAAATATGCTCTCTTACCTATTCTAGTAGCCTTACCATTCATGAGTTGGTCAATACTTATTTGCATTCTTCGTTTGTTGTTTGATTATCAAGAAGTTCTCTGGTCAAAACTTCCCACACATCTTCATCATAACGAATCTCTATTAATTTGATATTATTGTCTTTACAATATTGCCTAACATACTCGTCACGAGCTTGTTGTCGCTCAAATTTGAAAGACCCGCCAAATGCCATTTTAGGATTATAATGTTGAATGCCATTATATTCCACAAAGGTATTATATTCTGGTAAGTAAAAATCAATATAAGCGTGTCCAGAGGTGTTAATCTCATTAGGCACTTGGATAGTGTATTCCCTTATAAATTTAATTCCATTACTTAACAAAATGTTACATACCTCTTCTTCGCCCTTTGAACTTGAGCAGCTAGGGCAGCCACTACCTTGTATATGGCTATTTGGAGTCTGCCAAAATTCACCATGTTCAGGGCATACAATACAGACCTTTGTACGACTATCGTTGTACTCTACTCTAGAATAATCATAACGTGTGCCATGAATGCGTCTGGCATCCTTTAGAAAGTCATCTAAGGACTTCTGCATATACTTTGCATGACTTTCAGCAGAGCATTTTGGACACCCTTTATACCTAAGAAAGTGGTTAGGAAGGACTTCAAAGTCACCGTGTTTGGGGCATGTTATAACTATTCTAGTATCCCACCCAGTATATACAGTTTTACTATAATCTAAATCTGGGTAGTACTCCTTAAATTTCTTTATGTAAAGGTCATTAAACTTTTTAAGTCTTTCTTCCTCTTTACATTTCAGACATCCTACACCTCTCGATAGAGTGCCAACACGGGCCTTAAATTCACCATGTTTAGGACATACTATGGTAACATACCCTCTAGTGCCATTATATTTGACTTTAGAGTAATCATAATTATCCCCAAACATGTCACGTAAACGGTTAATAAATTCTTCATTAGATAATGAAAGCTTGCTACTTTTAGCTAATGAAGCACACTCAGGACAACCATCCCCTCTAGAAATATGCAATCCGGATATAGCTGTAAAGTCGCCATGTTTCGGACAAGTGATGATTATTCTATCTCTACTTCCAGTGTACACAGATTTAGAATAATCATATTTATCTCCATGTTTAATTCTAGCTTTATTAATCCATTCTTCAGTAGTAAGTTTCTTAGGCATTATAGTAATAATTCTGACATTAAGCATAGTTTATTATCTACAATACTTCCATACATATCCATACGCTGTACTATTTTGACCATTTGCACAAGCATAAATTGTCTTCCTTTTGTAATCAGTCCCATTTTCAATAGAATTTATACTGTCCCATACTTTAATTAAATTTCCATCCAAATCATATTGTTCTATAGACTTGGTTTTCTTCACAGGAGAAACCTCTTCCACAGAATACCTCCAAATGAATCCCCCAGCAGACTTGTATCTACCTTTTAAACAGTTACTAATAGAAGGTCTATTAATTCCAAGAGCTTCTCCAGCTTGTTTAACACTATCCCATTCCTTGATTAGATTTCCATCTAAATCATATTGATAGATTGTCTTAACTTGCTTTGCTGTTCTCTTAGCTATAGCTTCCTCAGACAACCTCTTTCCCAAGTGAGCCTCTCTACATTTCCGCTTAGTTTCCTCAGTCCTCTTGACTCCTAAAGCACTATCAGCAATCTTTTGAATATTCAGGTCTGGTTTCAAAGTGTCTATCCACCATTGCTCCCTCTCTATGCATAGTTCCCTAGGACATAATTCCATTATCTCAAATGTGGCAATGCCATATTTATTAAATGCGTTCTGCGCGAACCTAGAGTGGTGTATATCTCTAATAAAGTCTAACTGGTGTTGTCTCCACCGTTTTCTAAAAGAGATTGCTGCACTACCGATGTAAACATGATTCTGGATAGTAATCTTATAGACTCCAGTTGATAGGGTACAATCTTGTCCCTGGAATACATAATTAAATTTAAAATTTTGTTCGTCCATATATTAATAACTTTTTGACAAAGTTACTAAACAATATGGACGAATCAAAACTATTTGTATGGAATTATAGAATTTCTAACTTAGGACTTAGCTGTGATTAATCCATCTAATCTATTACCAGCTTCGTCGACAATAGAATAGTCACAGCTCCAACATGTATTTCCAAAATTCTTGTGAATCCATTCGGAACTTCCAAATAATGAACCAACTGACTTATAGGTAAATCTTCTACCATAAGTAGTGGCTGACTGATGTAAATCTCCTTTTACAAAGACTACATTACCAGTGATGCCCTTATTGTCCAAATATTCATTGATGAAATTCTCTGTCTTCACGTCAAGAGTTAATGGTAGATTCTTGAACATGTCTTTATTATCTTTACCATGACACATTACATAGGTAGTTTCATTAAGAGTAAACTCTCCTATGAACTTGTCAAATACTTGACATTTAACATCAAACTGTTCTAATACAGCAGCTAATGCCAAGTTAGCAGCATAACCAAAATCACCATCATGATTGGACTCGCCAACACAATAATAATACATATTGGTATGCTTTACATTCTCTATCAGAGATTTAACAAAGCTAGTCATTAACTTAATATAAGTTTGCAATTGCTCCTTATTGCTCATGTTTTGAGCCAGTTCATGACCACCTCTTGTAGTTTGTCCATTATATCCGTCAAGAGAATCTCCAAGATTGCAGATAACTATATTCTCAAACCCACCACCAATGTAATAAGCTTCAGTATATACTCTCTTTATAATCATGTCAAATCTCTTCTTCATTTCTTCTTCGTTATAAGGATTCTGATAAATAGATAGAGGAGACACTGTGGCTCCAGTATGAATATCAGACAACCATATGATTAGGTCTTTGCCGTTAGAAATTGTCGGCATACGTCCCCAGTCATACAGATTATTGAAGTCTAGCCCTTCTATAAGAGCTTTGCCGTCAGCTATTTTAGCTTTCAGTTCGGCATTCTCCATGGCATACTTCTTAAGTAGTCGCTCGTTATTCTTGATGCGTTCTGCTTCTATGCCCCTTAGGAAGTCATTCTCCTTCTCCCTTAGTTGCATATCTTTAAGCTCGTCAATAGTATTCTCCTCAATAACATGAGGAGCAAATGGTGCTGCGGCTTTAGTAATATTGAAGACTTTGAGAATCTTCTTAAACTCCTCTAGAGAATATTCAGGGAAGCTACGACTTACTTCTCTTTGTGTTATGGATGAACCATAATAAGAGTAAAGTCTATGAATCATATTCATTTCATCCCTAGTAAGACTGCCAGTAAATGGTGCTTTGTCTCTTAGCGGGATAGTGAATTGATACTTAACAATCTTACCTTCATCATTTCTGACCAATGTAATCTTGCCAGTACTAGTTTCCTCCTCTTCAGAAGATGTCACTTCTTCCGATTTAGAACGACGTATAATACCTCTCTTGCTAACCTTGTCATACAGACTCATTATCATGTCGTAGGATTCCTTGTCGATACTGCCATCAGCTATATCTTTGTTTACTACCTGTTTCTTTACCCAGAAGTAATTCTGTGGAAGACCTACTTGTTCTGCATATGCATTTAAACTAATGTTCTGTTTTAAAACTTCTTGTAAGTGATTGATTAGCTTGGTAATTGTTGTTTCTCTCATTTCTGAGTTAAAATTAGATAGCCTTTCGGCGCTTATATAAAATCTAATCTCTTTTAGTTATGCACATCTGAATAAAAAGAAAAGGGACTACCTTATTCACATAAGATAATCCCTTTGATATTTAAAGTCAATAGAAGTTAAATTTTATCCTTCGACCCCAAAGCAGATGTATGTACCCATCTTAGCTGATTTTGACGGAGTGTGTTTTACTTCAAAAGCACCGTCTTCGCCTTCAACTACAGCCTTGATGTACTTGCAATAGATATCGCCAGTATAACCTTTCTTAGTGTAAAGTTCCTTAGCGATTTCTTTGGCTTTAGTTTTAGTTTCAAAGTTCAAGAACAATACTTCACCAGTTGCAGGATTGATTCCCTGATAGCCAGTTTTGTATTTACGTTTACCTTTCTCGTTCTTGATGTCACGCATAGTATAAGGACGTTCACGAGTATCAGCAGAACCTGCTTCAAATGTGATAGAACATCCGATGCCAGCAGCAAACTTAGTATGCTTAGCCAGATACTCTGCTTCAAATTCCTTCAAAGCTTTCTCTGAAATAGGTTTACCAGCTGTCTTCCATGCCTGAGTTGCATCACGAATTACTTGGAAAGGTGCTTGTGCGATTGCTTCTTGTTTAGTATAACCTTTTACTTCTACGTTCTTAAAATTTACTTGGTTTGTCATAATTAATTGGAATTTAAACATTAGTTCATTGTCATATCTCTTTGTTATTGTATTACAAAGGTACTGCTTTAATAGTAAACTACCAAACAGTTCTAATGCAAAATAATCTAAATTTAATTCTATTAATCTGACTCTCCTTCGAGAGGAAAGCGTTACAAAGATACTACATTTCTTGTAACTACACAAGCAAATTGCCAACAATTAGTGAGTTAATAAGATTTAACTATTATCGTTTGGCGGAAAGCAAAATTCATTTTTAGTCATTTGCTCCCATGTGTCTCGACTTTCCTCGTAGAACTTGTCCACGATTTCGTCAGAGCGTTTCTCTATTAATCCTGCTGCCCATAACAGCTGGTGGAAACGCATATCGGGATGTTTCCTGGCTAATACTTCCAAACTATGAATTATAGCCATGTTATTCAAATATCTGTCATGTACCATAATTAAAATGGCGTTTCTGGCGTAGTAGGTTCCCAAGGAAGCTCTTTATCAAGAATTTCATTAATCTTAGCAACCATATCTTTAGCCGATTTTAAATCAAATGTCAAGAACTCGGTAGTGTTTCTCATAAAATCATCACATATAACTGCGAGACCTTTAAGAAGACCCTCCGAATTATGACTTTCTTTGCCCTGTCTAATCTTCTGGATTACTTGCCAAGTAGTTGCGTTAGGAGTTTTGTTCCTAGCTTGCTTAGTAAGAAAGCATATTAGTGATATTAAAGCGAACTTAGTTCCTATATCACAGGCCAGACATCCTAAACTGAAGTACTGCTTGTAGTATTCCTTCAAATCATTCATAGTAGGCTCATAGTATTCCATCAGCATCGTATCCATAAAGCTCGTAATATGCTACACGCCTCAACAATGTAGTAAATTCAGTAAAACCCGACAACATATGACCATTATTAACAGGAAACACTCCAGACCTAAAATCCGGAACTGTTGATACCACTAACATATTAGCCTTAAGTGTGGGCTTTGCCTTATATTCATTCTCTATGTACAATTTCAGCATCCACATATACATAGCCATTTGCCTAGCATAGTGATACTTATCAAAGCTCTCATGAAACTTAGTGAGATAATGTCCACTAGTCTTCAAGTCATTGAGAACTAATTCATTCGACTCTGGACTGTATGTAAAATTATCCAACTTAGCTTTTAGTTTGAGAACCTTACTAAGGCCATTATGCTCAACAAGCACATCTATTAATAGTACAGACTCATTCTTGGAGATTGGCTTCTCTAATAAATAGTCTGGATTCAATAAGGATTGTATTTGTGGATTACATTCAACTGATACAATACATTCTCGTAGTTTGTCTCTAGATTTAGCATCAAGATAAATTGGAACCTTATCTGCAACATATTTGCTGCCCCACTCATAAGCTGTGCGTTGAGCATAATAGTTCTCGCATTTTATGCGCAGAGCATCCATTTTGTCTTCATCCATTTTACCTTTATAATAGCTAATCTTGTCAGACGCTACTACTATCTCATCCTTAGTAACAACACCATTAGCTATAAATAAAGGATACAGCTCATCAGCCATGAATCCGGCTTTAGCTGTTGGTCTATCTACAGACTCTACAAGAATAAAAGACTCTGGTTGCAGTACTAATTCATGTACTGCCGAACCAAAGTACAGCGAATCGGAGTATCTTCCATCAGCACCCAGTCCTGCTAAATAAGCTTCTGGGCTACCTCCTTGTTCTGGGTTTATAAGCTTCAATCTAGAATTACTAATGTAATCAGAATAAGCTTCACTGAAATACTCCTCATCACTTATCTCAAGGAACTTGATAGTTTCAATTAGTGGTGTAATTTTAATGTCTTTAAGCATAACTCCTCATGAATTGATAAGCATCTATAATCTCATCTTTACATAAGGAGAATACTTTAAACATAGGAAAGTCAATAGTCCTTTCTGTATGCATTAATAATGCAGGCAGTCCAGAACGTTGACATTTTAGTACGTTACTTAAAGAATCGTCAATAAAGACATCCACTTTACCTTTAATCATATCAGCCTTATTACCGTGTTGGTAATACATTTGATAGACTGGTCTATCTGGGAATCCATTTCGTCTTAGCCATTCTTTAGTCCAAGTTTTATTGTTTACACGTTTAGTGCAATATAATTCCGGAACAAAATCAGGTCTGTTAACTACTTTGAGATTTAACCAGAAGTCTCTGTCCTTACTAAGAATACGTTGTACATTCCTAGTAATCATGCTATCTTCAAGCATACGTGGATTACTAGCTGTATCGAAGTACTCACAGTAAGCACCCCAAAAGTCAGCTAGACAATCGTCAATATCTAAACCTATTCTAAACATTCATTGTCATCTTGTACGACTAGAACTCTTCTATATCGTATATGTCACCAATAATTATCTCTTTGTCTTTAGCCATAGTACCTGCCAGTTCATCATAATCACCTGGAGGGTCTATGTCATAATCTGTAATGAATAAGTCAATAAACTTATCCTCAGCTTCTGTAAAGCTTCTAGCTCTTACCTTCTCTAGCCATAAATCACCGTCGTCCAGACTATAACAAGGCAGAATATAAGTGTTCATCAGCAGATATAATAATTAAATGATTCAAGATTTAGTAAGTCAAGATGTGAATATATCAAATTTGCCATAGGATATTCTAATCAAGCATTACTAAACAAAGAAAGCCACAGATTACTCCGTAGCCTTCTTAATAAGTTCATAAAAGAAATCTTTACTCATCATAACGTATTCTCCGTCAGAGCCCATGTTTACTCCCTTGTCAATCTGCTTGTTCCAGATTATTACTAAGGGTCTATCTTTACGACCACATGTTTTGATAATTTCAGCAATAGACGGTGTGTTCTTAGTACATTTACATTGTACGTAACATGGCAATTTGTCCTCGGTTTCAGCTATGTCAATTTTAGCATCGTCCAGATTCTTGGACTCACTACGAGATGACTTTAGGCCTTTATAACCAAGTCCTATCAATTCCTTAATAATCTTAAGTTCATAATTATTACCTTTACGTTTAGCATATGCACCGTTACGTTTCTTCTTCGGTTTTACTTCTTCAGTGTTCTCCATGCCCTTTCAATTAAATTAAGTGTCTTCTCTCTACCATATTTAGCATGAAAGTCAGATATATCTTTAGCTCCATAAGACCTAGGAATGAAGATGCAGTCTATGTTAAACTTCTTTCTTATCTGGTTCATGTTATGAATGCCAGGCAAGTCGTTATCATAGAATACAACTATCTTCTTAAATCTTTTACTCAACTTCTCGAATTGAGATTCAGTTAAGAATAAATTCTCTGAATTAGGAGCTATTGCAGTAATTCCTAAAGAATATAGACACATAACGTCTTTCATACTCTTAGTAACTACTAACAAATCGCCTTCTGCCGGAAGCTGATGTGCTCCCTGTAACATGATAGACTTCCAGTTAGATAGAAACCGTGTAGTTCCTCTTTCTCTAAATGGAAAGTAGATTCTCCATAACTCAACCCCTTTATCGTTCTTACCACGATAATAGCCAAACATGGGATTCTGTGGACCAGTAGTGGCATAATAACTGCCATTTAAATAGACAGCCTTGCAAGAATAGACTCTGAATCTCTTCAGAATCTCCTTAGTAATGCCATATTGTGCCCACCACTGTAGTTCAGATTCAGTGAACTCTTGTACATCAGCTCTTATAATCGCAGGTCCATCGTCCTTAAATTCAGACTTACTTGCGACTACAGGCTTATTGTTCTTAGGTAACGTTTTATGAGTTATATAGCCAAAGTCGTTAGCAATTATTTGCAATGCCTTATAATAAGTACAACTATACTTATACATAACCACACTAATGAAATTACCATAGAACTGTCCGCTGAAGTCATTGAATATGATGTCTCCAGACGCATTCCTATAAAAGGAACACGTAGGAGAATTATCATTTCTCAACGGAGATTTAAACAACCCTTTCTTAACTGGGATTCCTAGATAGTACTCAAGATAAGTTTCCTGAGTCTGCCTTTCAAGTAAATACTTCTTAGTAATTTTAGGTTCATATTCCAATACCATATTATTTCAATGTTTAATGTTTGAACCTCAAATTTACTAATTAATTATTACACTTCAAAGTCAAGGTCTGCGTTATCTGTGGCTGCATCATTAGATGCTGCAAAATCGTCAGAACTTGTACCAGGCATATCAGTAGGGCCGTTACTCTTCTGTTTATTCATCTGACTGATTTCATAGTCAGAGAAGAATACTTTGTCTCCTAACCAGTTGTTAGAGATATATGCATCACCTGCTTTACTGATATTGACGAAATAAGGCAGACAAGGTTCGCCTTTCTTATTAGCAATCAGCTTCAGATTAGTATGCTTATTAACTGCATCCTTAGTGATGTCGGCAAATGTCTTTACCAATTTCTCAAACTCTTCCGGAAGGGCAAAAGTTTTAGTTTTAAATGCTTCATATTTCTTAGGAGCAAGTTGTTCTCCAATATGAGCTAACATAAATTTAAACTTCTCAAAGTTGGACGGACTTTCACGTTCAACTCCATTGTTAGAGCTTACTTGTCTTACATCATCTCCCTCTTTAGGACAGAATACTGTTTCTTCATAAACACCATTCTCATTCTCGAATGAAATTCTCATGGTTTTGTACACTGCGTCAGGGTCTTTCTTACCCTTAAACTCATTAAATGTTATTCCCTTGAAGATAACATCGTGGATTTCCCATGGTTTCAGTCTTGGTTTAATAGATGATGTACCGTTCGTGTTTGTTAAGTTGAAATTCATTGACATAGTTTATAAGTATTAAAGTTCAAAAGTTAATGGGTCAATCTCTTTAGCTGACTCATCTCCAATCTCTGTGTCTAACGGCAAATCAATGTTGTCGCTTTCATCTTCTAATACCTCTATGTTATCTACTTCAGGCTCTTCCGGCCTTTCAGCATTACCAACTAATACGAAGAGGTCGTCTTGACCTTTCATCGTAGTTACTGTAAATGTATCGCCATACTGACGTAGCATGTCATTAGCTTTACCTCTACAGCTGACAGACAGGCTCTTAGTAAGTTTGTTTCCACCTTTGGTTCCAAAGGCTTCATCAGTTCCTATAACGGGGAAAGTGATTCCGTCAATTTTCTGATATTTAATACTAAGTCTATCTTCCCAAGCAACTCCCATTAATTGGGCAGCTGCTTTATTAAGTATGTACTTGTTAGGGTCTAGGGTAATTTGCGGTTCAGATGTCTCTGGAACCTCTTCCTTGACTGTTCTAGTCTTTACTTCTTCTTTGACAATTTCCTGCTTTAGAGATTTATACTCTCCAGTAGCTGGGTCAAAGTCCAAAGTTAACAGCATTTTAACTATCATTCTCCGTATTCAAATTTATTGATTGTGTCAATCACCATCTTCATATTAGGTTCAACATATAAATCAGGGAAACATCCTGCGGTACTTCTACAAGTATCTGGACCAAGTGACCTTGTTCTGAATTTATAGTCAACCTCTTCATCATTTACAATCTTCTCTGCATACAGCAAATAATTAAACAGTCCATCTATATTAACAGACCTATCCAACATCTTTCCAGTAGTAAATAACTTATATTTAGGGTCATAGTCGTTACCGTCATTTACAATATGAGATATGAACACTACAATTAAATCCTCTCTAAGAGTCATAGCCTTCATTATTAAATCATAATAGTGCTTTGCAAAGTCAATATGCTTATCATATCCTTTCTCCGCACTTCTAGACATCACCTCTTGTGAAAGAAGATAATTACTATCGTCAATTACTAAGACCTTAATCTCTGGCATTTTAACATTAACTACATTCATGATGTTCATCACTTTGGCAAATTCATTGCTGAAATACCAATTTCCAACATAGTTCTTGTCTTTGTCCTGAGTTAGCTTCTTGTAATTCTTCCTAAATCCTGGAATTGATAATTGTTTAGGAGTACAGCTAATGATAAATGTCTCCTTTGGGTTTAAATACTGTAGGGAACTAGACTTACCACTTCCCGAAAATCCTCCAAGTCCTATAATTTGGCTCATTAAATCATAATGTTATGGTTACGCGTAAATCATCTTTCTTAGTTCGTTCTATCTCGACTTCCCTGTCTGGGAAATCAATAATAGTCCAATCTGGATTCTTATACTTGTCATAATCATTGATTTCAGACGCAGACGGAAGCTCTTTAAAGATACCACACCTACCATAAAATCCTACACCAATGGCTACGTCAGACGCACCAAATCTATTCTTAAGAACCAATAATGACCTGAAACCATCCTTTAGCTCTTTAATGCAATATCCTCTATATGTAGACAATTTGCTTCTAAATGGATTAAATAATACCAATACTACATTGGCATCCTCACTCGGAGAACCACTCTCTTTTAAATCTGACAAATCAGGTTCTTGCAAGCCTTGTTTTAGTCGTTCTGCATTATTAGCATTTCTATTGAACTGCATAATATTGATTGGAGATATCTTACATTTATTTCTAAATGAGACACCATATGCCGATATTGTATCAATCTCCTCTTTCTTGCTACGACCCAACTGTGGTCTCACTAAGCCTAAGTGGTCAGTAATTACTGCGATAATTTGTTTCGGATTATTAAGTTCATAAGTATCTTCATCAACAAAGGTTCCAAATTTCTTTAAATCCTCTATGATTAGAGACTTATACTTCTCTGAATTGAGAGTGCCGTCATGTATTATTAGTCTGTCCTCTATAGATTCTAGCCATGGAATACATTCCTGTACTAACTCATAATCCTCATTAGAGAGTGTAGAGTCCTTGCCTCTAGACAATAACTCTTTAAAAGATATTTGTTTACCATATGTCTCATATATATGAAGAGAGAGCAATTTAGCAAGTAACTGCTCAGCACTCATCTCCAAAGAGAATATAATAAACTGAACATCCTTATCAGAATCAGAGTCCAGTAGAGCCTTATATATAAAGGAGTGAAGCACGAAACTAGTCTTACCGTTACCAGTTCCTGCGGCAATCAGGTAATAGGTCTCTTGAGTTAATCCGTCAATTATATGCTCCAGCTTAGGCATTCCAAGTGATAACCCTTGATTGTCACCTTCTCTACCTCTTTTGATAAGTTCGATTAGTCTGCTAGTATATGTCATAGTTCCGTCATAGTATCAAACACTAATTCTTCATATGTTCCATCTTTAAACTTCTCGATGCCTTCCCAAGCCTTAGACATTATAAAGTCAGCAATGTTGACATTTATCAGATTACATTTGTTCTGCTTAGCCCAATTGACTAACTCTATCACTCTTTTATGATTCTCAAGTTTCCACCCTATATTCTTGCCATATCTAAAGAACATGTCTTCCAAAGTGTTAAACTTCTTAGACCAGTTCTTTAAACTATACTCCCTACCATTAATAATGACAATATCTGGGTATGCTTCCCAGAACTCTCCTCCCAGGTCTCCGGAATACTTTCTATAATTCTTAATGAAGTTTTCATTAAAGATTACAGATTCAGGGTCAAACGTCTGACCCTCTGCGGGAATTTTATACTTCTTAGTAATGACTCCCTTCACCTGTAGACTTAATAATACGTCTCTAAGGCGGGTTTTAGTTATTGGCATTCCCAGATATCGGATGAGGGAGTCTTTATGTCCCTCTTCTGGTTGTGCCAAGAATAGCAACTCAATCATTAACAACTCCTCAGCAGTAAGCCTATACTGCTCCATTATTAACAACTGATTCTCTATTGTTAAACTTAATTTCTCCAAGCGTATTGATTAATAAGTAAATAACTTACTAATCTATCAGCTGTGATACTTTGTTATTCTGATTTCTCAGTGTCCTCAATCACATAAGCTTCGCCTGCTACTTCGTAAGGAGCTATAAACTCTTTAAAGAGTTCTGTCTGCCTTGCTACCATAGCCTTGACGTCATAGATTCCACCTTCAAATTCAATTTCACCGTTTTCGTTGACACCACTAGCATGAATGATACTATCAAACGTGTTAGTAAGCATTACAAGTTCAAGCAATCTTTCAGTTGTCATGTAATTTTGACCGTTAAGGATTACAAAGATACGATAATCTTGTTACATTTCAAAACGAATCTACTTAAATTTCAGGCTCGTAATAAGACTTTGCACATCTAGAGGGCTGCGCTCTAAATGCACAGACATCATGCAAATACGATGCTCTGAATGCTTCTCTAACAGCTCTAATAGCTTAACAGCATCAACATCAGTAGATACTGTTGAAGTTCTATCAGGCTGCCCTTCAGCACCTATGTTGCAATATAACACTCTAAACATTAGAACCTAAATATCATTTTAGTTTCTTTGTTCTTCTTAGGAGTAAATTCTCGCCCTTCTAGTAGATTTAATAAATCAGAATCGGCTATAGTGATATAATCCTTACTACCAGTACTCTTGCGAAACCATTCTTCTTCAACAGTTCCCTTGATTACTAAAGTAAAGACTTCCGCTACTTTATTCTCTGCCTTTCTAATAACTCTACCTATTCTCTGCGTCTTAGACGTAGGACTGGAATCATATCCAAGAATAACGGCTACTGACAGTCCTGGTATGTCAGCTCCTTCATCTAACATCTTAGAAGTATTAAGTACTCCCACAGATGCTGATTTAAACTCCTCTAAAGTCATCCTTCCCTTCTTCTTAGTTTCCTTACTAGATAGTACCTTACCATACTTGATTTGTTCGGCAATCTTGATTGTCTTACTAAAAGTAATACATTTCTTGTCTTGCCTATGCTCAAGTATCATATTTGTAAGTTCTATCTTTTTAGGATGTTCATAAATGAACTTCTTCCTTGCCTGTAAAGTCCTATTGAAACCCATAGCATGAATTAGAATGGTCTTATTAAGAGCTTTCCATTCATCTGGTTTCTTGTCAAAGTCGGGAAGCATAGTTTTAGCTAGCTCAATTCTCTTCTGCCATTTAGTAGCACAAGCCATAGCAAGTGTAAAATCATGACCGAAGAAAGCAAAATGCTCATAAAACTCTCTATTTAACTCATAGTATTTGTCTAGATTGTCTACTTCTACCATGACTTTGTATTCTCTGTAAGGAGATAGCCAGCCTCTAGCAGTAGCTTCACTAACATCTACTCTATCAACTACTGGACAATACTTCTTGATATAACTATCCTTACCGTCTAGTCGTTCCATAGTTGCAGTTAAACCTAGAATTATTTTATACTTGACTACTTCAAATACCTTTCCAAACAGGTCGGAAGCATATTTATGACATTCATCAAGTACTAGCAAATCACATGTCCACTCATGTTTCACAACAGAGTTTATTATTAGTACCTCGTACACCATTGGGACTTGCTGCTCTGTTAAATCACTAAGCCATTGTCTCTGTAGTGCATCAGTAGGTACTACTATTATAATTCTTCTACCAGGATTCTTAGCCAAGAATCTTTTCATACACATAATGGCAGTTCTAGTCTTACCGAAACCGGTACAATAGACTAAAGAACCACGCAACTTATTATCTACCCAACGTTGAACACCAATTGCTTGGCGTTCATCTCTGCTTACGTTTCCGAATAAGTCTGCCACTTGTTATAGGCTAAGCCCTTAATTAATAACTCATTTGAATCTATTACCTTGAACCCTGTTATTTAATATTAGTAAATTCTCACAAGTTACGTTAAGCAGCTTATACCTACTACATAGTAATCTGGATTAACTGTGGTCAGCATCCAGAGTACATTATAAAGTATAGCCTTTAGCATCACATACTAATTTAATTTGGTTCTTGCGAGTTTCCCACTGAGATATATGGAACTTCACTTCATCTTCCAAAGAATACAAGATTCTATTTCTAAGAACCTTTAATTGGTCAGTAGTTAGTTCTGTATACTTCTTACTCTTCAAATTAACCATAGAACGAAGCTGTGAATAGCTAAGTCCTTTAGGAGTAACATAAAGAGGCATTGTGGGCTTCAGACCTAGTCTTTCCTTCGCCACTTCAATCTTATCTCTTATCTGACCTGTCTTAGGGTCTTTCTCCACTAAGTCCTTGCTCTCTTGAGCAGTGAACCATAGACCTTGCTTGAGAATAAATGTAAGAGTAATGTGTTGTTTGTTGAACTTTCCCAGTCTGTCCAAACAACCTTCGCGTACTGTCTCTGTTGGAATGTCTCCAAACTCTTTAGGACAGCCGCACATAGTTCCTTCAATTGGATACTCTTTCGGGTCTATACCGTCCTTATTAATATCCAAGAAAGAGACTAACGCCTCTAGGAACTTAAACCTTGGCATATGCTGCTCCTGTTCTAACCAGCGCAAGAACAATTCTGCGTTACAACGCTGACGCTGGTCTTTAATAATGTCCAATAGAACATAACGACCAGGATAGTCCTTGTTAGTATTATAGAGCATAGAATCACAATGTGCATAGAAATTACGAAGTTCTTCTTCAGTACAATCAACCAAGCGTTTCTCCTCTTGTACTAAAGCTCCATTTACTTCTTGCTTACGACCCTTCCAAATGAAAGAGTTGATGTCATTATTCTTTCTATCGATAGCTGATGCCAATTTCTCTCTGAACATAGATATATCATATTAATTTTAGATAATGGTCTAATCTCGTTAATTTAGATAATCTTTTACAGTATAATCTCACCTTCTGGTGGTTTCTCATAAACAAAGTCTTCGAAATATATATCGGTATATTTATACTTCTCAAAGGAGTCAGTGATGGGATTATACCATGTGTCTTCCCCTGCATATACTTCCTTACATTTCAAATACCCGATGTCACCAACTCTTAAGAATGGACCTTCCCAGTTAGGACATCGGGTACACATTTTATATGTGCCGTTTGACAAATCTTTGAATGCATAGACTATATAGCCACCAGCATCTTCCTTACTAGCTAGTAATTCAACGCGTATGGTATATTGAATCATCATTCCGAGCCCACCAGCTCATTTTGTCGTTTATTAACCCCACCGTCTTTATAATGCACACAACCATACTTGGCGAAATCACAAACACTGCGCTCAATACCTCTGAAACAGGGATATCTAGAACAGTCTTTGCAAGTTCTCTCGGGGTATTTGTACTTTACTCCATCTCTGTCCTTATCAAAACTGTCAGATAGTTTGTTCGCCATGTTCCGAATAGTAGTTTGCCAAGAATTTGCTATTTAATCAGTAAGGCTAATAATAAGCCTACACTGATAGCAAATCCTCCTATTGACAATGTAGTTAATCTCTTGTTCTTTTTGTTCATCTTAGCTATCTGCTCCCGTTGCTTACTAATAGCTTCATCATACATCTGCATTTGCAATTCTGCTCGTGCTAGTTGTTGAAGTCTTATACTATCAGTTTTAGCATAGTTAGCAGTTAGTAATTCATAAGATGTAAGCTGTTTATTGAGTTCAAACCTCTCTAGCTTAAGCTTCTTATGCTCCAGAAATATAAGGTTACTAGCCTTTAATTGCTGTGGAGTAATCACAACTAAAGAGTCATCTACCAGCTTGGGATACATATTCTGCGAAGAAAGATGCATCAGCGGCAATAGACTGATTAGTAATATCAATAAGCTCCTTTTCATACCAATTATTAATAGTGTCTATCTTACCTTTAGAATTGGTAATGACACTAATTAGACTGTCGTTAGTAATTTCTAACTTCCTTACTTCCTTATTGAGCGAGTCTATAGCTTGCTCATATTTAGTGTTGTCAGGAATAACTACTGTGTTTCTATCCTTGCAAGCCCATGCTATACCAAGGCATATAGCAGCAGCAATCACACCTCCAACGAAAGCATCCTTAAATTTCATTTCTGAGACTGATAGTAGTTATAGATATCATAGATAACATCCACTCTATCATTCTTAGAAGTTAATAAGGTATCCAAGCATGTACGTTCTTCATCAGACAGTGATGCTTCTAGTTCAACCATTTTACGTCCTTCTTCATAGATAGCCTTAGCTGTATCATATCCTTTCAGATACTTGCCAGGGCATTGTTTGAAGAATGCTACTTCCTGGTCAAGAAGAGCATTAACTACACCACGGTTAATCAATCCGGGGTCAGTACTGTACAGAGCATGATTATGTAGTTTACGAGCTTTACCAAGAGCTATTTGAACTCCCATATTCTCATCAAACTCATCTTCTGGTTGACATACAGATACGCCAATAGACAGACATTTATCACTTAAGAGTGCATCTTCATCCCAGTTCTCTGTATCTGGGTCAATTTCAGCACATACTTCTTGTGACAATGCAACCATTACGAACTTACGTTCCATGCCAGTAAAATCAACAAAACTGTCAACTCTATACTCAACTCTTTCTTTCATAAACTTGTAGATTAAATGTTTCCAAATGTAATCTCTTTAGATAAGTTAATCTGATTATAGGCAATTACTTGCGACCTAGACCATTATAGAAATCAAGTATTGCATTCTCTTTACGAAGCCAAGTAGCCTGTTCTTTAGCCATATCAAGAATAGTACGACTAATAGATTCTTCTTCTACTTGCTCTTTAACTAACATACCTTCATCCTCATCCTCTCCATTCAACCATTGGAATGTAGCCCAATCACTCTCTTTTTGAGCTTGGTCTACAATCTTATTAATACCACGAGTAGTCTCAATCTCCCTATCTACTGTGGCAGCAAAGGGCATGACTCTATCAGTGATTTCAACATTAATGGCTGGAACAGGCGGATATTGGAACAGAGCATCGTTAGTGGTTAGATATTCAAATATCCAAGAATGATGCAAATATTCTTCTTTAGCACGACCTCTCCAGTAAATACCTAGCTTTGGCAAACCCTCTACTTCAAAGTAATTGGCAAAGGTCATATACAGAGCATGGTTGGCAAGTTCGGCTGACATCTGTTTTACCAACATCTCAACCATTACAGTTGATAGTGGGCAAACACGTCTAGACTTATCAATCACCTGCTCTGTATACTTCATAGTAGGTTCAGCGCCTACGGTTTGAACTCCTTCGCTTGTCTTCTCCTGTATTGGATTTCCGTCTTTGTCTAGCATTCTCACGTTCTAACACTTTAAAATTGTTGTTCATTAAATAATCTAGGGGAGCTGCTAGCCAAGTAATATACTTAGCACATGTAATCTCATCGTCGACTTTAATAAACTGCGATTCCCTTACCTTAATAGGCTTATCAGTAGTATAGAACTTAGAACCTACACATTCTACCCTATCCTTCCTAATGAGGTATAGTTGTACTTCATATAGAAAGGAAGGATATACTGTTAGTTTAACGTCCCCAGAATGGTAGACAGTCGGGGGCGTAGGTTTTGCCATTCCAAGAATATTTAGTAACCTGGGACTTCTCTGTCTTATATTTACTTAATAAGAAAGGGATGTCAGATTGAATACATTTATGGCTAAATGTGTTCTTTGGTATAGGTTTGTTGGTCTTTGGATTCATTTTACCAGTAGTAAAGTTACCACCCTTTACATACACGACCAGAGTTCCAGGAATAGGAATAGATTTGGCAGGAGCCGGCCATTGATAACTTGGAGCGGGGAATCGTCTATAGCGTTTCCACAACTTACGTTCTTTAGGAGTTTTACTCCACACACTTGGGTCACGTGGTGTTACAGACGGCTGTCTTAAATGCTCTGCCACCATGAAAGCATCATCGGTCAAATCCTTGATTCTTAGTCTTTTGAATCTCTCCTCTGGAGTCTCTTTGATAGTTTCCTTCTTCATTACTGATAAGTTTAATGAGTTAAATATTAGTTATTTACCACGTTTGGTATAAACTGCCCCACAGACATTACATTTATAAAGCCTGTTGTCATAATCGAACAGCGTGTGAGTAGTATCTCTACCACACCTTGCACAATTCATTAACTTAACAAATTCATACACCTTCTTCGGCTTATGAGGTGCCGTACCTTTCTTACGTGAAGCCATAGCTTAAATTCCTTTAGTTAACTCTTCTAATCTAGTTACTTCTTGTTTGTAATCTTGAATATATTCTTTCAGAGACATGGCATCTGGGTGCTTACACTCTATTCTATAATCCGCTATTCTTTGAAGACATGCAGATATGGGAAGTCCATAACCAATTACTTTAAACTCCTGACGTTCTCCGTCCTTAGATTTAATAGTCTTTAGTATAGATAGGTCCCAGAAGTGTAAATTGTCACCTACAGATTCCATTCTAAAGTCAGCTTCTTCAATAATCATACTTGATTATCCGTAAAGTTAGTATTAGTTTAATCTGATTGTTCTTCTAATACCTTACCTATTAGCCATAAGTATAAGAATGGTGATATGACTGGACATGTCATCCACCAACCTACATCCTCCTCTACGACTTCCCAGAAGTATTCTTCATCCAAGTCGTAGTATGCAAGCATGTAGTTCAGTACAATGTTTAGTAAGTAAGACACACCATACAGTGCGAGCACTATTAATATTACAATCACAATTTCTCTTTCTCTACTCTAAATTGACAACATAGTTTCTGCAACTCGAGTATGACGGGTTCTAAGGTACTAACACCCTTAACCAACACTGCTCGTTGGTCTACCGTCCTTCTAGCTAAATGAGATTGGACGCTGGAAACAGCATCTTCGTATCTCTTCTTAATAAGGTCTCTATTCTCGAAATACTTGGGAATTTTACCATGCAGATATATTAAAGCATCTAATGCCTTAATAAGTTCCTTATGGCTCATAGAAGTAGATATTCTGTCATAAATAAATACATATCTATCAACTCCGTCTGGAATGATATTTATATATTTATCAGTTTCAGTTCCTTCTCTTCCTACATGGTCTGCTAACCTCACAGTAGCAGAGAATCCGTTCAATGTGTAGTACTCCGAATCTCCCTTATAATTAGTAGAAGTAAATCCCTTCCTCTTCAGCCATGCTTTTAGTTTGCTCAACCCTCTCATCTTGTTTAATCTTCTTTTCCACCTTTCGAAATATCAAGTCTTCGTCAAGTGGACATCTACACTCCATAGTACAGTCACTGGCTTTAAAGTAACAGCCAAAGCACGCGCAACCACTGTCAACGATTTCTACCGGACTGCCGTTTACAGTGATAAGGTCTCCTACCTGTAAAATGGGTATTAATTCATTGTCTTCGTACTTAAATTTCTGCATATCTAAAGTTAAAAAAGAAGGGCCAAACCCAGACAATCACTAGAATAGACCTTACCTCATTAGAAGTAAAGAATAATCTAATAACTAATCTGAATTTGACCCTAAACGGCAGTACGAATATCGTTCTGCGCGATTAGCACTACATTAAATATAACGTAGCCTAAAGTCCGTTATCATAGATGATAACAATAATACCAAGGATTGGCATTAGGTGTGTTGCTAGGAGCAACGAAGAAGAGCCTACATCCCCCCCCCCCAGTGATATTCTGGCTGGAATGTCTATTCCATAACCTATCACCATACATAAGAACTATTCAAAGTAGTCTGGGAACTTATCTTTTAATATTTCAGATATGTCCACGCCAGTCAGTTCAGCCATAGATAATTCTTCCAACATTGCGTCTTCAGAATCGTCCACACTACCGTCAGCGCTATCAATAAGATTGAGCAGTAATTGAGCTTTCTCATCAGTCAGCCCGTCTTGCGCCCATTTACTTACTACTTCTGCAAAGAATTCATCGAACTCATAAGAAGTTTGCTCGTCTTCATCAGCGATTGCATTCTTCTTGGCAAACAGTTCTTTGATGTCTTCATCTGTAATAGTTCCGGCTTTATCATAAGCCGCGTTCAATGACTCTATAAGAGAGTCTTGTTCATCGAATGTCATTGTTGTTAACAATTAATGTTAAGAACATGTGAATAGTCTATTCACACCAACCCTCAAGGGCTTAAGATAATGTATGGTAATCAAATCACCATTACAGCAGTGGGGACTGCTTAAACAGGCATTTCACTCTCAATTATGCCTGTGGTTATGTTAGAATAAAGAAATTCACTTCTTCCAGGATATGAATAGATATTCTCCAACTAAGCCAGGATATCCTTCTTTATCAATAACCTTAACGAAGAATCGTTTATCTTCGTAGTATTTAAGGATTTCATCCTTGGCTTTAGCTACATCATCATTCAAATCCATAACAAGACTAAAGTAATTGTTCTCACTCTTAGCCTTAATAAGTTGGTCAGTAGTATCTAGAAACCTCTTAATTAGAGTTTCTTGTGTCACCACTTCATTGTAAGTGGCAACTGAATATGCCTCGTCCGCATTCATAGATTCACCTTCCAACAATTTACCAAAATTAAAGATATTCTTCATAATAACTAATAATTGGTTTGTGACTCAGGTGGGGCTCTAACCCACAACCCTCTCCTTAGGACGGAGATGCTCTATACTATTGAGCTACTGAGCCTTGAAAGCTATACGTTAATACTCCCAGTGTGTCTGCCTTTTACTTTAACAGAGTTAGCATCAATGTCTCCTTGTACATTACCACCAACCTCAATACTGTTAGCTTCTATAGAACCTCCCACATTGCCTTTAACTTTAACACTATTACCATGTACAGTAAATGCGTCTCCGTCAATATCACATGTGTTGCAGTTAAGCTCTTTTACGTTACCAGTAAAACTGATATGTACACTATCCTTATTCGTTTCAGATATTAATTTACCATTTACGTAAATTTTACGCTTGATTTGTGAGATAGTGATATTGTCCTCTTCAATGTCATAGGACTCATTATCAATAAATAACTTATTCATGATTCTTTTTATCCAGTTCATCTTCCTTCGTAATACTTAATCAGTTTATCAAATGCTTCAATCCTAGCATTGTGACCCTTCTCGTCATCGGGAGTCCACCAAAATGCCTTACCATACCTGTCTTTAGGCGCACCTAAAAACTCTCTATTGAACTCGGGGAACATGGCAACTACATCACATTCATCGTAGATGTTGATTCCTCTTTCTGTGCCAGCCATAGCATGTTCAATGCAGAAACACATTCCCCAGTATTCTGAATGGTCTTCAAACAGCTTCTTAGCTTTTAGTAAGATAGTGTGCTTATTGATTCTTTCTGTGTACCAATGGATGAGTTTATCGAAGGCTATAAGCCTGTGTTTCTTCTCATCTACGGGCCACCAAAAGACCAGCCTAGCTACTTCTTCTCGTTTGACATTACCTCCTAGAAACTCTGGGTTAAACTCCGGAATTAATGCCACTAATTCATTATAAGAGGGAGGTATTCCTTCTTTAAACACTCCGTTGAATGCTTGCTTCATATAGTGGCACATACCACCATTCTTATCACTACCTGGCTTTGTATCTTTATCGTACAAGTCTTTAGCAGTCTTTAATCTTTTAATAATTTCTAAGTTAGTCATCTCTTTCCTCATTAAGTTAGTAGTCCCAGGCAGAGTCGAACTGCCATTTCAGGTTCCGTAGACCAGCGTTCTATCCATTGAACTATGGGACCATACAGGAAGCAATTCCGATTTAACGGCCGCCCTTGCCAGTATCACGTACTGGGCTTTTCACGTGGACGGTCTGTCAGCATAACTCACAGTATTACTTACATGCTTCCTTTAAAGTTTAGCCTCTTCCAGCGCAAGAGCACTTATAGTCACTCTTCGCCATAGTACATCAAGTATAGCACCTGCTGACGCAAACCATATCTACGTGTAACCACGTTAGCTTCCGCTCTCATGGAAAGCGCAGCATTGATACTCCTCTTGAGTTTATCGGCATCAAATAGCAAACCAGTCACTCCTACTAATCCATTAGGCTCATCAGCGCAGATGTAATCTACTGCTTCAAAGAGCTGGGCTTTAGTTTCAGAGCTGTTCACCTTCTGCCATTTCTTTATTTCTTTCTCAAAGTTCATAATCAATTAAGTGCTTCAAGTTCTTTAGCTAATTCTTCCAGAGATTTGCCTTCGAGTTCAGCGTCTTGTTTCTTAGCCATAAGGTCAAGAATCTTCTGACGCTTAGCTTTCTTCTCACTTTCAAGTAGACGGTCTTCCTGTTCTTGCAACTTAACATCAATAATGTGTTTTGCAATATTGAATTTCAGTTCAAGTTCGGTAGTGTCCTTAGTCCGGGTTTTGATGAAGCTTTCAGTTTTAGACTCTTGCAATTTCTTGTTAAGAGCAATTGCAATATTGTCAAGTTGAATTAAGGGTAAATCCCACAAGTCTTCAACAGAAAGAACTCCACGTTGCGTGTTAAAACGCAATTTCATTCTAGATGCTTTCTCAAACATAATTATAGCATTAAATTGTTAATACGTTTATATTCTTCAAACACTTTGTCCTCTGATTCTTCTCCCCACATACTGTGAATGAGAATACCATAAGCACAAGGCTGGTACACAATAGGGTCTACTGCCTTCTTAGTGATTGTAACCTCTGGATTGTTTAATTGACTAGGAGGGCAAGCTACAAACAGCTCATTTTTGCTTATCTTAACAGAATCAAAAGAAACTATGTTAGGGTAGCTAAAAGCCTTTACATCAGCAGGAAGGCCGGGATTCTTGTTAATTATACTAGACAGCCTGAGTGTGCCTTCTATATCAGGGCCAATAACTATGTGATTGTGTGATTCTATGTATTTCTTCAGATTGTTCAACATAGTTTCACTGTCACTGTATCCGTAGTTAATACCTGTAACATAATAATACGCCCCATTAGCATACTCTAACCCTAAATCAGAGAACATTGGTCCTTCACCATTAAGTTTACGCTTAACTTCTAAGATTTCTCTAATATTACGGTCAGGAATCACTCCAGTGTACTGTTTTAGTAGACCTTTGACAAGTTTATACTTCTTACAAACATCATCAAATTGTTTAGAACCAACTAGAAGAGTACTCTCTCCGAACACTTCTCTTGCACGCTTTACGAAACTAAACAAGTTCTTAGCGCGCATGGCATCCAGAGCTATCTGATTATATTCCGATATTTTAGCTTGCAATAACCTAGCATTCTTTGAGCTGCCCAGTCCAGCATCAACCAACGTGTTGTATTCTCTTACTAATGTATCTCTATTAGGAATATCAACTGATGTCTTGGAAACAGAACGTAGATATTCCTCCATACATAAAGCAAGAGCCATAGCTATGTTGGACTGAATAGTCGTCACCGGCACGTCAACCACTTCTGGAGTTATAACTTCAGAATCATTGCGTTTTAGAAATCTAAACATCAGAAATTGACTTTTAAAGTTCTACTAAATGTTCCGTCCACTTTAACAATAACGGAATTACGCATAGTAGATGAGAACCCTAATCCACTCAATTGATGTTCTTGGTAAGGAGTCTTCATCTTATCAGCTAGAACCTCAAATACCTTACGGTGAGGAGTTAGCTCACTGTTAAGATATTCGTTAAAGAATCCACGAACAGGCTCCGGATTCTTGCAATCATCCAACATAAAGAAGTAATGTTTATTGCCAATACCCTGCTCATCCCAATAATTGGGGGACAGCATCATCACGTTCACCTTATGGAACTTGTTAGTATCAATATTCCATAGGCTTACTGACGAATGGCTAGTACTGGGTATTAGCTCTCTTATTTGGATACCTTTAGATTTACTGTAAGTAATCTCGGCAACCATGACATTCTCTTTATGTTTAACGGGTTTGTCATAGACAAATTGTCGGACTTCTCCATTGTGTTCTATTTCCAATGTAAATCCTGTATCAACAGATTCTCTACAATGAAAGTTATTAACATACACAACATACTTACCTTTAAGCATCTTGCGTTCGTTAACCCATATAATGTTCTCAACGGGTTTGCGAGTTTTGCCATATCCGGCATTTTCATCCACGTCTAGCTTACCACCACTTCTGCCGATTCTGTTGGAGTAATAAATTTCAAGATTATTAGGTTCAACGACATGCAAATCCAAGTCATCATAGTTAGACCATGCCAACGAACATCTTAAGAATCCTTCAGTCTGACCACCAGCAGCTCTTACTTTCTCTTTAATAGAATCAGCTACCCCTCCATTATATGTCCAAGCAAAGTTGTTTGGCCATTTAAATAGATTCTTAGCATCCTTATTAACAGGAGCTGTAAGAGTTACTAAGTTATTAGACAGCCTACTCTCCATTAACACTTCTATGTTAGTGGCAGTGGGTACCACATTAGCAATGAAATCATCAATGCTAATTTCAGTTAACTTGTCAAACTTCTTAGGATTAACTTTAGTGTCTGCGGCCAGTTCCTCGAATATGTTTCCGGCCATTACCTTCTTGGCATCACGGTTAGCGAATATAACATTGTTGACTGTTATATCCTCTAAGGCAGCATGTCTACGAGGTAGAGAATCCATAAGACCTAGTTCCTGCACTTTCTTCTGTGCTTCCTCAATCATTCTTTTAGTAACAATTGACTTAGGTCTTTGATAGTTCTCTGGAGCCATGATACGTTCGTATGCAGTCACACAATCGTCCAATTCAAGTCCTGATGATATATTTACCAACAATGTACCAATTGCCATATTACGAATGCGTGCACATCCTACACGATTGAAGTTTGCCCAACACCAGTTGTCTTTCTCTTCATCAGGTAATGAATCATAGTGTCTTTTATGACCCAGGAATACACTTAAGTCATTTTTAAACTGTTCTCCTCTATATAAAGCATTCTGACCTATTAAGTCCAGAACTGTTTCTATAGAATCGATAGTTAATTCCTCCAGTGCACGTTTGAACACTTCCTTAGTTGTGCGTAAAGTCCCCATTACAGCAGATACGGATTCAGTTCCTGTATACACCAATTGATTTGGCATATGATAATAGAGATGATTCCAGGTAATTACTTTAGGACCTTGCAAACTGTCAATATAGGCATTGTTTCTATCAATTCCTAGTTCATAATCACGAGTGATAAAAACATCTACAACTGGTTTTGATTTCACTAATGCATCGAGATTTCTAGCTACAGTAGCATAAGGTTCATCCAACTGTAGGTTCTCCCACATGGTTACTACTTTATTGTCTTTAATGGCGACAACTCTACCATAATGTCTGATATAATGTTTACAATTGTTGCAATTATGAGACTGTCTCTCTTCCTCCGGAAAGGAATTAAGGTAACAATCCCATAATGCGTCCTTGTCTACATTAGTCAGAAAGAGCATGTCTGCACCAGCAGCTAGTTGATTAAACTGCGCATGGACTGCTCTTTTAAACTTGACAAATTCCATAATCTTATAAAGGTTTAATATTGTCGAATATATTGTCTTCGGCTTCTACTCCCCATTTAGAGTGAATCATTACCCCTATTGGAGTTACTTGAAACACAAATGGGTCATTATTGATAGGAATAATCTTCCTTTCCGGAACTGTAAACTGCATCGTTTCATTCATTTCTTCAATAGGAGCGGCAATGAATAGGTCAGCACTGCTACATTCTTTTGAATCAGCAATGTTCACATCATGTGCCTTGGCTTTATTAAGGATATGAAAGAATGGATATGCATTCATTCTAGCCTTATTTCTACTCAAATACATAAGTCCAATATGGGAAGGTTCCTGCCTAATGAAGTACCTTCCAACCGGATAGGACATGCTATCAATAGGCATAGGGTGAGTAGCAACTTGCATACCAGTAACATACCGTAAAGGTGAACCGTTTCCGCTATAGTTAACATACTCATTTGCTTCAAGTGCTTGAGCAGTGGCCATTACCTTAGAGATTTCATCAATGTTCTCGTCAGGCACAGAACCTTTATAAGCTGATAGTCTTCCAACAACTAATCCATACTTAACATTCAGATTAATGAAATCCTCCTCCTTAAGTATCAATGAGCCAGGGAAATGTCTTTGCAAAAAGCTATAACATTTTAAGACTTTAAGGTCCTCTTCCGAAGTGATAGCATCACCTACTTCTTTAGAATTAGTAAATCCTAAAGCTTTCAGTTTGACAGCCTTATCAACTAGTTGATGATTCGGATTCAGACCCTTAATAGTCTTCATGTACTCTACAGCCATTAGAGTATAAGCTAATTGCACTTCTTGGGCTGTGAATCTCTTTGTGCCTACAGACGTATCTGTAGAAGGACTAAAATTGTTCATAATTACTTTTGTTTAACTGAACCTGGTCTGGTAGTAGCTCTCTTAAATGAATCAGATTGCTTATCCTACCAAGCCTGTCGGTCTTTAAGACGTTGTACTTTCTTCTTGTATTTCATAGGTTTATCCTATTTCGTTACTAGCATTATAAGCAAGCTTGTCAGCTTCCTTATTATATTCATCACTTGCGTGACCTTTACACCACTCAACAGACACTACTTTATGCCTGTTCACAGCCTTATCAAGACGTTCCCACAAATCAGTATTGGCTTTCCTCTTCCACCCTTTAGTAAGAGTTCCTACAATATACATAGAATCTGTTACTATTGTAATTTCAGAAGGTTCCTTTATGGATTCCAGGGCAACTATGGCAGCCATTTGCTCCATTCGCTGATTGGTGCTGTTCTTATACATCTTACTGTATTGGAATATCTTCTTGTCATCCTCTAAAATGACAAAGCCTATTCCCCCTTGATTTCTCGCAGGAGAATAGGCACCATCACAGTATATTCTGTACTTATGCGTCGGCATTAGGATTCTCAACAAAATCCTCATCATCCTCATCTTCTTCGGTTTCGGATATGACATCCTCATCAATAAGATGCTTAACCCACATACCTAAGATAAAGATGACATAGAATTTGTCTTCCTCCTGTTTGTAGTTAACCTTGTCAGAGACTTCATTAACTACATCTAACATTGTGAACTCCTCTTTAGCCATAGCATCGTCAGCTATAGCAGACATTTCTTCTACATAAGGTCTAGCCTTCTGCATCGCTTCGTCAAAACTCTTTACTAAGGCTATGCCTTCATCACCTCTAATTTGCATAGCAACAGATAGAGGTTGTTGCAATTCATTTCTAAAGAAGCCCAGATAGAAAGCCTTCTCTACATCTCCGTTTACGAAGTCATTGAAAGATTTAGCTTTCATTACTTCCTCCACTTTGAAATCAATTTCTGATACGTCTCTGATTTTGTCCATAATGTTATGATAGCAACCCACCAATCTTCTCGGCCATGGCTGTTGCTTTGTTAGAAACTGCTTCAAGGTTTGCAGCTTCAGTTTGTAATTCGATAATCTCTTGTTCTCTAACCTCTTTCTCTGCTTGAGCTCTAGATGCTACCTCTTTAAGATTGGTAACAGCTTTCTCAAATACATCAATAATCTTAGCTGATTCCTCGGCTAGTGAGGTACTTGTTACTTTAGCCGGTTCGGCTGATTGTTTCTTTCCAAACATCTTATAGGATTAGAATTACAGGGTTCAGGGTGAGCGGCTGTCGGGAATCGAACCCAATCTATCACTTGTGCGCATACTAAAATTAGTGATGTGCCCTCCTTTACACTACAACCGCATGGAGCAGTGGTTAGAATACTAATAGTCAAACACTGATAGTCATTCCTAAAGAGGTGTTCTGCAACCACCCCACAGTCAGCGCTAAACTGCACGTCTTATTACATACGCTCAACTCTGCTTTAGTTGTCATCGCTGGACTTTATTTAACCCAGGTTCCAGCCTGGTCTATACTCGTTTCCTTTTAAGCTTACCACACTTGGAACATACTAGTAAGTATCTGTTACAATCAGTATAGCTAGTTTTTGCTATTATAGTCCATTCATGCCTACATGCCAGTTTCTCTAGCCATTTCTTGAATAGTTCTTTCATAATCAATTCGTTTTACTAATGGATATAGTTGCCCATAGCCGTGATTAACTGTTATATACCTAGATGTTATAGACAGACGATAGTGAGCATTGTTAATTTCGTTAGTAAGATACTCCATAGTTACAGGAGTTACTCCGTCACTAAATGTAACAGTTATGCCTGCTTCTATATCTTCTACACTCTTAGTAAGAGCATCTAAGCTACTTTGAATTTCTGCATATCTAGGATTAGGAATCTGCTCCGTCTCTAAATGCATAAAATGCTTAGATGTTTCACCTATATAACCTCCTTTGCTACATGGAATCGGAAGATAAACCCAGTTGTTATCAAACTTAACAGCTTGTTCATAAGCATGAGTTCCAGGTCTAAAGAGTTGCTGGTACGTATCGACTTTAACTACTTCTCTAGTCCCAGGAAGTCTGCCTTGCTTGCCGTCTAACCACCACCTTATATAGTCACGAGCATCACGCACATGATATACTGGCAACTCAACTGGAGTACCATTAACCATACACCAATAATGACCTAGCAACCTCGGTCTATAAAAGTCAGAGTCTGTTCCATTGGAGTCAGGATTAGAATTGGCAAATCCATAACAGTAATCATAATAGTCTGCTGCTTTATGAGGTTTAGCAATCTTACCAAACTTGGGCAAAGCATGATTCCTGTTCTCCTTCCATTGCTTAGTACTAATGTTGTATCGACGACCTCTAGGAGTCTGCTCAACAGATTGTACTAATCCATTATCATCAACTCTAAAGAACGCCTGTCTCCACCTATAATCAGTGAAGTAGTCGTCTAGGTATTCAGTTTTGTCAGTATTCTTAATTGGCTTAATCCACTCATTCCAGGCTTTGGCTAGCTCTTTATAAGGCTTACCTACATACTTGGCTATGAATTTCACAATCCTAGATTCTTTAACGTATCCATAACCGTGGTCCCAAGCTATATGACAACTTTTGTCTAATACCTTTCTACCATATCCTCTCTGCGCTGCCACTTCTTTAGATACTCTCAAATTGAAATCAGCATCAAAATCAGCTAGCGTCACTTTAGTAAGGTGTCTAGGATAGTAGCTTGGATTACGAGTATGCTTGCTTTTACGTTTATACTCTTTCCTATGACCAAGTTTAAGTCTTCGTTCACTCATGTTATAGTATTTTAGTTACTTTACCAAATACGGATTTGGTCCACCCATTAATCTTACCATGATTGTTGCCTATAAGAACTCCTCTGTCTCCCTTAGCTTTGACTAAGTGAGTATAGTATCTACCTTTAACTTTGCAGAATACTATATCACCTACCTCTACATCGCTAAGATTTATAGGACTCAAGACATGCTCTTGGCCAGATTTGATTAGAGGAGTCATAGAGTTTCCCTTCTCTGAGGTTCTGAAGGATTTTCCTTCGGTCAATAGTCTCTCCTTGTAATGCATCGGCTTTAGACATTAAATATACAAAGTTTAATCTCTCTTCCATGGTAGAGCCATTACTTATCCTTTCAAACAAGGTTAACTCTTGCCCATTCTTGTAGTTATAGTAAGATATCAACTCATTATATCTGACAGTTTTACTATTCAACGAAGCTATAGTCATTGGATATCTTCTTAGCACTACTCCCCTATATAAATCAACAAGTTCACCCAATGAGTTAGCAATCTTTAATAACCTAACTACATTGGGTGAACCGTGTTTCTTATACCTAATAGCATAATTCTCCAGAGCAGCATCCCAATCATGGAACACGTGTTGAGCTTGAGTTAAATCAATCTCAACTATTTTACGCAGGAACTCTTCTATAGTCATATTAATTAGATATTGTAGGTGATGTTAACTTGTCAATTAGATTCTTCATTGCTTCTTCACCAGCAGCAAAACCTTCAGAATACCCGATTTTATATGCCTTCTCTATAGATACAGCAACAGCTTCCATGATGCTATTGCCCTCATACTGTTTCTTTAATTCTTCTAATAGTTCTTTCATAAATCCTCCTTCCTTTAATTATTAGTAGCTTGAGTGGGATTCGAACCCACACGTCCATTTCTGGACACCAGAGCTTAAATCTGGGGCGTCTACCAATTTCGCCATCAAGCCATACCCTTATACTGACATCATGACCTTGATTGTAACTACAATTATCATTCCTATAGTACTTATAGCAGCTATACTTAAGAATATCTTAACCCATTTAAAGTCACAATCCCATATAGTTAGTAACATAGCTATTAATGCAGCCACAAATGCAATGACTACAGTAATCATTAATGCTGTTTCCATATCAATCTCTTACTAAGTCTATCCAATTAATTAGGATATGATACAACCACCTCATAATACGTAATCGCAATAAGTGTCAACAAAATCCTTAGCTTCTTTTAAACCACATTTAGCAGATTCTTTTACATGCTTAATTGCTTGCAGTTTGGAACCAGTCGATACAAACTGTTTCATCTTAAAGAAGTCTTCACATGACAAATCAATTGTATTATTCCAACGCTTCCTGCATGCAAGCATTGCATCACTATACTCTTGAGGATGTTCTGCCCAGGTAATTTGTTGGTCTAATATAACTGTACAAGTTCCATCAAGTATATCATACTCTCTAGATTCTACGGTGAATTTACCAGCTTCTAACACTACTATATCAGTAGGAAATGGAATCATCTCTGATGAGATTGATACTTCCTCTATTGTCTTATCATCTTTTACAAATTTTACAAACATAATCTTTAAGTATTAACTAATAATGTGGCGAGAAGGTGACTCGAACACCCAACCTTGATATTATGAGTATCACGCTCTAGCCAGTTGAGCTATCTCGCCATTAATAATCCGCCTGGTAGGGCTGCGAGCTGCCTTACCAATTATTGACGTCAGCTAATCTATGGAATAACACGTCTGCTAAACTGAAATAGCCCTATAGTCATTTCTACACCTGCTCACATTTAAGTGGTGGATTACATGTTTATCGGTATTTATCGAACATGCTGTCTGATGCTTCTTCTCCCCACATAGACACGATAACAATACCTACTTTGGTAGCCCTAAATACTATTGGGTCTTCTAACCTTCTTTTACGGTCTTCTTCAGCTTTAGAGAAGATTTCTATGCGAATATTATTCTCCATAGTATCATAAGGCGCTGCAATTAGCCAAGTGTTATGGTCTAAATATGAGGTGCCAAGATGTAGGTAATCTTCCTCCTTATAACTTCCACCTATAGACCTCATGTACTGATAACCACGGTCAATACCTTTGAATACAAATGGGAATCTAGAGAAATACTCAACAAGCCGTTTGGTCATGTCCTTAGACATTCTTGAATCTATTCTCGCAGCTTCAACCCAACTGACGTAGTTAAGATTTAAAGAGTTCAAAGCGTTAGAAGCCTTTGCTATTTGTGACACATTCTCACTTGGAATGAATCCGCTGAAGGTCGATATTGGACCACAATACAAATTGTACTTCTTCAGGATTGCAAAGAAATCCTCGTAAGTTACAACCAGTGCATCAGGATACTATTCTTTAATCCAGGATGTTATTTCGTTAACCTTCTTCAGGTCTAATTTCTCTGGACCTAAAGCTGACTTATACTTCTTAGACTCGAGAATAGTCCTAAGGGTATCTGCATTCTTAGTTCCACCCAGACCTGCTGCTTCCAACTTACCAAGCTCCTCTTTGATTTGCTCGGAATTGTCAAAGTCTTGATTGCCTTCTACGTACTTCTTATAGTACTCCATAGATGCTGTTACTAAGGCTAAACGTAACGCATCTGCACTCAATTTCTCCATACTATGATAAATGTTCTTTAATATCAATCATGTATTTTATACCTTCAATTATCACACATGCTAACCCGCCAACGAGCATAATGAAGTATAATGCAACAATTAGTGGTTCCCAACCAGTCCCATAATCACTTCTATTAAGATTAAAGCTAAGCCTATTAGGCTTGTTATTAATAAAAGCTCTATCATAGGTTGGTTTGTCTACACGTAGTTTAAACTGATTGTCTCTACCGTCAGCTATTAGTGTAAGCTCATATACAGTATGCGTCTGTTGATTAACTGTTTCGGTATAACAGTCCTTAGCAACTACTGTAGTCCACACAGGTTTGTCAATACAGGTTTCTTTAACTAGGTTAGATTTACATCCTCCTAGTCCTACTAAGCACACCACCAGCCATATTACTATCAAAGTTGCATGTCTGAAAGTGTTAGTTGACGGTCTCATATCAACAATTGTTGGCATCCTCTGTCAGTAATTTAGTTGCTTTATCCATTCCTAACTCGTAAGCTTCAGCAATTAATACTGCTGCGCTTGCTATTGAAAGCTTACCACCGTTGTCCTCTGCTACGTTAGCTGCATTTTCAAGCAGCTCACTTAAAGTTTCTACCATAATTAAATACATTTAATAGTTAATAATCTAGTAGGGTAGGTGAGACTCGAACTCACACGCCCGAAGGCACTTGGGCCTAAACCAAGCCTGTCTGCCAATTCCAGCACTACCCCATTGTTACTTCATCAAATTGATAAATTCATCTTCATGTCCTCTATAGTATCGCTGAAGATATGCAATATACACGGCTTCGTCCTTAACTATTTGAGGGAATTTGGATTCAAATTGTTCTACTTTCTCTTCTCCTACTATACTTACATGAAAGTCTCTAGGTGTGTTATCCACCTTAGTTGCAGACATTAATAAGACTAATAGGAATATCAATAAATGTTTCATTTAGTTGTTAATAAAAGGAGAGCGAGATTGCTCTCGCCCTCCAAGGTTTATTTGTTGTCTTTCTTCTCCGTAGAATAGTCCTTACGGTCGAGTTCCCACTGATACTCACACATCTGAGTGATTGCTTCAAGCTTCTCTGTACCCAGAACGAGTTTGAGAGCATTTACCAATCTTTCAGCCGGAGTTTCCACAACAGCCTTCTTGGATGCAAGTCCAAGTTGACGTTGATAAGATTCAACGCTAGCTTTGATATGGAACGATGTTACATGGGTTTCTTCTGTAAAGATAAGTTTGGATTTGGTTGATTCAACGATTTCAGCCATAAATGCCGGAGCAATTTCAGCTTCTTGAATGTAGTTACATACTTCACTCAAATCATCGTCGATTGTATATCCTTCTTCAGCGGTGAAGGTAGAACGGATGAATTTCTCCGCAGTTTCAGCGTCCAGACAGTCCATGGTAATCACAGAGCCGATTCTCTTACCTCTTAAGAAGGTAGGTTCAATCAATTCAATGTGATTAGTAGTGAACAAGGTGATTACGTTCATGTCTTTGGTATCACCACCGTCCAGAGTATTCAGGATGTCTTGCATAGCAGCATCTCTGTTACCTCTAGTTACTTGGTCAATATCTTCAACAAATACAACAACACCATGACCCGAACGGTCAACAACTTTACACATGCGCAGAGTTTCTGCAAGAAGAGAAGGATTCTTCAAATACACGAATGACCAGCCGTTTGTTACAGCATCTTTAGCCAGCTTAAATGCCAGCAAGGTCTTACCTGTACCATATTTACCTTCCAGCAAACAACCATACTTCAATGGAATACCTTTAGCCAGACATTTCTCTGGATACAAGATTCTTGAGCGTAGCGGTTGCAATTCAAATTCAGTCTTCTTAGAAAGAACCATGAATTGTTTCTCAATGCCGGCAAGTGTCATGATAGTAGGTTCAGACAGATTGCTGATTTCCAAAGCCTGGTTTTTGTAGATAGATTCTGATGCTAATAGCTCTTTAGTTCTGTCAACAATGTCATCAATTAATGACTGGTATTTGAACTGGCATTGTCCTTTAATAAGGAGCAAATGACGGTCATTGTCATAGTTGATGTTGATTTCAGAATCTTCTCCCAATTCTTCAAGGCTAATTTTACCAAACGGAACTTTGGTACGAGAACCGTCTGCCAGAACAACGTCTACGGTATCAATGTTGCTGTTTCCAGAAGGACTGTTATCCTCCTTACTAACGGCAGAACCGAAGATTTCATTGATTGCTCTGTTCAACTGATATACACCGTCTGGTTTCCAACAAAGCAGCGAGTATTTGAAACTTGCCATTTTCTTGGACTGTTTGATTTCACCTTCGATGAATCCCAGAGCATCAGCATACTTCACATTGCTTTGGAGCACTTCAATCATTCTCTGTTTCTGAGTTTCCTCGTACTTGTTAACTCTCTGCTTAATAGCAGCTGTAGTTCCTTGCGGAATAATGTTCTTTGCCATTACTTAATTAGGTTTATTAATCTTATTTACTTCTTTAATGATTGCCTCACAATTCTCTCTTGTTGTAGTTAAACAACCAAGTTGAATAATAGAACCGTCTTGAGTGATAGTCAGGTTCTTCTCTTCGATTGTTTCCCTACACAAACCTCCTCTGATAATTCTTTTAATGAGTGGAAAGGGTAATATAGTATTCTTACAGAATATCATATTCTTGCCTTCCACATAAATGACATCGTAGCCGTCAATGCTACCTACTACCTTACTCATTCGATTCAACTATTAACTGTGTGGGCCCGGCCGGACTTGAACCGACAACCTCCTGATTATGAGTCAGTTTCTCTAACCGATTGAGATACGGGCCCCGAACGCCCATGTTTACTCACAATTAACAGTTCTCAAAGAGTAGTGTTGTTAGTGACTTCATGATAAATTCTATTTTAAACTGAAATAATTAGTAGTTGGGCTACCAGGATTCGAACCTGGGCTACAAGAGCCAAAACCTTGTGTGACTACCACTACACCATAGCCCAGTAAAAGGAGTCCGAAGACTCCTAAACTAACTTATCGAATATCATGGGCTGTATCGACATCCATAAATTTGCTAGCATTTCTCGCTCTGCGTCAGATGCTTCATCCCAATGTGATACGTACAATTTCTCCGTTCGTTCATTCCTATAAGGAACCTTAAATGAACGGTTAATGCGTACACTGTGTGCGAATAGGTCTTTGTCGAAATCAATAGCCCTAAGCGTCTTCTGGAAATCGTTGAACTTATTATTAGGGTCATCGACATCCCTAACAGACATTCCAGAAGGAAACGGGCCGTTACCATGCCTTGTTATATAAGGACGAGTTACATAACAAGTTTGGATTTCTTTACGTATACCTGCTTTCCGCAACAGCTCGTAAGCGTTTTGTGAAGTTGTATTAGACGGAGTACAATAAGGCATTATGCCGAATCTTTGGTCAAGCAATATTCCCTGTGAACCTTCAAACACTAGGTTATCATAATTCAACAAGCAATCTTCATTAACCGTACCTGTATGTAAGAAATAAGCATGTGCTAACCTACACCAGTTGTCTAGGTCTATCGAAGGATATTTACTAGACATGTTGTAATAGTTATCCACTATGGCATTTAGTTTCTCACGCAGTATGTAAGGATTCATACAATCTACAACTGTTAAGCTGTATCCTGCCTTAACTCGGTCCAAACAAGCTTTAAACCCTGTACCTACAGTACCATGTCGTAAGTTCTCTTCGTTATTAACTTGGGAATAGACATCGAAGGGAATTACAACTTGGCAGTGAGGGTGATACTGAACAATGGGACGAACTCCCATTTTAGCTAAGTCTGCACCCTCCAACATAGAGGTAATTGGGTCTACAGTACAGTATTCGGACCAGTACGTCGGCACTCCAAGTAAGGTTCCGCTGCCAAAGTTACTAAAGGTATGCATCATGTCTCCATGCTTTACAGTATGTCCTACTTGATGTCCACCACTAAACCTGACTACTAATACAGACTCTCGCTTACCTATGTACTTGTTACATAAGTTGTGAACTGTCTGTCCCTTACCGCAATCGCCGAAGAAACTACCTAAAACTATATTTATCATAAAATTATGCTATTGTGCTACTTAATGTATGAGTTATCTCTGCTTCACATTGTCTACAATTCACCCTTATCAAGGTAACTGCATCCTTATGTCTATCACAGAAATCATTAAGTAGCTGGTCCCTGTGTTGTTGCATTTGGAAATCAGCCATGCTATCATAGAATCTATAGGTTGGGCTGAAGTGCTGTTCCCCATCGTACTCTATGAAATACTGACGTCCTTTATGCTTTACAAAGAAATCAATAACTAATCTATGTGAGGGCCTGTCTATCTCCTGGTTAATCAATACGAATTGTCGTTCATAACGAATATTACTTCGTTGTAACCATGCTTCAATCATGTTCTCTCCACGAGACTGTTTGCATCTAGGACATCCACGTCCTTTCAGATGGTTATCTGGAGTTACGTAAAATTCCCCGTGCTTTTTGCACATGATACAAACCTTAGTTCTAGAATTAACATACTCTACTTTAGAGTAGTTATATCTGTCGCCATGTTTGCTAACAGCCTTCCTTACAAATTCTTCGGTAGTAGAAGAGAAGTGGTTTCTTAGTTTAGTACCCTTGCATTTAGGGCATCCATGCTTCCTATTAATATGTTTGGCGGGAGTTTGTTCAAACTCTCCATGCTCCGGACATATAATGGTTACTTTAGAGTTCATATCTACATAGACGACTTTACTATAGTCGTATTTGTCTCCATGAACATCTCTAAACCTAGATATTACTTCCTCCTCGGTCAATTTCTTACCCATGTACTGTTCCTAATACAATACTAATCATTTCAGTTTAATAAAATTTGTCATTACTATCAGACGGCACGTCTTGCCATTCCTGACTAACAGAAGCACTAGGAGCTAAGCCTTCAACAGGCTCCTCATAGTTCTCTTTAATTGCGGTGACAATCACCTTGTCTACTTCTCCAGATGCACATGTTAATACATTCTGTCCAAGTAAAGTCTTCCAAGATTCAGCAACCCTTGAGCCATGACTGGCATTAGTAATGTGAATGTGGAATACATGGTACTGTTCCTTTGCTTTGTCAAGAGCTTCTTGACAAGTAATGGTTTTAGCACCTTTTTGATACCCTAGAACACGTTCTAAGTAACATCCCTCTACCTTATCGAGATTTGGTTCATCTCCAATAGTAAATAAGAATCCCTTAGTGTGTCTTTCAAACCAGGAATCAGTTTCAGTATGATAACCCGCTACGATGTGAGATAGTAGATAGCTTTCACCTCTATTACCTCCTCCTCCACCTTCAATCACGAATGACTGTAAAGTGTCAAGGATTTTAGCTGTATCAGACTCAAACTGACCAATTTGAATTGGATATCGGTCATAAACGTGGTCCCCAACTGCCATAAACATGATTTGTGGGTCACGCACACCTAGTTGAATGAGAGAGTCCATAATCTTAGGGAATTGGTCTCTAATCATTTCATAAGGTGTGTCCATCATTGAACCAGTAACGTCTAGCGCAATGATTATCGGAGTAGAGAAAGGGTGTTCTTTAGAATCACGAGATTCACGAACACCCACGTTAACCATTTCTTGCCTTATCTGCGTGTTATACTGCCTAACATTGTTGTTAAGCGATGCAGCAGTATTACATGCATTAATGGCATGGCTCTTAAAGAGTTCATCCCTAGTGGAGGTATATAAACCCCTACTGCCGGCCTCTACATCATAAGCAATTCTAGAATAACTACCTGCTCCCATAAATTATTCATTTACAGTTGCAGCAGCGTCATCTTTCACGTCATCCAAATTAATGGATTCTGATGCATCAGCGGGAAATTCTTCTGCATCGACTTGCATAGCTAGAGCAAGTTCAATCTTTGCAACACGCAGTTTACGTGCCAATTCATGTCTTGTTCTTACCCATTCAGCCGGATTCAGTCCTTCTCCCGGATTCAAAGAGTCTCTTGATTTAACAGCCAGGTCATTGTGTTTGTTGATTTCTCCCTGAATGCGGAGTACTTTCAACTTACAATCCTGAACAAATCTGTCTTCCTCGATTTTAGCCAATTCATACAGATTCTGCGCTCTTGCATCAAGTACACTTTGTCCACTCTTACTTAATTTCTCTTTAAAACTGCTCATTTACACTTACATTTAACATGTTAAATTCAATAAGCATCTCTGTGTGGTAATTTATAATCTAACTGTAATCATCTAGGATTACAATCGAGCCGACTGTCAGATTCGAACTGACGTGGAGTTTCCTCTCGTGATTACAAGTCACGTGCAATCAACCACTATGCGAAGTCGGCATAAACAGGAGACGATGTTACCAAGTGTGCTGACATCTCCTTCGTAAATCAAAGAAAGCGGTGCATACGGGATTCAAACCCGTGGTCTCCTCATAGACAGTGAGGCATCCTAATCACTGAACGAATGCACCATGAAGCTTGCTTAACCTACCCTCAAAACCTATGCTTGGACTGGCAATCAGTTATTCAGATATTGTCCCTTCCCGCTAGCTGAGTCATTCTCTTACTGTAATCGTGTGTCCAACTCACAATCACTATTCAGATGTGCCAAATGGGACATGGCAATTCATAAAAGTGGGTGCTAGCCGTTTCTATCCCACCATTGCGTACTACAGCGCTAGCTACCGTCTAAGCTCCTATCCCTTACGTCGCCTTAGAGTGTACATGATTATTATTGCCTAACCAGTTACCTGATTGGAAGGATTATGTACGAGGTACAGCTAACGGGACTCGAACCCGTATTTTATGCTTGAGAGGCATATTACCTAACCAGTTAGTAGATAGCTGCGTGTTAAATAGTCGTGAGTAGTTAATTGCAACTATGACAAAATTAAGATTAAAGCCAAAGACCAGCCTATTGCTATCTAGGGCAAAGTCAAAGGAATTTTGTAACTTCGCAATAGACTGACAGGGTTTGAATTAATAATACTTAATTATGCTGGAAATCGTCCCTGTATGGAATACAGAACACGATTAATTTGTCGACAATGCATCGACTAGAGTCTTTGATGCAATTCATACTACTCACGCAAAGCTATGTTAGAATCCAATGAGATTCAAGACTATAGCACCTATTTATCTGGATTGGAAATCTTAGTTAGTAACTCATAAGTTGCTTGTAACTCATTAGGAATTACTATCTTAAGTTCCAATAGTTTCTTACGTTCTTCAACTTTCCAAGTTTCACATTGTTGAGACAGGGTTTTGGCATCCAAATTGAATCTATCAACAGCTTGTTTATAAGCCTGATTGACTTCATATTCAGAATCCTTTACCATTTTATCAATCTTGAACTTAATCTTATTAAGTCTAGCTGATATGTCTCTGTGTTTCTGCTGTAATGCAAAGAATGTATTCTCTACCTTATCGCTACTAACAGACGGGTCATACGAATACACGATTGTGTCAGTGCCAGAACCTTCAACCTTAGTAGGATTAGTATAGGCATCCATTAAAGCTCTACGGGCGTTTGCAAACGGACGCATTGGATGAATATACTTACCAATAGCAGATGCTTCTGCTTCTAGTCTGTAATATTCCATACGTTCTGCAATGCTCAATGAAGCAATTGCTTCCTCTTCGGTAAGGATATGACCCTTAATCGGGGTGTCCAACTTGAATCCAGCTACATCCGTAGCATATACATCCCAAGTGTACCTGTTAATAATTTCAAGTTCTTCTTCTCTAGCCTTAATAGCTTCACGAATCCATGCGCAGAAGGCATTCATATTAGCAACTTCTTGAAGTAATGTAGGTACATTATCAAGATATGCCTCATTTCTACCTGTCTTTACAGTCCTGGAGTTACCTCCACTTAACAAGCTAATATTGACATTCACAAACCCTACAGAATCTAAAGCTTGTCTATTAGATTCCACTGTCTCCTTAGCTATATTAGCCAGGTGATTGGCAGAAGTTTGGGTTAATCCCTTCTCGCCAAAGAATACTTTGTTACATTCTTTCATAAGCTGTAATTATTAATTCATTACTAATGCACTGGATAGGGGATTCGAACCCCTGTTTACGCATCGAAAGTGCGTCGACCTAAACCACTAGTCGAATCCAGTATACCTTATTAAGCTTTCCAGAATACAAACTTATTGCCTTCTGGACATCTTACATACTTCACATCAAAACCATTCTCTCGATATAGAGGTTCTACATCTAACCAATGGTTCTTAATTACCTCTTCTTCGGTTAAACCTTCAGATGCTACATAGGCTATTACATCTGATTGCTTAAATTCAGAAGCTTTACCACTCCAGTTCTTAACTATTAAAGTATTAAAAGCTAAGATAACTGCATCAGGAATAGATTTTAAATCTATACTCCTCAATTCTCTTGAATTTAATACCTTCACCATAATTCTAATAATTAGGTTAATAATGATTTTCGCAAACTCTTATTAGCCAGCGCGGAGAGTGCTGGATTCGAACCAGCGGAACCCTTTTGAGGTTCGGTCCCTTAGCAGGGGACTGGTTTAAGCCACTCACCCAACTCTCCAATCCACAGAAGACTTATTTATGCTATATCAATCGCTTATGATTACCTTAGTGCTGTAAGTCTTCTTAGAAATTCACTGTAAAAGGATTACTTTACAGGAGGAAATTCATCACCTTTAGCTGGTGATTCTTCCGGCTTCTTGCCAGTGATTATTTGCTTAAGCGAATCTGCAATGGGCAAATTGCGAGCAATTTCCAAGCTAGGAGCAAGATTCTTAGCCATATTAGCCATGAACTGCCCAGCAGTATTGGAGTCACCATACACAGTAACATTACCAAGCTGGATATGTTCAAACACCTTAGCGTTGGCTTCAGCAACTTCTTTCCACCTGTCGGTCATTGCATATTGAACGATTGCTTCAGGATGCATACCTGATTTAATCATATGTTCAACTGCAAGAGCCGGAGCCATTTCCATTGCCTGTTTCTGTTCAGCTTCTGCCATTAAAGATGCTTTCTTACCTTCAGCTTCAGCAAGAAGTTTCTTCTTGGTACCTTCAGCTTCTGCTTCCAGTTGCATCTTAGTAGCATTTGCTTTAGCTTCTGCTGCTTTCAAGATTTTAGCTGCTTCCGCTTCTGCTTCAAGAATGGCTACACTCTTAACAGCTTCTGCTTCAATTTTAGCTTTCTCTTTGGCTTTCTCGGCAGGTATAATTACTTCAGCTTTAAGCTTAGCTTCTTCAGCTTTAGCTTTAGCTTCGTTAACTTCCACCTGACGTTCTTGCTCTGTTTTAGCAACTGCCATTTGAGCTTCAACTTTAGAAGTACCAGCTACTCTTTCTGCTTCAGCTTTAGCTTTCTCTGCTTCTCCCTTAGCTTTGGAAACTTCAATAGTAGCTTTCTGTTCAGCTACTCCTGCTGCTTTCTCTGCTTCAGCTGCCTTTTGACGGGCTTCTGATTCATACTGTGCAGTTTTAGCTTCCTTTTCCTGTTGTGCTTTAACAGTTTCAGCTTCTTGGTTTTGTGCTGCTACTGCCATACGAACTTCCTTCTCTGCTTCTGCTTCTGCCTTAGCGGCTTCAGCTTTGGCAGTAAATTCTGCTTCTTTAGCAGTTGCATAAGCTTGCTGCTCTGCAATCTTAGCAGCTCTTAATGCTTCTTGCTCGGCAACTTTGGATGCTTCTTCAGTTTGGGCTGTAGCCACACCAATTTCACGTTCCTTTCTTTGCTCTGCAACAGCAATTTGCTGCTCCTTATGCTGCTCGGCCAATTGAGTTTCTTTCTCTTTAGTGGTCTTAGCAATAGCAACTTCTTTCTCCCTGTTAGTTTCAGCCACTATAGTTTCTTGCTCCTTAGTAGCTGCTGCAATTGCAATCTCCTTCTCTCTCGTAGTTTGAGCTATCTGGATTGCTCCTTTCTTCTCTTCTTCTGCGATATCAGCTTGTGATTGCGCTCTTGCTTTAGTCTCTTCTTTCTTACCAAGATTATCAATATATTGAGCAGCATCTTGAATGTCACTGATATTGATATTCATCAGATAAAGACCAAGTTTGTTCAATTCTGTATTGATATTGTCTCTAGCTTGAGCTAGGAACTTGTCTCTGTCAGAGTTAAGCTCTTCAATAGTCATCGAAGCAATAACAAGCCTCATCTGACCATAAACAATATCTGAAATCAAACTTTCTTTAACGTCATCATCAGCACCTAGTAAGCGATTAGCAGCATTCTGCATAATCAGCGGTTCTTGGCTAATAGCAACAGTTACAGTGGTAGGGATAGTTACACGAATATTTTGAGCTGACAAAGCATTCTTCAATACAAGATTCAATTGAATCGGCTGCATTGACATTACTTCATAACCCTGTATAATCGGCCATACAAAAGCTGCACCACCATGATAAACTTTGGCAGTTTTAATTTCAACTTCTCTGTCAACCAGATTACCTTTAGCGTCGCGTTCGCTAACTTTCTCTTTGTGAGAGCCTGTTTTACCATAAACTACCAACAATTCGTCAGATTTACATTTACGGTAGCGGGATAGAATCCCAACGATAGTGATGATTGCAACTAGTACAACTACACCAACGATAATTAATGATGTCATTTCCATCTTGAAATTGGTATTAATCTATGTATAATTTATTGTCTTCGTATTTACGAATCGTTACTGGCTCATTGACAGGATATATCTTCTTATTAAGAGATACAACTTCTACTTCTCTCAATGCTCCACTTATGTTCACGGATGCCAAATGGCGCCCTTCACCTAAATGTACATAGATAGTAGCAGTTCTGCCAACTAAGTTAGTCTTCGGTTCGTCTTTAGGAAGGTTCTGCAATTTCATACAGAACTTATATAAATGATACAGCATAAATACAAATACAAGACCTATAAAGAATCCTATTAACCAATCAATCCAGGTTACTTCATAACCTAATAATTGCTTAATAGATGTCCATCCTCCGAATCCCATGAAGAAATGGATAAATCCTTTAAAGGATACAACATCACTGACATCAAAATCAGCATCACCATCAAAGTCTACATCGACATCGAACTCCCCAGCAACCCATGATATTATGAATTGTAGGATAAATATACCATAGGCGATGCCTCCTAAGATATAATACAAGTTATTGTCCATCTTACTAATAATTATTTAATCTATTAAAGTGGGGCGAAATGGAGTCGAACCATTATCTCTGGATTTTCAGTCCAGCGCGAACTGACCACCTGCGCTACCGCCCCATACTGCCTACACATACGTCTTCACTGGATTTTATGCTTTATTACGCCAGTTGCTTTGGACAGTCTAAATCCTTCGGTGCTGTACAGCTATACATATATTAACGAGGCCTCAACATTAATTAAGTTGCCATCGCACCTACTCCCATTACTTCGTCACGCAACGTACCCTACATTCCACTTTAGGATTTTCACCTAACCACATCCTCGGCATTCCGTTTCAAGATAAAATATAACTCTGCTGAATAAGTCAAACCAAACAGGAAGATTTATGATACGTTTATACCTAAACAGCAGAATTGGGTGACATACGAGACTTGAACTCGTAACCCTTAGAACCACAACCTAATGCTCTGCCAATTGAGCTAATGCCACCATATTGAGTTATTGCAACTCTAATCCTTCTTTTAGTGCCCTAGTATATGCCATTCTAGCAAAGAATAGTTCAGCTACAGCCATAACTACTGGCTCTGCTAACTCTTCGGCTTCTTCAGCTCTTTCTTCTTTGGGCTTAGATTCTACATATTCCAGTAATTCCAACACAGCTCTATTAGCTTCAACCAGACGACTATAAGCAGTGCGAACTTGTTTATAGTTCTTATATCGTTCTCGATATGGTCTTATTGCATTCCATGAATATGAAGCAGCCACTATTATTGATATGGCACATAGTACCATAAATCCGAGGGGTTCTCCTTTAGACCATGCTGAATAGATTTGACACAATACAACACCCAAACATAGATTCTGTCCTATAAAGAGGGACAGTAAGAACCAATAAGCTGAAAATGCCTTCTTTGCTTCATCAAGTAATGATGCTGACTCTTTTAGCTTCTCTTGTTCAGCTTTTAATGAGTCAATTGACACTTCCATAGCTTCTCCTTCGTCTGAATCTTTAAGGCGTTCATATTCCTCTTCACTAATCTTGGTTATTTTCAAATCTTCTAATTCTTCTCGATTCATTACCTTTCAATTTAAGTTCAACAATCTGTGGACCGTGTGAGACTCGAACTCCAACTTCACTGTGCAAGAGTGATGTGTTAGCCATTTACACTACACAGCCCATATTTAGCCACACTATCGTAGGGCTATCAGCTCCCAACGTCCGACTGATTACGGAAGGTTACCTACCGGTCTGATAACCTATAAAATGCACAATTACTTAGTCATGCCCCAACTGTTCTTGTCAGTCTCCGACTCCAACCCATAGCATGTTATAGAACTCTACATGCATACCCTCCTCATTGTGCACTATTTTAAACCTATCATTTCAGCAATTTCTTCAAATGAATAATTCAGAAATAGTCTATCCATATCTGCATCAGATTTAACCCATTTAGGTCTAGGATATATAAGAGTAGGAGAATGTCCTCTCTCATGTAATCCATACACTACTTCCTTCTTACCTTTAATAAGACGAAGGTCAATATGCTCTGACATAGAAGAATAAAATCCTATATTAGAATCCTCTACATATGTAGAACCCTTCTTAGACATTACCTTGCGATAAGGTTTATACCCTTTACTAATTAAATACTCTATGAACCCAATCATGTTAACCACTATTAGTACTCCAAGTAGGATTCAAACCTACGACCCACGCCTTAGAAGGGCGTTGCTCTATTCACTGAGCTATTGGAGCATCATCAGAAGGCAAATTGAACTACATGACACAGTAAAAGTGCTGATGCCTTCTTATATTACCCATTCAGTTATTCTAGATTAAGTGATTCTCTTGTCTCTTTCTTAAACTGTCTCCTATTATAGCGTTCTCCTTTACATATAGGACAACTACAAGGAGTACTGGTTGTTTTATAGGCAAACGTATATTTAGAATTATATAATTCTGTCCAATGTCTACCTCTTGCCGTTTTATCTGGATTATACCAGTAGGCAGCGTGGAGTTTAATCCTAGTAATATACTTCTGGTCTTTCTTTAGGTTCCTCCACCTTTTGTTTCTTTGGATTAGTGAATCCTTCAGTTTCTCCGTTCTTAGTTCTTCCATCGTCTCTACCATTAGTGTTAATAATGTCTTGAGACGGGTTGTAGCCGGTTCCAACAAACTTCTTCATGTCCAATCCTGTTAAATTAATTCCTTTCATACGATAATTTTACAATCTATTAAATACTGCATGTTCCTTTAACCACTCTTGATAGAGCTTATCATCATAGTTCCCTGAATACTCCCAATGAAATCTACTACATTCTATAGTCTTTAGTAAGAATTTCATCACAGACCTTGTATTAGCCTTCTTTGATATAGATGAAATGTAAAACTTCTCTTTATCAAAATCATAGTATCCTCGTAATACCACTCGGCGAGAATTTTGTCTATTTAAGTAAATTCTTGCCAACAACTTGGAGTTATTGTCTACATATCGAGTAGGTATGAATTTATAAGCCATCTGATTCAGCCAGCAATAAAGTAATACCAACACAATAGGCATTATTGACTGCATTCAACCTTTTCTTGAGTTCCTTCTTAGCCTTTCTGGGCAACTTAGGATACTCTGCATATAAATCCTGTTCAGCGGCTCTACTTGCTTCGCTTAATTGCTCAAGTAAAGCATTAACATCTTCTTTAGTTTTGTAATCCTTAAGAAGGACTCTAACTAATGTGGGACGTTTTACCATTTCTTGCATTCCAGATTCGTACACTCTACAAATTTGGTTTCTACTTAACGTAGACACTCTCCTTAATTTCACTTTAAACTTCATAGTACATTCAAATTAGTTGAGGAAGCAGAGGGATTCGAACCCCCGGACCCCGAAGGACCTCTGGTTTTCAAGACCAGTGCAATCGACCAACTCTGCCATACTTCCAATTAATAAGCACGCCCTGCACGACTCGAACATGCAACACACCCAGTTTTGGAGACAGGGGCTCTACCGATTGAGCTAAGGACGCATCAATTCTAGATTGTGGAATCTTTAAAGATGTAATACAATACTACTAGCACTATAGCTCCCACAATGTAAGCACCAAAACTATGCATAATCTTATAATTTAATGTTAATAATCTAATGTGTTTGCGTGCAGTGCAAGATTCGAACTTGCGGTGGGACTTTCGTCACGATAGATTAACAGTCTATTGCCTTCGACCACTCGGCCAACTGCACATTGATTTTATGTCTTTATAAGTCCTGAATGTATTTCTCTATGACAGTTAGAGCATACCAAGATACATTTATCAAGCTCCTCTTTTACTTTATCCCAAGACCTGGTATATCCTTTAGAAGATATTCCAAAATCCTTTTTGGAAGGGTCTAAATGATGAAACTCTAAAGCATCCGCACATCTGTCATATCCACAAACAGAACATTTACCACCTTTGTACTCTACAGCCATCTCTTTAACTTTGTTACGTCTCTTTTGAGTTGCTTCTACTTGACATTTTAGGCAACGCCAGCGTCCAGATTTCTCAAGAGCAAACTCTGTTTCTCCGTGTTTAGAACATATTCTTATTTCTCTTTGTCTTTCCATAAAACAAAGATACTAAGAATTAAGTCAAACCGCAAGTTAAAAGGTGTCAACGCTTGTTAATAAACTCGCCATAATGTTTAATTGACCTATCCCGATTGCATCGGAGTTAATCCCTATGGTAAGGAACTACTCCTGTTGGATACCACGTGTAGCTATCAGCTGACACTTTGAAATACCAACGAACTGCTTTCTTAATTAACTTAAATAGTCTCATAATACATCAGTTTTAGTCAATAAATAAGTAATCTAAATAAACCACTCTATCTTCACAGACTGAGTGGTTAAACTCGTTCTTTGACATCATGTACAATCTTAGTACATATGTGATTCCGCAGGGACTTGAACCCTGTTCTATAGATTAAAAGTCTATAGCATATCCATACATGCTCCGGAATCATCCACAGAAGGCGCGTTATCAAAAACATGTAAACTGTACAATGATTAGTGCTGTACGCCTTCTTATGTTTCACTAAATCGAGAGTGGGCTGACGGAATCGAACCGTCCTAACTGGTTTTGCGGACCAGCCCCTAAACCTCTCGGGCAAGCCCACATATCAATACGACTTATGGGCTTAACTATGAAACAGGTTAATCAAATCATAAATTAAAAGTTGTTGGGTTGATTGTTGAGTTGATTTGATGATTGTTTAGTGAAACTATATATTATTGTGTTAATTATGGTTCTTATTAAAACTACTCTATTCTCACGAACGGAGTAGTTGTCCACATTTATTATTATGGGATTATCAGCATCCTCTCTTGGATGCTACAGGGGTCGGGATGACTGGATTCAAACCAGCGACCTCGTGGTCCCAAACCACGCATTCTATCTACTGAACTACATCCCGGACTACAGAAGTCTCTTAGTTTAATTAAAATCATAAAATATGAAACACTTTCTTTCGTGCCGTAAGACTTCTTATTCAAAGCTATTGAAAATTGTTGTATTGTGGGTGTACTTGGACTTGAACCAAGGACTTACACGTTATCAGCGTGTTACTCTACCACCTGAGTTATACACCCATCATCAGAAGACAATAGATTCATTTACTTATGCCAACATACAGGAAATTGCTGTTTGTCTTCTTAGCATTCTGAAAATGCAAATGTACAATGACTGTAGTTGCGGAAATGGGAGTCGAACCCAATATAACTAGCTTATGAGACTAGTATGATTTATATATCCGTTTCATTCTTCCGCAAGTGCCCCATGTTGGACTCGAACCAACGCCATACAAGTTTAGAATTTGCTCTTCTACCACTGAAGTAATGGGGCGAATGAGGGTTTTACGAGATTACCCACAACTCATCAACTATTCGATAATTTGATTCCACTGTTCAAGTGTAAGTTCCTTGACTACTATGCCAATTAACTCACACGGCTTATACTGATTGCCATTCTCCTCTACTAGGATAATCCATTCATGACCTGGTTGAGAACTATAATCCTTTATAATGTCCTTAATAGTTTGTATTCCGAACGGAGTTAAAACCTTATCTCCAACTTTATAAAAGTATTTGTTTCTAGACTCCATTACATTATATGGCATAATGGCGTTCTTAGTAATAATTACCTGTTCGTCACCTATACTGACATAATAATCTCGTTTGTATATCATTCTCTTACTAATTTAAGTTTCTTGAACATGCGACCGTCATCTTGTAATGCGATTGCTGTTAATTGATTGTCAAGGTCTGGTTCATAGAATGAAGAGTAGTCCTTATTTACTAAGTCTAATCTTACTTTCCATTTGTCTAAGTCTGCATATAAGTAGATTAAATAGCTATTATTCCACTCTTGATTAGGATGTTCTAATAACCACTGTGCTACTGCATGACCTCCTTGTACACAACCATAAACTGCATCAAGCTTCTGGTCTATCAGCACATACAATCTCTTCATCAGAATATGTATCAATCAGTGAATCAACTCTTTCTCGGAAATACTTCTCTCCACTATACATCTTAGAATAACCACACCAACCTTGAGTTTCAAGTGATTTCCATTCTTTGATAACTTTAGCTAGATACTCATTCATAGCTTCTCCGATTAGTTTATGCTTTAATATGTAATAAGCTACATACATTGCATGTAATCTTCCTCTGTTGTAATAAACTGATGAGCAGTCATTAATATTCTTAGCTGCTTTCTGTGCTTTTACTAAATTCGCGATTTCTTGTTTAAATTGTTTAATTGTTGCCATGATAGTTAATTGTTAATAAGTTAATAAATAAATTGCCTTAATTAATAATCAACTATCTTATGGTGGCTTGTAAGTAATCTACCGCATAATCATTTCCCTTTAATTTGTTTACACATGTTAATAAACTCATCATCCGATTCACATATAATCGGATTCGTTTCCTTGAGATACATCTCCAGATAGGCTTCTTTAGACAAATCGTCCACGTCATCCGGATACACACCATGTACATCATATGACATATGAGAACCCCAGCAACTAAGCCAATCAGCATCCTCAAATGTAGTACATATACACACACTTAACCCAGCATCCTCTAGTTTCTTACGAAGTTCTGGAGTATTCTTCTTAATAAGACAGTGTTCACTCATGGATTTAATACACATAAACCACCTTTCTCGGAATCTCTAAGCACATACTTAATACCTGGAATACCAGGACCTGATACCTTATAAATGGTTAGTTCGTTAATAAATTCATACTGCACTCTGTTGATTTTATAATCTCCATTAGTAGCAGCAGACTCATTAATTGATGCTTTACTTGTGGTTGCAAATAATGCCAAGAAGGTAAATACTCCACATAATCCACCAATAACACCTGCCTTAAATGATGTCTCTTTCATAATCTCATCTATTATTAATAATGAGCGGGATAACAGAATTGAACTGTCATCTTCAGCTTGGAAGGCTGTTATAATAACCATTATACGAATCCCGCAGTTTACTTCTACTATTCTCTCGAACCATAGAAGGGTTTGTCGAGTTTGACCTCAACAGATATTGTATTTAATTATCGCAGTGTGAGTGGGCCCGGGAGGACTCGAACCTCCAGTCCAATTAAGGAGTAGATTTACAGTCTACGCGGCTACCAATTACCGGTTACGTGCCCGAATCACACAATCCATATTAACTGTGAATTGTGAGTGCAAAGGTAATGAATCTTCCCCACATGTAAAAGTTAATATGTATTAAATACGATAGAAGTTTGCTCGGTATTAAACTAAGCTCACATATTCTCTCGAACCGATGAGCTTAGTAGTTATTCAACAATTGCAGATACTTTAACTCGTAATAATGACTATGAGTCGAGATAGAAATGACACTGCATATGTTGAAAGAATCATATTAATAAAATGGTGTAGAGATAACCAGATTCGAACTGATGTTCTTCTAAAGATTGACTTTAGCTGTTCTACCACTGAACTATATCTCTATCCAGTCCCTATGGAATCATCCAATAAATTCCCACCTAGTGTTACTAGATATGCACAAAGATTACTATACCAAATATGCGCTCTTCTCCATGCATAATGAAATCTATCTTCTATCCAATCAGAACATTAATTCAACTATTAAATAAACGGTGCGCGAAATACTTAGACCTTCACAGGCTTCTTCTGCACGCTTGCATTCTTCTTGACAACATCCTTTTCTAGAATCATCATATTAAGCAACTCTTGATTCATAGCATGCTTAAAGATGTCTCTAGTGGTTTTAGGCACCTGGAACCTCTTCTCTCCAGTAATAAATGAGGATGTTGAATTATTAAGTCCATTTACTAAGAAGCAATTTGACACTCCTGGAACCAAAGCCACATTAGGTCTTCCCTTATATGCTAAAGGAACTCTCCAAATGATAACTTTGAATGCTCTTACAAATTCCTTACTGAAATTTGCTTTAAGCAGTCTTTGCTTAAATTCCACGAATGCTTGGTTGTTCAACTTGGTAAAATATGTATGGTTAGTAATTACCACACAGCCTCTAGGGAACTCTCCTTCATCCACACCATAATCTTCTTTCATTTTACACAGCATTTCTGCTATATTAATAATAGAAGGATTCTGGCATAATGCTTCTTCTTTGTCAGATTTCCATTTCTCAATGACATTCTGACCTTTGAACTTACGTAGAACCATGTTATCCTCTAACACGGCATAGGAGTTCTTGAATATTGTAGGAAGTAATTCAGAATGATATAAAGCATATGCTTTACCCAAACTGTAAGCAGATGTTTCGCTATTCTCTATCTCACCATTAGCAGAATGACTTATATCTCTTACTACCAACAACGGAGCTACTCTATTGCGTTTAGCATTATCAACAAATACATTGAAACTTGCATTAATAGAAGTTTCCATAAATTCTGGAATCTCTTCGGCAATTTTATCCAATCCGTATGGTTTGAACAGAGTATGTAGAAATCCGCTATTAGAGGGTTTCTTACGGTTCTTCAACCAGTTCTGATACTTCTCTTTAAGACCTTGATGTTTGAGGAATTTAGAGCCTACTAGCTGTGCCAGCGCCTTTCCAGTAACAGTGTCAAAATCGATTTCCAAGAATTTCTTTTGACTGATTAACTGCTGCCATTGGGCTGCTTTCCCGCTATTCTTCATCTTCCTATATTTACGATAGGTTGAATAGTCTCCTTCATCCTTAGGTTTACCATAAAGGCCTTCCGCCAAGAATTTGGCTACTGTGTTACGTGCTTTTGCCTCATCTGTCTTACATGCAACACTGGAACGAACACGAGGAAGATACTTCTTTACTAAATCACATGTCTGACCGTTGGCAAGACCTGCGAATATGACTTTCTTGAAGAAGTCCCAATCCAATCTGTGCTTAAAGCCATGGAGTTGAACATCTAAAGCCATCATAGTAATGAAATCTTTCCAGCATCCAGCTGCTGCAAAATAAGCAATGTTGGCATGGAATGTGGGTTTATGATAGATTGCCAACCACAACATTCTCATTATACCTTCATTCTTCAAACCTTCTCCTTGCTGTGTATCAAGTTGTATAACTCCTTCCGGGGTAATTATTCTACATTTACGAGTTATCATTCTCGTATATGCAGTAAACTTAGTACATAGTAATGGATTAGCTTTCCATAAAGGATACATATCTTTAGCCACTTGCACGTAGGTACGTGGCTGAAGACATTTCTTAAGATTAACAAACTGGTCTATGAATAACTGATTATTATCCACAAACTTAGGTTTATTCTCATCCCGCCTTTGACGTGCGGCATTAGGGTAAGGCCTCCTTGGCCTTTGTGCTCCTTTCATTTCCATCTCTTTGTTTAAATTTATTGTTATGAGAGTCTTTCTTTATTCTAAACAATAAACAAGCGGCATTACGGCAATCGGACATACGTTAACCCGCTCGCCACTTACAGACCGTAATGCACACTTGACCAGGCAGGAAAGAGGTTTGCTTGGTGACCTATCTGCATGCTGATTATATAATACAGACCGTGTAGATTCTCTCTTACACAATATCTATAGTAGATTTGCACTACTGTTTTCTGATGCTTAATCAGGTGAACTCCTACTGTTCGAATAGATACAGGTTTCAACTCTTTGATATAGCCTTTAAGTCATAGACACACTCCGGAGTATGTCTACTGGTTCTTCAGACCAAGTTTTGCTACCACTATTCGTCAATAGTGGATTTACGGTATTAGATAGTCCACACGAAGGTCTACCGTCTCTTCGTTTGCTTCTAACACCACAGTCGTCGAAAGAATGTCAGGATTGTCAGCTGTAGTTATCATACTCACAATATCATGTGGGGATTCTAAGTATAAATAACCTCTACCGTCCCAAGCTGGAACATATCCACCTCGTAGAATGTTTCGAGACGGAATAGACTTATAATAATAGTGTGCTGGCCGGTAGTGAGCGAATGATACATTAATAGCTGATTGGTGTGTGCCTATGGTAAAACCACCTAGGACTGTTGCTAGTCTCATCACCTTACTAACATATTTTGAATCGCCTACTACATCTAGTCTTATGTTCAAGCCTGGATAGTAGAATTTAGCAACTCTCCTGCTTATATCCTTCAACGTTTGAAGAGATTGAAATTCAGCAACATCAACATAGTCTTTCTCCGATTCAGAACTACCGAAGACACAATTGATTGGTATTGGCTGATTAGCTTCAATACATTCTTCCAAAATAGTGATTGCTTCGGACGGAATAGCTTCATTACCAAGTCTGATTCTCTTAGTCCCATATAAGATATGAGCTATAATCTGACTAAGTGGCAATGATAATTTCTCCTTGGCAAAGTTGCTTTCCAAATCATATAGATATTGGCAAATGTGTGCACTGAATGGCGTGTTCCCTTGTACTGTAAACTTCATACTATCTGTTCAACTGTTATTAATTTAGTGATTCTATAACCTCTCGATTTCAGGAATTTGATTGCTTCCATTTCAGCCTGTGTAATAGGAATCAGATGTTTGTCTTCTTCCGCTTCTGTAACAGCTTCCATTTCAGCTTGTGGCTTAGGTTTAGGAGGTGCTACGTAAGTGCCAGCTTTAATAGCCATTCTCTTAGCATATGCATCTCTCTGTATCTTAGCCATTTCTTTCCTGCTGATAGTTATCAATTCAATGACTCTAGTCTTATACAAAGGGCCATGTTCTTTCCACATAAATCCTTTAGTATAGATAGCACCGTCAGGTTCAATCACTCCCTGCTTACGCAAAACAGCCATGAAGTTCTCTGGCCTTGGGAAGCCATTCTTCTTTAAATCCCTGACTACATCTGTAATCTTAAAAGGCCCAGGATTCATTGCCTTTACCGTGTTAAAAATCCGAACGATGTCATCATCGGATATTGACCTCTTTCCCATAATTTCAATAACTTTTAGTGAAACAATTACTCTTTATATATTCTAATTCGAGATTTACGTAGATGTACACGCATTCGTTTAACCTCGGACAGAATCCAATTACGTCTGCATTGATGTAACCATGCAATTACATCTTCGTCAAATAATAATTCTTGACCACAGTAGTATGTGCCACTGTAGTAAGTATCAAGCTTTGGTCTTAATATGTCATGAGGACTATCAGTAACTATGTATTGATAATCCTCACCTCTTATTAATTTCAGCTTCTTTGACTCCTTACGAAGTTTCTTTAATAACCTTGCTTTCATTTTAATAGTTCCAATTTAGCTACGTCCTTATCATACCATATCCCAATCCAGAAATTGTCTACAAAGTTCCTATGATTCATGATGGTATAATTAAGCCTTAAGACATCACTAGATATAAGATAGTAATTCTTCCTATCAGTAGCCTCCAATGTTTCTTTGAGCACTGCGTGCTTGCCAATAATTTGAATATTCCTTGTAATAGCGAATGGTAATGAAATCGCTGCCCCAACTGTTGCTATCGAGAATACAATCTCAACTGCCACTGCAACTTCTCTTAGGTCTAAAGACCCTATTCGTGAAACACATACACAAATAAGTAAAACAATCACTGCAATAATAAATAATCCCATAAAATTGATATTTAAACGTTAATAATAGTGGACCTAGGCGGAGTCGAACCGCCGTCCAAACAACCCTCATTAATAAGATTACGTGTGTCTCTATTTTATTACATCAGCTGTTGAGTTCAGCATGTAGGTAGTTTTACTAAGAAGCCGAGTGTTAATTCACCAATTACGTCTCCCTCGTAGGGCTACGACTTAGTTGTTCACAAACTACCAAACTGGGCTTGACCGAACGGTCGCTCCACCACTCCATTTACGTTGGAGAACGTTTCTATTTGTAACCCATAGATAGGTAGTGGAGATTTCAGCTTTACTAACCTTTGGCTTTCAAGTTAAGTGGGCTGCTCTATACGCTTCTTCCCACACCTCTTCTGTTTCTAGGTCTCTCCAATTAACCCGACTTAGAGCTAAATTAATAGATAAGCCAGCAGCTTAGGCTGCCATTCTTACTTCAGTGTTTCCACTTAAATTGCTGTATCATTATTAAAGAGTTGGTACGAACTCTACACGTCTTACTAACTTGTAATCGCCTGTCAAAACCAAATCTAGGCCCATAGAACGGCATGATTATCCTCTCATGCCAGGAGGTCTCTCAAACCTGAACAAAAAAGCTATCAGTATCTTCCTGTGCTACATTGAGTAGCGTACCCATTACAGACTTAATAGCCTAGGAGTTATTTTTATTCCATTTAAAATGGTAAGTTCCCTTCATGTTTCATCCAACTATAAACTACAATTTCATAATCTGGGAAATCGTTGGCAAGTTTAATACAACTGTCAAACGATAACTCTGTTATGCATATAAGAGGGTAATCATTGTCAAGCCATTCTCTAATTACATCCTTATCAGGAATATGCTCGTCCAATGACCATTTAAGCTCACGTTCAAGTCTTTCACGTATCGTATTTAATTTAATATGGTCATGCGTTCCATATATAACATTTAATATGTAATACAATAAATGGCTATTGAACTTATCAACATCGCTAATAAGAATATGCCTCTTGGCATTCCTTAAAGAATTAACTGCATTCTGATTCATACACTTATTAATTAAAAGCCCAAGTGTGTTTCACAACATGACTGGGGCAAGCCTAAACTATACAAAACTTTAAAATGATTGGGAGAGGATGGGAGATTCGAACTCCCTCCGCCAGTTCGCAACTAGCCTTCTACCATTAAACTAATCCTCTCTTGGCATTATTAACGCTTCACAGCTTCTTCAAAGTTCTTTACAATCTTCTCTGCCTTCTCACGGGAACAGTCAAGCATGTGCATAGTAAGATGAATGCGTTGTTCACGCATCAAATCTTCTATGGCTCCTTCATTGCCTTCTTCTCTAGCCTTGAGAGCTTTTAATAGCTCTTCTGGCGTTTCAACACCTTCAACATCAGCACCGATAGCCTTAGATATATCCTTCAGAAACTCAAACAAAGCTTTTTTGCCTTCTTCGACTTTAAATGTAGAGCCTTGTCTTTGGTCTCTCATTTTCATAAGAATGTCAAAGATTTCACGGGCAGAAGCTTCGTCATCCTCATTCAGAGTGACAGCATGACGTTCATGAGGTTGAACACGAATAGATTCGTCTTTAACTTCCATAACGAGCAAGTCTTCACCGTCACCACGAACAATGACGATTTCACGGTCTTTCCTTTCGTCATAACCGCCACCAACAGTGAAGTTCTTGTAAGGAACTTCTTTGCCTTCAGCGGCATCGAGCACATGCCCAAGAATAGTTTCAGCTTCTTCTACGATAGAATCATAGCATGGGTCTTTCTTTGGATTGAAATCAATACCAGCTTTCAGGCGTTCTTGTAATTTCTTCATTTCCTTCTAAATTTAAAGAGTTTGATTTATTAATTATTTGATTAGTCTGGTAAGAACCAGACTCCTATGGCCGCAACAATACCTATAGCTCCGGCTACATATGTAAAATCGCCAGCTGTAGGCAACATGATATTAATAATTACTAATGCTCCAATAGCAGAACTAATTATTATATTGTCTTTCTTATTCTTAGTGAGTTTCATAATTACTAATATTGGTTAAGAGTGACTCCACCGTGACGTGCCAAATCACAGTGAAGTTTCGTCGTAATTTTCAACGACTCATCAGACTCTCTTTTAGACGGAAAGGAGATTATGATATATAATTATCAATAGAATCTCCAGTTGCTGTCCTAATCTGTTCCCATGGAATGTTCTCTTCTTCGCAAAGCTGTTTGGAGGACTGTATCCACTCCTTGGCGAAGTCTATAAAATCACCGCATTCTCTCTTAGCCATTACCATAGCTTCTTTGCAGCTGTAAGCGATGATTCCGGGAAGAAGAGATTTGTCATTGTTAATTGCATGTTTAACTATAGGGCTGTTCTTTATATCCATTGTTTAAAGGCTAGATTGTTGTTACACTGCTGATAATAGAATAATCAATAATGATTGAAAGCATGCCATTTAAATCAGATGTCTCATAAGGAACTTGATATTTGGCAATTTGTCTTTCGGCTTGTTGCATCATGGGCTGGTTAGTTCCAAACCCAAGAAGCAACTTACCTTGACGAGAAGTAATAGATTGATGATTGAGAGTATATGGTATTCTCTGTTTCCTAAATTGTATCTGCGATAACATTGTTACTTAGTTAATAAGTTAGCAAATCCTTTCCAGAAGTAGCGAGGGAAGTGTCCAGTCAGTTGTACATAATTAACTCCTGCTGACACCTTATGTCTAGCTGTAACCTTATGTCCGTCAATGGACATCGTGATTAAGCTGCCAGAAACTGTCACATCACTATCTGACATATCATACAAATCTCCTAAGTCCTTAATAGGAATCCACTTAGATGTAGTTTCATCTTTGTAGCTATTAAGACGAGATTGTAGTTTGGCATCAGAAGGCTGGCCAGTTCTCATATCAATAACCTCACCCTCACAATCTGCAAGGATGAAGTTCTGTGTATAGTTAAAGTATAGTTTCATGTGTACTGAACTTTATATCTTTTAGTTCTTCTAGTTTGTAGATTAATAACATCTACCGAATCAGTACCTGCCTTTACGTAAACCTTACCAGATATCTCTTTGATAAAGTCATTCTCTGATTTACCTTCAAAAGTTCCGATAAGGCATAGTGTTACTCCATTGACAAGTACTTTGGTAAATTTATCAACCTGTATAGGAGCCAAAGGTATTCCTTCTTCTCTTACATGGTTAAATGCCTTAGTGTAGGCTCTATACCTCGCAAGACGATGTTCATAATTAGCACCTTTAGAGGGATAGCTGGCAAGTACTGAAGTATCCTTAATTACCACATACTCTTTACCAGGCAATCCACCTTCATACCATGATTTAGATATTACTTTGATACCGGATTTTACTAATAACCATTTGTCTACAGCATCACATAAACGCTCTTTACCACATGTCTGTAACAATATGGGTATTAAGTTACGTTTAAGCTCTCTGTATTCCTCTGCTAATTCATTAGTCATAGATAAGTTGGCAGTTAACCTACTCACTGCCAGGTTTTAAAATATGGAAATCTCACACTCCTTTGCCTTATCTCACGATAAGACATCTCTCCAGTATTAAAGGAAGATACTGTTTGGTATAAGAGATGCTCTGCATTAGTCTCCGGGCGTACCCATTATGGTGGATGACTATATCATTTCTGTAAAAATAATCATACAATGGTTTTACATTTACTCACCTTTAAGATGAGTTCTTGGTCTTCAGGGTCTTTCTCTAACTGACGTTCTAATCCTTTCATGTAATTGGAACGTTCGTAGCTAGTAAGACTAAATCCCTGCCAGCTCTCCAGACACCATGCTACATAGAATGGATTAAAGTAACAGACGTCTTTCACTTTCTGATTCTTATATTTGCCAATGTTAAAGAATCTCCACACGCTCATTCCTATAGCTGTGGTATATCTATTGTCAACTCTGTGACAATCATCGTATTTACTCATAACTATGTACACTTTACCTATTCAGTGTGAGGTTTCTAGTGGTTGCATTTTACACCTAAAACTTACGAGTAGTCGGGTTCTCATGCCGAATGCTTCTCTCTTTAATCGACAGCTTACTAACTCTGCGCACAGAACTAGTGACCTATCTAACATACTTCTGCCCATAAGAAACTGGTGCCCTCAATGTCTTGGGAAGTTATTGAGTTTTTGATATAATTGCCTGTCTATTCCAGGCTGCCACACGTACTCTACGTACAACTCATGCTTGTGAGGCACAAGTTGCAGAACGTTCCTTTAGCCGATTACCCACACACCCCTACGTACAATGGTGGAACGCAGCTTTCGCTACGATAGTCAACGCTCATTTGCTTCCCTCTCTTAGGTCTCTGTCACTATGCAGTTCATAATTGCAAATAGGGCGGAATGGTCCCCACATTACTACTTAAGGCAATGTGGTTTCACCATTGTTTACTCACAAATACATTTTCTTTGTGAGTCTATCATAGCTCTTGTACGCATTACTTGGCAGGGGAGCCATACCAAAACCCACAAACAATGTAGGACGCTGTTTAAAACTTAAAGATTAATGTAATTAAAACAACCATAATGGACTCCTGCTTTAACGCGTGAAGCAGGAACGTCTTAATTTGGGCAATACATGCATTATGTCCATTTTGCACGTAAAGGATTCCAAGCATTTGCAACTACTTAGAAGAGCTAAACCCTGTGATGTTATCGGTGTGAGGAATAGATGTCTATAATCTCTTTGTAAAAGTCTCTGCGACCTACGAGATAGTCATCTCCCCAATACTCTACTACCTTCTTAAGACCTTCAATTACTTGATACATAGTAGCACCATTACTAAAGCATGTCAATAGCTCTAGATGTCCATGTATGTCCTCTTTACACAAATGCATCCATTCGTTGCCAATTGGATTGTAAATGTATAATATGCTGTTAGTCAAAGGTCTAGCTGGACGTAGTTTAATTCCGCTTGAATGAACGTATTCGAATACCATAAATGTGCGCATGGTTAACCTATACACCATGAGGTTTTAATCGTTATTTACTTCCAAATAAGTTTAGAGCCTTTGGAACATGCCGCATAAGATTCATCATTAAGTACTACATATAATAAATCAAAGTCGTCTTTGCTTTCATTAAATGCATCTTCAATGTCCTTCTTATTGTCAGCTTCCTTGACTATTGTCTCTTCGTCTGGGTCAAAGTTCTCTCCTATTAAGGTATACCAAGTGCTTGGTGATTTCTCACAAATTGCATCAATTAGAGCATCTGTGAAATCGTCTTCGATGTAGTCCATAAATATATAGTATTATTGTCAACTCAAACAAAAGGTGAGTATGCATATCTATCACAGACCTACATACTCTTAATAATATTCATTTTACACATTCAAACGGTCTGAACTACGTACTTTAGTACTTTATATCTCGTCCCACTCCAAGTGGAGATTTGTTCAAGCAAATAATAGCCTACTGCTTCCTCAAACAGAGGATTTGTCAGTTTATACATTATACCATTATTTGCATGAATTGCATCGTTCCGATTACGTCCAAATACAGTTCTTAATTTTGATTTCTTCGCTTTCATTTCACTATTCAGCTAACTACATACTAACAAATATATCTGAATAAGCATGATAAAAAGAAAGACACAAATAGACTTTCTAAATGTGTCTTTCAATAAGAAGTACTTTGTTATTCCTTGCAATATGCAATGACATTTACGTTCATTTGGCTGCCGTCCCTTGCGACGCTTTCAAACGTTTCTATCGCCTTTGCGGTTACTTCCGTACCTTGTAAATCTGCAAGACATTCGGCAATAGTTTTACTTTCAAACATATTGAAAATACATTTGTCTTTGTCCGCCTCTGGAAGAATGTCAACCGGTGTAATACGCTTGTTGTTTTCACGGTCGTTGAAAGACCGGAACAAAGAGTTTATAGATACGTTTCTTGCCACTCCATTGACTTCTACGGCAACTTGAAAGAACGTATTGCCATTTACAACACCCTTTGTAATAGTCCCGTTGAACTCGTTAATTTCAGCGGGAAATTTCAATTTGTCGCCTACCTTGATAGAATCAGGATTAACACCCAAACGGTTTAAAGCCGCCGCAATTTCGTTTTTGCTTGCTTTCGGTAACTTCTTGTTAACTTCTTGTAATTCTGCTAAATTCATAGTTTAATAATTTATTAGTGAAACAATATAGAACGGGCTTATTTACCCGTTCTTGATTTAATTTTATACGTTTGCAATTAGTTCTTTATATTCTGACATTGTGATATAACAACCTGTAAGATTGACACGAACTAAACCGTTTGATAAAATAGTGTACATAAGCTAATAATTTTAAAATGAATATTATAAAGCAAAACCAAATGATATAAATCTTTTGATTTTCTCCAAACATGGGTGAGGGGTGTGAGGGGTAACACGACTGTCGTATCCGCAATATACACAAATCTTGCAATATTCACCTAGCATCCGAGTTGGCAATATATAATATGACAACCCACCCCGGGAGTGGGAGGGGTGTGATTTTGAGCACCCGTACTTGTGAGTTGGCAATATATATTAATTTCTATTCATCTTACTAATTGCAAGCAAGCCCCGAAGGGGCGCAGATTGCCACAGCACGTCATGAAGTTCCGAGTTGGCAATATACTTAATATTAACTGTGAATTTGAGTTGGCAATATATAATATATATTAATAATTATATTACCATTTGGTAATATTGAAATATATAACTAATTTTGTATTGTCAAATTAAATAATAATATATTTGCGAACTTAAATCAGAATTATTAACAATAACTAAAATTTATACCAATGGCTAAAGAAGTTAAAGACTTAACAAGTAAAGAAGTAGATGAAGTAAAAATATTAAAGACTAGTTTGTCAGAATGTCCAGTAAATACTGATTTAGGATGTAATGAATCAAAGGCAACTAACTGGGTGAAGTTAGACAATAAAACAACAGATGTAAAATTAGAATTATTAAATAAATTGCAAGACGGACTAGCTAATGGAGCTGGTATTGAATATTTAATGCAACTATCTTGCATTTATAATAACATTCGCTAATAATGAGACATATTGATAGAATTAATAAGCAGTATGAAGAGAAGGAAGTTAAATTGCTATATGATAAAGCTGTAGCGTTAATGAATCTTCTTAGTGATGAGGAATATGAACAAGTAATTACAGATAATGCAGATATATTTAAATTAGCATCTCATCCAGAGAAGGGTGAGTTCTATTTACAAGATAAGCACAACTTAGTCCAGATTGTAGACATATTTAGTAAATTCATTAAAACTAAAGGCCTATCTAAGGATGAATTTAAAATAATGACTCTAGATGAAGTTAAAGAGTATATGGTTGATGTTATTAATGATATCACATCATTCGAACCAGATGAGCTATTCACGATAGTAAAGAACTTAGAGAAACTTCAATGAAACTAGAACAGATACCAGGTGATTATGATAATGTAGACCAGAGAGCTCTAGAATTATTAAAGACTAATGACTATGAATTAGCAGAGTATATGAGGGATTATATAAAGGAATTATATGCTAACATACATATGAGAGACTTCTATATTAGAAACCTTAAGGATGAAATACTTCATACACTCAAACATAGAGACTCTATAAGTGGTGAGGAGCTACTACAAATACTAAATAAGGTAGCTCCATGGGATATGGAATATGATGGCAGATGGCAAACTAGAGACTATTTAGCAAGAGCAAAGGCTAATCAATGATAACACAAGAAGTAGAATTAGTAGAAGAAGCATTATATAGGAATGCGTACATATATCCAGGCTGGAAGTATTGCCTACCTGGATTACTAAAGACAATATATTTATGACAGGAGAAGAAATTATAGTAACATTTAAAGAGCCTTGGTATAATGATTATACCAGACGATTATACACTCAATTATCTGAACAAATGATTAGAGAAGAGATTGAGAGAGTGCATAAAGAACCAATCATTACTAATACTGCATTTGATATAGCAGTAGACAAGGCTTTCTTAGAGTTACTGCATGACAACAAGGATTTAATTAATATTACAGAACGATACAAGAACCATGAGTAAAATAGCAACAGAATTAGAAGCTAAGACTATGGGGGGGGGACTCTCTCGGTAATTGATAATAAGTGCTGTACTAAAGCTAGAGCACTTGAATTAGGATGTCAGATTAAAAGTGGATTTAGTTATACTGATAATCAGTTAGTAGAGTTAGAAGGTATAGAGGCAGCTATAACTGCTCCAAATGTAATCCTTCATTATGGTTGGCAGGATATGCCAATTAATAATATACAGCAATTTAGAGTACGTTTCTCATTTGTTAATGAGAGTTCAGTGAATGGAGAGCCGTTTAAGTATTCTGACAATACTATGTACTTTACAATTACTCCAAGATTAGAGCAAGGAGAACGAACGTACACTAAGACTTTAGCAAATCCTCTTAAATATTACTTAGAGAAATTAGCACCTTCTAACCAAGACCCATATAATACACCTGTTTGGATACGTTTTGAGGGATACATGATGCTTAAGCAAGTGTCTCAAATTACATTAGCAGTAGATTCTCAATCTGAGAATTGGGCAGAAGGAGTAACATTTCCTTCATCTGGAAAGTGGGTCAAAATGAATAATTCTGGTAGAGTACTTAGATTTACTGGTGGGGAAACAGACCTAAACATAGAACTGTATACAGCATCAGCGCAATGATTAAAGTAACTGATAATAAAGAAGTAAAGGAAACAGTCCTAGCAGGACTTAAAAGGAATAAAGAGAAGTATGGTAAGAAGTATTGTCCATGCTCTTTAGTAAGAGATGAAGATACAGTATGTATGTGTAAAGAGTTTAGGGAAATGGAAGAAGGGACTTGCCATTGCCAACTTTATGTTAAAACTAAAGACTAATAATTATGGATGAATTAAAGAACCAATTAGCACAGTATTTATGTAGCCAAATTCATAATGGCACTAAGGATTTGATTGAATTAATTGAATCAGAAGACCTTATTAATGAACAGTGGTATAAGAACTGGAAGGAAGAGATGAGAATCTTACTACAGGAGAAGTAATTATGATAATACTTAGTGGAAATTGTCCTAGGCATCATAATGCCATTATGTTGGAACTTACAGACTTTGATGACAGTAAAATTTCCTATCTAGCTAGAATATCTAGAGGACATCATGTTGATACTCTGTTAGTTCCTAGGGAATATAAAGATACATTTGAATCTACAGAACTATATAAAGTATTACTGCCTAATATTAGTATAGGTGATGTACAATTTGCTAAAATATACTATTATGATTGACGTTAGAAAGACATTAGAGAATTTACATCAGATACTTCCAAACTTATCAATAGAGGACTTATTTAGAGTTCTTGATAACATAGTAGAGATTCCACAATTTAACGTAGGACAGACAACTACTATACGTAGAGATAATAGTGGCTGGAGACCATATGACACAGGTACATTTATATCTTATGCTAGTAATGGAATAACACTTAGTGATGAAGGAACTTGTAAATAACTGGAATGAGAAACATCCCGAATACGTATTGGTACACGGGATGTATTCTTATGTAGACAATGGACAATCTAAGGATATGCACATGCTTACTATCTTTAATAAGGATAATGAATGTGTATGTGAATATAAAGGAGAAGATTTTATTAAATTATATAATACATTAGAAGAAGAATGGGAAAGCGATTAATTAATGTTGATGAAGTGGAGGAGATAGTACCTGTCCTAGTAGGCAAATTACTAGAGAACAATTTGATAACGGAGGAACAAGCGGACCAAATCATCTGTGCAATCTTTAATGATAACGATAGGCTAAATGAAATTAGGGAATTAAATCCAGATTATGATATTAGTATGCATAAGCTGAATGTTTGCGTGGGAGATAGTCAGTATAGACTAGTGTATTGTATATATGTAGAGCATAAAGAATCTGGGATAAGTGTGTATAGGGACAAGGACTTCGATGTACAGGAAGTGATAAACAGACTTCCATCTAAATTCACAATAGAGAAAGAACAAGAGTTGCTTCCTAAAGGAGTAAATATAAAGATTCATAAATACTCTATTAACTGTGCAGTAAGTCTATTTAGCAACGCTGCTGACTACTTTAAAGACCATACAGTAAATATAACTATTAGTTATCCATTAAAGAATCCGTATACATTCACTGCTAAATGCCGCAATTTGAATGATTTAATAAATGAAATAACCCTTGCATATAGAAGGATTTACGAAGAAGAGAAGGAGAATCCAGGTAAGTATGGAATATGGGGACATCATATAGAAGATTTATGGCTTGAGAAAGCTACTCTCGATATAGAGACTGGTAATGTTAAAATACTTGTAGGTAGTTAATATGGATAATAAATTAAATGTACAGAAACTAGGATATGAAGTAGGAGAACCTATGTGGGTTCATTGGGACGATAGATACGTATGGCGTGGAGGACATATACTAGGAAAATGCCCAGATGAGAATTTGATAACCACAGTGGGCTACTTGGCATATATGGATGATAAATCAATAATATTGGGAAGAGGTATTGAGAATCATTGTGATGAGGACGGTACTCGCAGAGTAAAAGATACAATACACATACCAATGAGCTTAGTAGCTAGTTTTGGAAGTTTTGATTGATGAACTATGATAAATGAGGAGTATAATAAATGGCTAATCCTTTACTTTGATATGCAATCTATAAATTTACAGTTCAATTGTAATGATATAGCATCATCACTAAAGGCACAAAGAGATAAGATAAAACAATTCTGTATTGACTGTCTAACAGGAGTAAAATATCAGGCTGACAGCTTTCTATTTGACACAAATGCCTGCATATTCTCTACTCCCGAAACTAGAGAGCTATTGTTCTCGCATGAAGAATATCTCATTCTTGAGGCTGATACTACTAAAGTAGTTGACGGAAAGTATCCCTTAGACTACGCTAACGAAATAGTAGAATCTAATTTGGACACTATTATTGACTATATAGTACAATCAGGAACAGAAACATATAATGATAGAACCAGTAGAGGATTTGGGAATAGGTGGAGTCCTTATAATGAGGAGGAACGTAAACAAGTAATTAAACTGTTTAACTCTGGAACTTGGTATGATACACTTGGGTCCTTAAAGCATTTATATTATGAAAGAACCCCCAAAGGCTTAAGAATGTGTAACCTGACTGGCGAACCCTTACAAGCCAATGTTCTAGAACATATAGAAGATATTATTTTGAACATAAAAGACCATTATGAAACATTTGCCGTTGTTCCTAGAGGTGAATCTAAATTACAAGTTTATATGACAATTAGCAATGGAACAAATGGGGCTGAAGGATGTATCATTAATCCCATGGAAGATGTGCTGAATGTACTTAAGGACTTACGGAAATGCAAAGGAGTAACTTGGTCACAGCTACTGGAAGTTGGGATAGATAATGCAGATGATTTATATTGGTGGTACGTGACATTCTCTATAGACACTACAGCTATATAATAAATTGATACCAGCCAGTAGATGCTAAGCACAAAGCCTAAGATAGTTTTTACATCTTCGTCTTGGTGGTCTACGACAGTGTGCTCTGACGTATTCTCACTTACCGAGACGGAATCTTATTATAAACAACAAAGCCCGAACTTAGTTTAATTACTAGGCTCGGGCTTTATTATATCAACCTGTTATGTATTAATTTTAATTACTTGTCTAGAATAGTCAGGCAAGTCAAGTATTTTATTACTTTGGTCAAATGTAGAAGCTGTATTCTGCAATAGGAGTCTTTTAGTTCCATTCGAACCAATTGCATACCAATTTGAATCTACATATATTAAATCAGTAAGAGTATATTCACCTAGTGTAGATGTAGTCCAATTATTACCCCTATCTGTAGACACACTCTTCATATTATTTCCTATAAGCATAAATGTATTAGTCCCAGCTTCATTTACATACAATCCTTTAGTCAAACCTGTTAGTTGTGGTCTAGTGGTTGCAGCAGTCCATTGAGTTCCAGTTGGGTTAGTACTAACGTATGTATAATTACTTGTAGTGCTATATACTACACTTCTTGGCGAAGAATGAAACCCTTGTATTACTGCACTTGGTGTAAACATTCCTGGAGTATAATAAGTAAGAGAATCTGGTACAGATGTAGCCAAGAAGGTATATATTCTAGCTCCTCCCTGATATGATGCCCCAACACAGCAGTAATCATAAGGCCCAGTTGATATGCTACTGACTGGGCCTACAACACTACGCTCCTTTACTGTACCGTCATCATACACTATAATAACATAGTTCTTACCGTCTCCTCCTGCTCTCTTATAAAATACCCAGCCAGTAGAGAACCTAGCCAAGTAAGCATAACCATAAGCTCTTACAGTATCTTTGTATTTTAATTCCCACTGTTTGGTAGACTGATTAACTACATACAATCCTCCAAGCATAGACAATGCTCCAATTGCTTCACCTCCTCCAGCTATGTATATAAAATCCTCATGGCCGTCTATAGCTGGAATTTGAGCATAGGTACCACCGCCAGCAAAGTATAAACTACCTGTCTCCGCATTAATAAGGAATAGGTCTTTGTCTACAACTATATCTTCTTCTTTAACTAATTGATTTGGCTGGTAGTTACTAGACGCAACTACGCTACCCCAGAGACTAACTATGGTTTGGTAGTGAGGACAATACCCCCCCCCTCCCGTAATCTATATTCTTACCTGTTAATTCGTTTAATTTACTTTGTGTTACTATTCTACTCATTGTATTTATTTCTTCATTTGGTTTTAGGTATAAATATCTCCTTACCATTCTCATCATATTCTGCTTTAAATGGGTTAAGAATCTCTTCATGCCCAGTTAAGCAATCAGTATCATCTTCATCTTTTACACCTGTATCATACTCATCATCGAATAAGAATGGCACTTCTCTCTGTACAAGTCTTCTGTCTCCAGTCTCTAAGTTAGTTACATAGTACGTACCCATATTAATATAGGTGTACTCTTTACCGTCTACAACCTCTGTATAAGGATATTCTTCCATAATATTACTCTCTATTATTTATAATTGCTGGAGCTGTTGTACCAAATCCATATTTATTAAATCTTCTCATAATTCATTCTTATCCTTAATTATATAATTAAATAGAAGTCTAAGATTTCTAAGTCCATTATTCTCACTAGTCCCCACATAAGGATTATTATTAATAAGTCTATCAATCTCATCAACACTCTTGAAGTTGGGAACTCCAGACTTACCTGCTCTTTGTTCAAACTCTATTAAGGGATGTAGTTGGGAGTTAAACTCTGAAGGGATAGTTAGATATTTATATTTATTTCTAACACTTACTTCGTTATACTCTGGATGTTCTTTCATTATCCGTTTAACAAACTCATCTTCTGATACTATATTGTCCTTCATTAGAGCTTGTAGCCTAGGTCCTCCAGTCTTAGCGTACTGATGATACTCAGTTGGAGTCATATCTTTTAATAATGCTGCTTGCACAGTTTCTATTCCATGCTTAGCTTCATGACCCGGTACATGAGCAAAATCGTCCCTAAGTATCTCAAAGGCAATTCTATCGAAGTCTTTAGTAGTTAGTATTTCCTCACTAGGGACAGACCTAGAGAACTTTATTATATCATTATCCAAACCTACATCTCTCTTATTTCTGGGAAGTACAGTTAAGTTTCCATTGTTATATCTATCGACAAATCTCTTAGCTGCTTCGCCATACTTAGTCCCTAGTTCTGCATCTATACTAGCGATTCTCTGTTGCGTTTCAGGATTTAGTAGATACTCTACGAAATTCTGTATGTTCTTATTAATGTCTAAATCACCATTCATAGAAGTTCCTGTATCAATGAACTGGCTCTTCTCTAATGGCTTAGCTCCTTTCTTAAACACTCTACCATTCTTCAAATCATCTCTAAGACTAAAGATTACTTGGTTATTAGAATATCCATTATCATATATATTATTAAAGATTACCCCGTCAGCACTCATCTTATCAGCTGCTCGTTCTAATGCTGCTCTGTTGGGCACATCACCTACAGTAACTATTGGTCTCTCTAACTCTAAGTCACCTTCTACTCTGTAAGGTCTCTTGGCAAATCTCTCTCTAGCCTTAGCTGCTTTCTCTGCCTTACCTGGTATAGAGTGATTAGCTGCTGTTCTTGGATTGCCAAATTTACCTTGATACCATATACCAACTTCAGGAGCGCCTTCATTAACCGCATCCCATCTCTCTGGGAAGTATAATTTTGGGAATCCAGCACTATTCTTATCATGTACTACATGTATGGATTGCCTAGGTCCCCAACCTACGTTGTTAGGTAGCATATTATTAGGAGTAGCTAAATGCTTAGATTGCCTTTTAAACTCCTTACCAACTGCACGTTTAGCCATTTGCTTACCTGCATATCTACCTGCCATAGATGCACCTTTACTAAGTAAACTACCTAATCCTGTTGCTAGTGTAGCATAGTCTGTAAAGGTAAGGATTCCATTTAAATTATGCAAACCTTCTTCATACTTCTTTGCTTGCATATAATCATCATATCCTTTACTAGCTGCTTCATGTGCTTGTTGATGCTGCCAAGGACTTTTAGCATCAGAGGTTACTATAGGCTGTTCGGATTGCCCATATATGTTTATCATGGACTGAATATGTTCAGCAGGAGCAGCCCTTCTAATTCTATTCGGAATATTAGGTCTATAGTCTCTAATTGCATCACGTCTATTAATAGGTTGTGCAGGTTCTTGGTATTTAATAATACCACCTGCTTTGAAACTATTATACACACCTCTTAATGAATTGGCATACTCCTTAGCTTCTGCATATCTTCTCTTACCTTTATTAGAACCAGTAAGCTTAGCTACAAACTTATTAATATCATCATTCTCATCAAAGTCATATAGTCTCTTTAAGAATTGTATCTTATCTGCTGCATACTCATCCATAGAATTATAAGACCTAAACTTCTGCTTAATAGCTTCACCTTTAGCATTTTTATCATTACCAGTTACATAATTACCTTTCCATGAACTACCAGTAGTTAAATTGCCAAAGTTGTACTTACCTTGTGCAGACTTACCCCAACTAGATTCTAATGCGTCTTGTGCTAATAACATTCTAATTGCATTATCATTAGTAATACCTGCCTTCTTATAGGCATTAATAAGTTCTGTAGCCCATTGCTTTCTGTTAGTATATGGACTCTTCCAAGTTGAGTTGGCAGTAACAGGTTTATTGGTAACAGGTTTACTAGCTACTGGCTTATTAATTACTGGCTCTACTGTAGGATTATTAGCTACATCAGTTTCATCAGTATCTCTTACTGGTACTACTAAAGCCTCTGGTTTATCGTAAGTTGTATTATAATTATACTCACTAAATGGATTAATAGGATTAGTAATATCAGTGTAATCTATTGTAGGATTACTTACTGGATTATAACTAACAAATCTCATTCCTTGTTGAGCTTTCTTGATTCGCTTCTTATAGGTTGGGCGACTTGATTTGATGAACTTCTTACGCATGTCCCTTTTACCGTTAATCTCTTCTTGTTTCTTTAACAGAGGGGACTTCTTAAAATCAAATCTTCCACCATGTGCCATAGTTACTAATTCTGGATTTCTAACAGACTTACCTTCAATCCATATAGGATTAGATTGCTGTAGTATAAACGGACGACCTACTTTATCCATTAATGCAGCTTGTTTAGTAAGCCTAACTTGGTTAGCAGTATTAGGAGAATCATTCCACCTCTTAGCATAGTCAGCAGGATTAAATTTCCACATATCTTGAGAAGTCTGTCTAAGCTTACCCTTATTCATTTGAAACTTAACCAAGTGTCCAGCAACGTCATCAATAGGACCTATATAATCGGTTCCTGGCTGCCTAAAGGTCATAAACTCTTTATCTCCCATACGCATTACTGGTTCAGTCTCCTTACCAACAACCTTGCTGATTGGATTCTTTCCAGCATAATCAGTAAACTTTGTAACATTCTCAAACTTAAGAGGTCTACCAGAGGGTACTACTGCACTCATTTCGTATCTTCTGTTATGAACTCCAGGATAAAGCTGCTCATATCTATCCCCATGACTAAATCCTCTCCTTGCTTCATTACGGCTAATAGGTTTGATATTACTAGTAGCTTTATTAAAGAACATTCTTTTAACTACTGGATTCTCATCAAATATATATTTAGCTAATAGATTCCTACCTTCTAAATTTCCTCCACCTAGTATTGAAGAACCTGTGTAGTCGGCTGGCATTGTTTTTATATCTTGCAAACTTACTGATGCATTACCGTTAGTTCTCTTGGCAGCTTTATAAGCAGCCACTTTTAATGGTAATTTCTCTACCTTAGATAGAAATGGAGTAATTCTGTTAGCTGTTGCCATTGCTATATTAGAAGGAGTCCTTGCTTCCTTATTAAATATCCAATGATTCTTGTTAATAGGATTCCAAGCTAGGTCAGCGTCACCTTTAATTGATTTAGTTATTAACTTGTCCTTTCCAATCTTATATCCTTTAGCACCACCATACCAAGCTCCTGGATTAGTATAAATTCCAATTTCGGACGGAATGCCAGTTTTATCTTCCAACCAGTTACCCCAGCCCCCGGTAAGCTTATCCACAGTCATATTACCTAAAACTCCTCCTACAACAGCGGCTGGAGTTGTTACTAATGCAGCGCCAGCTGCTGAAGGAAGTATAGTTCTTTCTATTCCAACTAGAGGATTAGTCTCATTGGACATAGAAGCCTTGAATCTGGCTTTAGCTCCCTTAATAGGATGCCAATAGTCTCTATTTCTTTCAGCAGCTGACCTGGTATCATTAGAAGGTTCTCCACCTAAATCTACAATGGAATACTGTCTAGGTTTAGCTTTAATAGGTTCATGAATTTCTGGCCTAACTACTTTAGTATTATCGGACTCTATGGTGTTTCCTTGTTGTAGTTTAGGTATTACTTTCATTATTTATTCGATTTATCGTTATTGGTGAATCTCTTCCATATTCCTGTTACTGAATCTATGCCAAGCAATCCCATACAACACAACAGGACTGTGTCTATCATTAATGGGGCTTGAATCACGTTTATTGCACAGTATATTAACACTCCCAAGCAGACAAACCACCCTACTACTCCGCAGAGTCTCTTAGATGATATGCCAGAGTGGGATGTGAATACTTGCTTTAAGAATGTTACAAACTTCATTATATAATTACATTTATAGAAATATTAGCTGTGTCACCTCCTATATATGCCTGATTTATTGGTATTTCAGTAGTTACCCCAGATTGGCATATTGCGTTATTTGTTACACTATCTGCATCTACAGTCACCCTGTATGTACTGAAATATCCAGTGAACAATAATTTAGAGACATTAGTTAAATCAGTTGGTAAATTAAAGTGGAAGTTTCTGTCAAAGAAAGTTACCCCTTGATAGTCTAGAGTTCCAGACCTAGGAATTGTTATAAACCCATCTGGAACTCCATCTATGTAAACATCTGCTACAAAGTCATAGGATTTAGACGTAAGCCCAGAGTTAGTTATTGAAACATGTATATTGAAGTCATACTGGAATGTTGACAACTGTATATCCTCTTCCTTAACTAACTGATTATTAGCGTAATTATCGTTAGTTTCAAGTCCGAAGAACTCTATCTCTAGTGGCACACTTGGTTGGAGTATTTGTACCTCCACCAGCTAAATTAATTAAATATTGTTCTGTTGCAATTTTATTTGTCATTTTAAATACTTGCTATGTATTGTTTATACACATAACGGCAAGTAGACCCTGTACTGGTATATTCTGATTAGTTCCCATATTAAGTCTATCTGTTTCATAATTAGAATAGTAATTCATATTCTTTACATTATTTAATAGGAATGCTACGTAAATATTACTTCCAATCACACTATTGCCAAACAAAGCTATATATCTTATAGCACCTGCTATAGGGTATACCACCATAGATGAAGCAGGAATATCTGGTGTAGCCGATGTGCTTTGACCATACATATTCATGATTGATATACCCATTGTAGTGTCTGTAGTAGTGTTATTAAAGAATATTAGGGTGCTGCCGCCTAGTGAACCGTTTAATAAATCTATAGCGTCAGCAATACCCCCCGACGGTAGGTTATCATTGAACTGTTGCTTAGTAATGCATCTATTGTTCGCAACTCCGTCTAAGCTCAAGCCTTCTGCTCTGGCTTCAGCTGCTGTTACTAATTCATTAGTGCTTTCCATTATTCTTGATATTCTCTTAAATTACCAATTGTTACTTCAAATTCATCTGATTTCATGTAGGGTGATACATCTGCATCTTTAGCAGCTTCGTTCAAACAGAACATGTCTGAAGGAAACGATAGTGCCTTTACCCTTATTTGCTTAAGTAGTCTGGAGTGTTTGGCTTTAGACCAAACCCAGACGTCAAATATAAAATTTCTCATACTGCGATTAATGTACTTTAATTCTTAAATGTTAAGAATTACTAAGTGTAGAAGCAGTCCACTTTTGATTGGAGCCTTTGTTAAGGCTAAAGTGCTGTAAACCACTTTGATTTACATTTACGTATAATGTGAACATATTAGCTAACGGTATACCATATAGTGATACTGGAAGTAATTGTACTGAACTAATTCCACTAGTTACTCCATAGTACAGTAATTGAAATGGAATATTTTTCTCCGCATTAGACTTTACAGTATCCATCACCGCCTGGTCTGAACTGTTTACTTCTAAGGGACTACTTCTATCTGTGTTAATTAAATTATATGTTGTTAAAACCAGGGTCTGAACCCCCCCCCCATAGACTCGAGTGCATCATTCACCTGTTTAGTGGTAGGGCATTTGTTGTCTTCATTTTGAATTAAAGTCATGATTGTTATTGTTTAATAATTCTACGTTAGTTTGTATCTGTTTTAGTTGAGATTCTCATAATAACCACTTAAACCAGCCATAGCTGAAAGTCTTCCTCTCGTATTCAAGATGTTCAGCCGCGTATCTAGCTTCTCTTTCAAATGATATGTTTCTATAGGCAGTGTGAGCATTGCCACTAGCTAGTAATTTAATAAACCACTCTATTACATACCATAAATAGAAGAATACTATTCCCATTTCTAATATCTGTTTCGTGTGAGTCTTCTCATGTGTAACTGTAGCTTGACTCATTCTCTTTATATAATCCTCACTTCTAGTAAACATAATAGCACAAATATTCATAAATGAATATCCTTTTACCGGAAGTAACGGATTGATAAAGAATAGCAATCCTTTAGATTTGTCGTACTTAAATTTCATAGTTAATGCTTCCATTTAGCGGCATTATCAACTATTGCAGAACACAGAATTAAAATAGTATCCATATCTAAATCTGACTTAAGTTGATTAACTGCCATACATACTAATTGTATATTATCTATAGTATAACCTTTTGAGGGCATTATCTGGTCAATGCTAACATTCGTATAGATTCGACCTTCTCCTAATTCATAAGTCATGTCTAATCCAGAAATTGCACACTTGCCATTTTGTGCCTTCCATACGGTTAGTAAATCTTCTTTAGTAATAGTGAAAGGTATAGATTTGTCTATAGCTCTGGATTTAGCTGCAAGCCAACGTGCTTGTAAAACCTTCTCTAGTTTAACGTCGTTATCATAAGTAGCTATAGCAGCTTTCCTTTGTTCTAGTTTACAGGAATTGCACCTACACTCCTTATTCTGACGTAAAGTGTATTTATTAGCCCCTGCATAAGTAAACTCACTAGGCTCTTTATATTCTCCACATATGTGGCATAAGAGCTTCCCATCTTTCCATTCGGTATTCAATTTGATTCGGTCTTCACAATCCCTACATGTAGTGTGAAAGTTTAAGCCGTTTGTCTTGCGTGAATACTTTCTGAAGTTGCTTATATTCTTGTCTAGCAACCTCCCACATACGTCACATTGCTGTTGCAATCTTTCTTCTTTCTTCATGTTTACTTCTTAGACCAAGACGCCGCATTCCGTGCAAAATTAGCTCTCTTCTTCTGTAACGGAGTCGCATTAGGATTGTTAAGTACAGACCTAGCATGTTCTTGAACACTCTGTCCAGCTTTCTTAGCTGATGCCGTAAATTTGCCGCGATTCTTCTTCTTAATATGAATCTTGCTTCCATTTTTATCTTTCCTTACTAACTTACTACCACATCTAAACATGGGAACCTCTTCTAGGTCCGCATCATCGAGTAACTCTTTCAGAGCCTCATTAATTCTTGATAATTCCTCTGCGTTAAATTCCATAATTAAATTACATGTTAAATCACTTTTTTATTCACAAAGGTATTGCTAAATTTGCACATTATCAAACAAATCAGATGAATTAATGATTTAAGGTGTCAATGTAAATAAGTAATAAAGAAACTAAACTATTATTAATCTCTAACCTTTAAATCAGTAGATTAATGTTATTGGGCAAACTAAAAGAGGTGTACAGGTGGATTGACAGTTGGAGTTCTGGTGTTAAGACGATAGTCATTATAATGCTTGCATTCTTGATGGTAGAGCTTCATTTCTCTTCACACACTAAAGCTATTTTAGAAGATTATAGACAGGCAGCTGTTACGGAGAAGGTATTAGCTGAGAAATATACAGAGATGATTACTCCACAAGTTAACGGGCACATAGAGCATATTCTTATGGAAGATAAGGATGCGTCGAATGTCTTGTTATTGAATTACCATAATACCTTACAAAGTACACATGGTTTATCATATCGCTATTTAACAGCTCTTACAGAGAAGAGAAGAGGGTATGAAACTAAGGCAACTATTAAGATATGGAAAGAGTTGGAGTATATTAACTACGGTGATGAGCTTGGAAGGATTAATGACAACCAATTCATTAGAATGGACACTATTGAGAACTACTACAGAACATTCCCTAATTTAGTAGCTTTATTAGAAGAATCTGGAGCAAAGTCTGCTGCGATGTATCCGATTGCTGGAATTGATGGACCTATAGGAATGATTGTTGTTATTTATCCAGTTACTAAAGAGTACTATTTGGGGTACTATAACTCCGTTATTGCTCCGTGTATCCAACCTCTATCTACCTTATTAGATTATAACTCAATTAGGAAGAAATTTAAAATGAATTATGAAAGTAGACAAGAGGAACAAGGAAATATGTTACAACGATTCTTCCCATATGTATTGGAGTGAAATCGACAATACTATATACACTTCAGTAACAACAATGATACATGAGTTCTGTCAAAAGTTCGACAGTGATTTCTGGTCGCAATACAAAGCATTACAGAAGCTATTAAGTGCTGAACAGTTTGCCATGGAGAAGAAGAGACTATTAGAAACTAAACGTTTTGATAAGAAGTACTTCTTAGACATGTACGATTTAAATGAGACGGAGTTTAATTCTGCACAACAGGATATACTGGATGAGTGGTCTAAAACTAATGCCGATTCCAAGGAAAGAGGTACAAAGATTCATAGTGATTTGGAACATCAATACTTAGGTAAGAGTTCATGCCAAATGAGAAGTTACGGTTTAGGCGGAACTTTTGAAGTTAATACTAATGAATCTTTAGAGAAGAATAACTTAGACCTACTAAGCATAGAAAGAGGAGTCTTCCCTGAATATATGATATACAGAAGGTCGGACGACAATAAGTTTAGGTTGGCAGGTCAAATTGACTTACTTATTAAGGACGGAAATGACATTTACATTGTTGACTATAAGACTAATAAAAGTATTGACGAGAAATCTTACTTTGATACCAGGACTAAGAAGAGTCAAATGATGAAGTATCCTATGAATAACTTAATGGACTGTAATAAAGTACATTATACTTTACAACTATCTACCTATGCATGGATGCTTCAGAAATTAAATCCTGATTTTGTTATTAAGAAGCTATTGCTTATACATTATGACCATAATGGTAACGTTACAGAACATGAGTTAGATTATCTTAAAGATGATGTGGAACGTATGTGTAAGCATTGGAAAAAACAGTGTATACTTGAGGAAATCAAGGAGAAGAGAAAGCCTATAGAGTTCTAATGAGCTAGTTCATAATCATAGAGTATCTTTCAAACTGGGATTTGAGATATTAAAAGTAAAGTATAATTAAAGCTCATTAGAAATCTATGGGAATTACTAATATTGTAAATGGGCACTTGAACGAGTTACTGGGTAATAACGAAGAAATAGCTAAAGCTCGTATTAGAATATGTAAGAAATGTCCTATTATGAAGGATTCGTTTATGGGGTATGTATGTAGCAGTAAACTGTGGCTAAACCCTAAAACAGGAGATATATCAACAGAACGTAAAGATGGTTATAAACGTGGATGCGGGTGTAGACTTAATGCTAAAGTTAGAGATATTAAGTCTTCATGTCCAGCATGTAAATGGTAAATGATTTAAATTATGAGTAATAACGGAACAATGGATGTAATGTTTGGGGGTAAAGGATTAAGCTTTGCCGGTGCAGATGGATTTAAAGATTTAAAGAAAGAAGCTGCTGTGGAAGCACATAATAAAGCAGTAGATACTTACACTAAAGCACTTAATAAGAACATTAAAGATGAATTGGAGAAAGCGGAGGAAGTAACAGAGAAGATGAATAGTATGGAAATTATGCCTATTAATTCATACGTATTGGTTAGACCTTATGCTAAGAATCCGTATCAAAAGATAGAAGTGACTAAAGGCGGACTTATTATACCAGAATATGACGGAGCATTTAAGAATCCAGACACCGGAGAGAAAGATACAGAGTATCAACTTTCAGTTGTAGCTAATGTTATAGAAGTAAGTCCTTTGTGTAAGTTTATTAAACCGGGAGACGATATATATTATAGGCGTTCTTCTGGAGTACCTGTTCCGTTCTTCAGACAAGGATTTGAAGTTGTAGCTGAACAGCAAGTGCAGGTGGTTATTAATGAAGGTTTAAAAGAACGATTTAAAAGTATAGAATAATGGAAGAGAAAGTGTTTTATCAACCAGGAGATGTAGTAACATTAAGACAAGACATCCCATATAAACCTCAGATGATTGTAGTTAAGAAAGAGACGATGACGTTTAGACCATCTAAGGATGAGAAGAAAGATGAATATTTCAAGGGTATTAGATGTAGATGGTTCTCTACAAGAGGAGAGCTACAAGAAGCTATCTTTAATACTAAAGACTTAATTAAACTATAATGGCAACTAAGTTTCAACAAGGTGGGCAGGACGACCAAGAGTTGTTCTCTGCCTACCTTATTAAGTTATTTAAGCCTAAGTCTCAGCAGGAGTTTGAGGATACTATATCCAAACTCTCAGAGAGGGAAATTAATGAAATCTATAAACAATACAAGAGTATGGAGAATAATCAAACTATCATGGCTAAGATGGGAGCCAAAATTAACTACATTAGCAGATTACAAGGTAAGTGTCCAGAAGGTTATGAGGTAGAGAGATTCATGGCTGGAGGATGTGTTAAATGTAGAAGGAAAGCAATGGCTGAAGGCAGTAAAGCTATGGACGTATTCAAAGATAAATGTGGAGGTAAAGCCAAGAGACGCATTAAGAAGAGCGAGAATGGTGATAAAATAGCAGTTAATAAGACTGATACTGTACACACCAGTAAGGGAATATATAATGTTAGTAATAAGAAGCTCCCTTATAAGAAGATGTCCAAAGCAGATTACAAAGGACTACCTTTAAAAGACAAAATGAAAGTTGATATGAAAGACCAGGCCAACGGCAGAGGTGCTAGCGGAGCAGGTGCAACTAGAGGTAGTAATATAGGTAAAAAGTTAAGTGGTGGCACTATTACTTCGTTCAAGTGCGGAGGAATGGCTAAGAAGAGAATTAAGAAGAATATGGGCGGAACTGTTAGCAATAAATGGAGTATTCCTAGTAAAGCTAGCGGTGATGCTATTAAACACATTAAAGGTGGACCAGGCTCAGCAGATAGCACTAGAGAAATGAAATTTAATGGGTTTCAGAGGAAAGCACTAGCTGGTAAGCCTTATAAAAACAAATAAATATGAAAGTATTCCTATTTGATAATGGTACTAATTCGGTGATTGTGAATGAGCCAGAGGTTCTTCTTATTAAGGAGTTCGCAGCTCTATGGACTAATGAAAGGAATAAGACCAAAGAAGACCCTACGGGAGTTTGCAAATCAAGAGCTTATAGAGAGCTTGTTTACATATGGCTAATGTTAGATTGGGCATCTCCATACTCTGATTATACAGAGCAGGAAAGGCATCAAGCATGTCTTCAGGATGCTAATTTAAGTGAAGAGGAATGGGCAGACCCAATCTTCAGAGCCGCATGTAGGAAGTACAGAGATATTCAAAACGAATCTAGAGCACTTAAACTCATTAAGTCTGCTCAAAGTGTAGTTGATAGAATTACTGATTACTTTGACACCATAGATTTATCTGAAAGAGACCCAGTTACTAATAGACCTGTTTGGAAAGTGGCTGATGTAATGAAAGAAATGCAATCAGTTTCTAAGGTTATAGAAGAACTTAAAACTCTTGAGTATATGTACAAGAAAGAGCAAGAAGAAGAGACTGGTATCAGAGGTGAAGGTAAGAAAGGACATTTAGATTAGTTATGGCTGGACGTGGTAGACCTAAGAAGAAAGTCGAAGTTCCAGAAACAGTTCAAGAGTTAATACAGAGAGTAGAACCAGAGTTAATAGAAGCTGTTCAACATACGAATCCTGTCATAGAGGACAATTCAATTAAAACATCTAATGTTGAATGGGATGTATCATTAGATACCGAAATTAAGCATTTCGACCCTACTCTATCTTATGAGCTGACTGGATATCGACCAGTGGATGAAGAAAGAGGACTGGATTTTAATCCAGAGTGGTTCACTGAAGCTAGACAGATTAAACTAAGAAACGGTAAATACTGTGCTTATCCGGAGGGAACAAAGAAGTATAATGACTTTTGGGACGAAGAGGTTAGAAGATGTAATCAAGGATATGAATCACATGGGTATAGAATCACAGGTGATAATTACTTCTTCCTTAATTATTATAGACTAAAGAACACCGATGTGTCTCAAGCTGGTACCGGTCGTGAAACTACATTCCCTTCATTCTTTAGTAAGCAGTATGAGTACTTCCATTACATAGAAATGTGTGAGAAGTTGAAGAAGGATGTGTGCGCCCTTAAAGCTCGTGGAGTCGGATTCTCCGAAATTGCAGCATCTTTAGGAGTTAGGTTATATACAACTGTTAGAGGTTCACATACAGTATATGTAGCATTTACCGAGAAATTCGTTAGTGACGTGCTTCGTAAATGCTGGGAACAGCTTGAATATTTAAATGCTGATACAGAAGGCGGCATGAGACATCTAAGACAGAAGTATAATTCTGATATGCATAAGAGAGCTTCTCTTCTTACTAAAGACAGAGAAGAATTTGGATTCATGTCAGACATTATTGGTTTCGTAGTAGATGTTCCTCGTAAACTCCGTGGAGACCGTGTGGATAGATTGTTCTTTGAAGAATCTGGTTCTAACCCAATCCTAGTAAAGACTTACTTACAGAGTACAGCTCTTGTAGAAATTCTAGGTAATAAGTTTGGAACTAGATTTGTGTGGGGAACAGGTGGAGACCAGGGACCTGCACTTGACGGACTTAGTAAGATGTTTTATAATCCAGCTGGATATAATTTCTTACCTTATAAACATAACCATACTAAAGACGGGTCTTATGCTTTTACCTCATTCTTCATACCTGCCTATACATTCGTAGCAGCAAATGGATATGTAGACGATAGAGGAGTTACTAATACTGCGAAGGCTAAGAAGTTCTATTTAGACCAAAGAGAAGCTCTACTAGCTAACCCGAAGGAGCATTTAATTGCATGTGCAGAGTTCTGTTTTACTCCTGATGATGCTTTGGCTCTAGAAGGAGATAACCAGTTTAATACTGTATTGTTAAGTGAGCAACTTGCTAATATTAAATTACATAAACTGGGACCACATATTGATGTAGGCCAGTTAGAGTATAATTTTACTAACAACCAGCACACAGAGGAAGCAATTGATAGTGTAAGATTTGTTAGTAATCCTAAAGGTAAGGTTAAGATACTTGAACATCCGATTAGAGGAGAACATGGAGCTGTACCTAGAAATTTATATGTTGCTGGTATTGACGGTATTGATATGGGTGGTGAAGACACTTCTGATAAGACTCAAGACCCTTCTGATTTCTGTGTAGTAGTTAAAAAGAGAGCTTATGGGTTAGATGAACCTAAAATAGTGTGCTATTATAGGGACAGACCTAAGACTTTACGTGAAGCACATATGACATGTCTTAAGATATTGCAGTATTACGATTGTCAGGCTGTTCTTGAATCTACTAGAATGTCTACTCTGCAATTCTTTAGAGAGAAACATAAAGAGAATAGACATTTGATGAGAAGACCTAGAGCTACTCAATCTGACATACAAGGAGGTCGTAGTAAACAATTCGGAGCTCCTGCTACTGAAGTAGTAATTAGGCATCAATTAGATTTAATAGCTCAACATATAGAAGATTATTGTCATAATATATGGTTTGAAGAAATTCTAGAAGAAGCAATTAAATACAGTTATGAGAATAAACGTAAGTTTGATATTATAGCTGCATGGGGTATGTGCGAACTAGGAGACGAGGAATTAATGGGGGTAGTTCCTAAAGAAATGGACAGTCCTAATAACAAACTAAGACCTTTCGGTTATTGGGTTGACGAAAGAGGAATTAGACATAAAGGAGTTATTCCAGAGAAACAACAGATAGTACCTAAGTTTAATTTATGGCCTACACAATACGATGACCCTACAAGAATTAGAAGTAGCAATCAGAGATTTATTCAAACAGATTTATCATAAAGAATATGTGGCTAAATTAAAGCTAGAAGAGCTACAAACTGCCGAGGGGACACATAGGGGTTATAAGTTAACACTTGGCATGAATAATATAGACAAGCCACTTATTATATCGTTTGAGGGTGGTGAAGTAGCGTATCTTAAATTTCTTAGACAGGAATTAAGAGATAGAAGATTAGGCGACACACATTATTTCCTAGGATATAAACAATATAACGGATTAGAGAGTTGTAATGAGTGCACAGAACAGGAGTGATGAGTACTTAATGGAGCATATTGATAAGGCAGTGTCAGAATTAGTATTTCCTAAGTACAAATTACAGAAAGCATATAATTATTATAATGGATATAGAGATGCCGAACAATATAGGTATCTAGAAGAGAATTTTGGAATAGGTAATCCTACTTCTATAGAATTTACTCCTCTTATCAGGAAGCATGTTGATGCTTTACTTGGAGAATACCTAGGTACTCCATTACTGCCTAAAGTGTCATGCAAGGATAAAGAAACTATATCTAAGATATCTAGAGATAAGGAATTACAAATTAATAAGGAAGTATATCAATACTTACAACAACACCTTAATAATCAGATACTAGCGTTCTTAGGAGGACAAGAAGTAACTGATAAGGCTGTAGAGGCTCAACTTAATAAGTTAGTAGAAGATATTAATAATAGCTTTGTTAGCGAGTATGAAATAGCTGCACAGAATGTTGTTGAGTATATAATCCAATCTAGAGATATTAACTTACTTACTAAGTTAAAGAACCTGTTACTTGACTTACTAGTAACTGGCATGAGCTTTTACCAGGTTCATCCTAGTAGGAAGAGAACTAATATAGAAATAGAGGTATTAGACCCACGTAATGTATTCGTTGATAGAAATCCAGAATCTGTATATGTTAGAGATAGCTACAGAGTAGTTATTAGACGTTGGTTAACTAAGCAACAAATACTTAATAAATATGGTCCTCAACTAGATACAAGTAGTATCAATGAATTAGAGGAGATGTTTGAGGGATATTACGATAGTAGTTATATATATGTACGCGCCATGAGCAATCAAGCTACTGGAGCTCCTATTACAGACGGACTCGAGGCGGGTAAAGAAGTAATACCTGGATTCCCTACCGACTACTATGAGACTTACAATTATAAGTTAATACCTGTGTTTGAAGTTGAGTGGATTGATGTTGATAAAGAAGGAGAAGATTATGTAGAGAATAGATATGAAGGAGTTAAAATCGGAGAATCTATTTACATTCTTACTGGTAAGTCTCCTGATGTAGTTAGAACTAAAGATAATCCTACACACTGTGGATTGTCAGT